ATGAGAATCACCTATAACTACAAACAGAAGATTATCTCAACTGGTATCAAGCTCTACTCTACTCAGTGGAAGAACGGGAAGATCGTCAACTGTCCAGACATCATGCCGATTAGTCAGACTCTGGATACCATGCTTTCCAATGTCAGGCAGATTATACTCAGGATGATGCAGGAGGGGGAGGTTGATATTAATACTATTCCTGAAGAGCTGGAAAAAATGAATCAACCTAAAATCAGTTTCTTGGAGTTCTGTAATCAAAGAGCTGTAGTGAGGAAATATGGTAAGAAGCCAGACAGTCAGGAAAGGTATAACAGATTCATCAGACTGTTTACTAAGTGGGGCAAAATCAAGAGCTTTGAAGACATTAATGAGAGAAGTATCATCTCCTACGATAAGTATTTGGCTGATACAGGAATGAAGCCCTACAGTAAATGGAATAATTACCACAGATTCCTAAACAGTTTCATACTGGATGCCATAGATGCAGGATACATGAAAAAGAACCCCTACAGATGGGTGAATATAGACAAGGATAAATCTACTAATGGTATTAGAAGGTGTCTGACTCCAGAGGAATTTAGGAGGCTCAAAACCCTGCCTATGCCCACAGAATGTATCAGCAGAGTCAGGGATGTCTTTGTTTTCCAGACCTACACCTGCCTCAGCTACTCAGACCTGAGGGACTTTAACAGTAGGATGATTCAGGAGGTGAAGGGCATGAGTGTGTATGTGGGTAATAGACATAAGACCAATATGACCTTTACCATTCCCCTGCTATCCCCAGCCTTGGACATCCTGCATAAGTATGAAGGAAAGCTGCCCATCATAAGCAATGTGAAATACAATGAGTACCTTAAAGTGGTAGCACAGGCTGCTGGGATAGACAAGCCTCTCTCTACTCACTGGGCAAGGCATACAGGTGCTACCTTATTATTAAATGAGGGGGTTCCCATGCAGATAGTCTCGAAGATATGCGGACACTCATCTACCAAGATAACTGAGCAAGTGTATGCCAAACTGCTTGATGAGACTGTGGTGGATGCCATAGCCAGTTTGGATATATAAAAACTCCCACCTTTTCACAAAGACGGGAGAAAAAATGATCAATGAAAAACAAATCTATTGTATGATTACAACTAATTATTACGAATTCTTTATGAATAGACCCTCCATACACAGTAATATTACTATAAGGAAGGTCAGAGGCCACATAATACAGGCAGTACTAACAGAGCCTGCCTCTATCTCCACCCTGTCAAAGTGCCTGCTTATAATATAATAGGTGACCAGTGCTCCTACAATATAACCGATTATTAATAACCCCTCCATGCCCTACTTGATTATCTCAACATACTCACTCTTCTCTTCACTCACATAAGGATTCTTCTCAACCACATCAACATGCAGCACCAAATGTTTCTTTTGCAGCCATCTTAGAAGAAAGAACTTCTTCGGGGGATTAACAGTCTCCTTCTTACTGGAGACTATGATATGTTTCTCACTCTTAAACTCTGGTTCTACTGTAACCACAGAAGGATATTTAAGTCCTAGCTTCAGGCTGTACCAACTATCTTCCAGCAGTGTATCCATGGCAAACTCAGGGTCTTTGAATATGGTGTCCCTGAGGATAATAGAGTCCTTTTTGCTGAAACAGGAAGACACAGACTGAAGGGCCTTAAGGTTCTTATCCTTAACTTCCAGTTCTTTCCTTGTGTTATCAAGCTCTTGGAGGACTGAATCCTTTAGGTAGCCCAACTGATCTACAGTTAGCTGTAAAGCTGTGTTCTTCTTGCCTGACTCAGACAGCTGTGCAGCATAAGCCTTAACATTGGCTTCTGCTGTCTCCCACTTGCTATTTGCATGTTTAACCTGTTGCCATTCTGCGTGAACAACTGCCAGCAGAACTATAGCCACTATCACCAGCCAACATGTTACTTGCTTCATAATTAACCTATTTAAATGTTACTTCCACGTCTCTATCAATTCTCTGAGGGTACTCTTTCAGGATACAGTATATGAGAAAGTGCTATCATAATCAGAAAATCACCCTCCCACTTTTTTGGCATTCTGGAATTTATAGGCAGCAGTATCCAGTTCATCCTTATACCATTTCAGCTCATTTGAACCAGTAGTTTTCCTACCTTTAGGAATAATACCTTCCCTGACATAACCATCAAACTTGCTTCTCGACATATTAAGGTAGTTGCAGGCCTGTTCTTTAGTCAGTACCTCATGGGCAACTATCCTGAGAATATCCACAGCTTGGGATTCTGTTATCTCAGAAGTGCCTGCCTCTATCTTTTCTGCAACCTCCTTAAGGTATTTGACTACCAGCTTTTTGAAATTAAACATAGCTGCTCCTCCTAATTTTTACTGTTACTCTTGGCAATCTGCTTTTCCTTGACAGCTGTATCTGCCTTAAGCTTCTGTTTGTCAAACTCCAATCTTCTATCAAACTGCCTTGCATCCTCAGCAATCTTCTCCCTTTCAAGAGTATTGGCTTCATCATTATCATGGTTCATCAGGATGAGCCTATCTGCCTCGGCCTGCCCATTAATCCTCGCAGTAAGTATCTGAGTCTGAAGCTTTTCAGTATGCATCTGGTATTCTCTCTCAGACTTTTCTCTCTCAAGCTGTGCCTGCTGTTCAAGCTGCTGTTGGAATTGCTGCTGCTGAATCTGCTGAGCCTGCTGTTGCTGTATCATTACCTGTTCCTCATAGTTCTCTATAAGCCTCATTCTCTCAGCAACTGACTTAGTGGTATATATCTTCATCAAGGTTGAGAAGTTCATCTTGTCATTCTGCAAGCCTGCTTGTGCTAACTGGCCAAGGTTCTGGTTAAGCTCCTGAACATCATTATTAGTATCTACAACCAAGCCATAGTCACACTCAGCAAAATCATCCCCATCAATCTCAATAGTCTTCTTGAAACCATCGTTCATGATGTAGTCAAACTTAATCTTCCTGCCTCTATAAGCTATCTTGGCTGTTTCCAAGAAGCACTCCAAGGATCTTTTCTTCACACTATCATGGAAGGTAAACAACCATTGTGTGCTATGGCTGGACTGCAAGGTTGCTCTCTCTACACCTCCAACAGTCTCTCTATTGGAAATCTGCCCTTCCCTCTGTCTTGATATACCAGGAAGGTCACCTATTTTATTGGAAATCCACTCAAGCAGGGAGATGTAACTCTGTATTTCTGTTCCCAAAGAAGCATCCACCACACCATTAGAAGCATTATTCAAGGATGCTGCCAGCCTTCCAGTAGCTGCACCAACATCACCCTCATTCCATGAATTCTCTACTACCACACCATTGACCATGATGAAATGTAGCCATTTGTCCACATCCCATCCCTTAGGCACTTTGGCAAAGTCCATTTTGATGAGTTTTCCTGCATTCTTGGCAAGTGTCTTGTTCAGCCTGTCATGTATAATATCATAAAAGTAGGCATAGGGCTTCATGATGTCCACCATACTATAAGGCTCTTCGCCATTGGTAGCATATATGCTGCCCACAATACCAAAGTGGCATCTTGAAGGATTGCTCATCCTGTTGTACTGTACAGGCCTTGGTCTCATATTAACATAGATGTCTGCACCTATCTTAGTGCCTTCCCATGCCTCATTAACCCAGAAGGTCTGCTCTTCTTCACCCAAGTCCTCTCTGCATCTGTAGGTCTCAGGATAAAAATCAAACTGCTCTTCACCTGTCTCTGGATCATAGCTTTTTACCTTCTTGATTTTCCTCCTTGACTTCCAGTAGACCTTCAACACCCTCACATTGCCATTCAGGTCATAGGGCGTCAGGATGCTCAGGGAATCATCTTCAAACAGGTCTGCTGATGTCATAACATACTCACCAGCCTGCCACTGTCCTCCCATCATATTAAGCTGTACGGCAGACCTCAAGGGATTGCCAACTCTTGCATCTATGTTTCCCATAGAGTCGGCAGGAGTACTATATGCAGCACCAGAACCAGTCTCAATGGCCTCTATGTCTTTCTTGGAAAGCTGATCCCAGTAGGCATCAATGACTGCTCCAGGACTCTTGTACCCCTCAATGATAATCATGTCAGCATCCTCTATCATATTAGAATTGCCAGACATCAGCACTCTCATTTCCCTCGGATTAATCTTCTCAAAGGTAGGTTCTCCTCCGACTATATCACACTGGTAGGCTTCCTCACCAACCGCATAGCCATCAACAAAACCCATGTTGAACTTCTCATTGATGTCCAGCTCCTTGATATAATGGTTCAAAAAATAGTTACCCTCTACCTCTCTTTTGTCTTGGTACTGGTACTTGAAATAGTTGTTCAGCCTGTTCAGCTCCTCCTGAAAATCCTCCTCAGACTGACTATAGTCCTGAACCAACTGCTGTATAGCCATATTAACCTGTCTGTTCTTCTCCTCCTCCATCAAAGAGATTGCCCCAGGATTAGTGACTACCACTCTTGGGTCAAACAGCCTGTTAGCCTCCTCACCCCTCAGTACGTTCAGCTTGGAATTGATGATGCTATAGTGCTGAATATTATCTGGAATGAAAGACGCATCCAAGTTATAAGGGTTGACAAGTGCCTTCAAGTCCTCCATGTGCAAGATACCATTGAGCAAGTCATAGTTGATTTTCATCTTTTGCCACGACTTCCTTGCCACATGGTGATGCATAATGCTGTGTCGATCCCCAAAATCAACGCATTGGGTTCTCCACAGTTTGGTCTTCTTGCTAAAAGGCAACTGTTGTACTGGAAATCCTCCCATTAAATTATTTGCCATAAAAACAATCTTTTTATCTTACTGATTGCAAAGATAAAAAGGATATAAGGAAATACCTAAGACCTTAATAAAGCCCTTATTTCTCCTTAGAAGTAAAAATAAAAGTGGGAATACCCAGACGGAAGGTACTCCCACATTGCGTATGGACCGAAAATTTCTCAGTGCAAAAGTACTTGATTCTCACCTGGGTACCAATACTCTAAGGAAAATATTTAGATGAACTGGGTAAAGTCAAACTCTTCCCCATGCCTATGCATTGTCTCTAACCATAGACTAAAGATACCTCCATAGCCAAAGTACTCAAAGCAGCCTACATCATTAAGCATGATTGTGATACATCTGGCAAGAGTATTATAGCCTGAAGAGTTGCAACAGAAATAAATAGCATTGGTTGAGTAGGTCATATCTCCCAGAGTAGAGCGGGTTACATTATAATACACTCTCTTCTGGGCTGCTACAGCTATTTTGTCAGCACTCCATTTCTTACCACCAGCAGCCTTGTAAGCCAGCTCCTCAGTAAAATGAAATCCATGTTTTGCTATATACTCCTTTAACCCCTTCATTACCAAGCAGTTTTAGTTTAACATATCTCTTTTCAGCTGCAAAGGTACGAAGAAACTTTTTATTAGCAAAACATTACCACAAAAATCTGCAACACGTTGGTATATAAATTGTTATAAGAATCAAGTGCTCATTCCTAAAAATTTCCCAGAAATTCTTGCAGGTATCACAATTTATTCTTACCTTTGCATCATATTTGAGTACTGAAAATTATATTTGTCCCTAAGGAAGAGGCTGTGAAGTTTCTTCCTTTTTATTTTCTCCGAACAGGCTTATTTATCTGTAGCCTGCCATCTTCAAGTCTCTCCACTAACCCTTTCTTTTTTAGCTGCTGTATCATAAAGTAAGCATCATCAGCATCTACACCACAAAGCTCACTGAACCTGTAGGCCCAAGTGTCTATAATGCCTTTGTATCTCCTGGATCTGTCAAGCAAAAAACCATAAAAGACAAGTTGCCTTCCTTTAGCACCTGTTCCGTTTGGAATTTTTATGTAGCCATCTCGCAGCAAATTAAGTGGACATTTAATATAACCACCTTTGATATACTCTTTCCGAGTTAATTCCCCAAGAGCCTTTTTAACTGTAGGGAAAGTCATCTCAGTTCTCTTTATCAGAATGGGTACTTTCAGTTCATAGTAGGTAACTTCTTCTCCCCACTGCAATAACTGAAAGTTGGCCAGTTCGTCTTTTGCCTTATCTATATATAGTAGTTCACCTGTCTTGTAGTCTTCGTTGGAGACTAAAGAGTTGAGGAGCAGTTCTGAATATACCAGCCCTTCGTTAGGAGTTAAATCTTCCATGTGCAGGAAGAGATATTTGTAGTAAACCATAAAAATTATATTTGTCACTACAAAGGTATGAAAAATCTCTGAAACTACCAAGAAATAAAGGGATTTTCTGAATTTTCAGCATTAAAAATCCCTCTAATGAAATGTTAAAAATCCCTCTAACGGCAGATTAAAAATTACTCTAACATCAATAATATATACCAATAATTAATCATAATATGTTTTTTGAAGCTAAGATAGCAATATTCACAGAAGAAATACTGCCCTAACTCTGTTGGATATACCAATAGGCTCTCGCAGCCTTCGGCTGCTTTGACTAGTATAATATAATAGGGTAGTCTCACCAAAGAAAAGCTCGCTCTAATCTTTTAAAAAGCTCTTCTATTTGTTCTACCAAAACGCACTGAGTCCCATCATAATATACCTCCATACCAAAATAGGGCTTTAGGTAACCTAACAATGACCCATTGCTGGAAAGATAGTCTTGTATCTGCTTATCAATTTAGGCAATCCCATCAGCATAGTCATTTCATTGTCAATACTATACACCTGAATAACCCTGCGTATATCCTCAGTGTAATCCTCAGAACTACCCCAGTATTTTAATCTCAGGTACTCTAGTTCCTGAAACATATTGTACAATATCAGCTGGCCATATTTTTTGTATATAGTGTGTCAGAGACTGTTCTTTTCTTTATCTGCTCAATCCAAGATTCCATAATAACTACTATTTGTCATGCCTTTTCTTTTTCAAAAATAGGATCTGCCAGCATATAGCCGTAGTTTCTTTCAAATTCAATAATAGCATTTACATTTCTTTTAGCCACTAATTGATTATATCTTTCGTGGTACTCTTCGTAGGATAATATTGTCATTGATACGGGTTTCTTTCTTTGATACGGAAGAAATAAAAAAGCATTCTGTTAAAATCGCCATCCCAAACTCTATTGTCAATAAGATCATTCCATGCACTAATTTTGCTTTTGAGCAATCCCAAGTTTAACAGTTCTGTCTCCAGTCTCTCTACAAAAACTCTTCCTGTACTGCCATAGCAAAGCATATCAAGGTAGAATTCAGCTAGGGGCTCAAAGACAGTGTAACCCTTACTATCTACCACTGCTTTTGCATATCTTTCTTCAAGAGTTGCTATTATTTTATTTGTCATGACTATCTTCAAAAAGGTTATACGTAGTTCCGAATAATGTGGGTATGACCAACCCTTTAAATATATCAGCAGAATTCCAGTCTACATGCATTTTCCCATTACTATCAACTATTAGTGGATTGAAGGAATAAGATTTGGTTGGGGCTGAAAAAGACTGTTTGGTTAATTTCCACACAGGAGCTGGTAAAAGCTGCATGGGCGATTTATCTCCATTGGCCCAAAGCTCCTCAACACTTTTGGCTTCTTTGGGGCCACTGAGACCTCCAAACATTCCATATTCTCCAACAGGAACCATCTTTTCGTTTGTATGAAATCCCTGCCCAACCACCTGCCTTTCTGGATGTTCAAATATAGCAGGATATTGTTTTGGTGCAGATTGCAACTGGTTACCAGAAAAAACACCTTCTCCACCCTCAGACTGGGCTACAGCTATTGCAGAATTTAACCCTCTTCTTTGTACACCGTGAACTTTTCTTGGATCCCCTTTTGGGTAAGAGTTTGTTAGATTATGAATATTATCCATAAATGTATTTCCAGAAGCATCTATCCCTAGATCTATCTTACCCACTTCTTCTCCGCCTCTAAAATCCGATAGCAGATACTCTCCACCTATCTTATTAGCAATAGTATGTCTATAAGGTGCGTTTTCTGCCAATGCGGCTTTTCTAAGTCTAAATATATCATCTAAATCATCTACCCCAAATCTAGTTAAGTCCGCGCCTTTTTCTTTCCATAAATATAGCATTCTCTCTAATCCTGGGTACATATATTTATCAGTACCTTCAATCTTTTTGAAAGCCAAATCTTCAATAGAAGCTTGGGACAAAGGATTTTTAGGCCTATACGTAAGAGGTTTCCCTAACCATTTTAACAGATTGCTTGTTGTACTATTCAGAGGATTGCCTTTCACGCTACCACTTGGAGCATCGCCGATAAAGGCAAAAGGATTCTCAGAAGAAGCTGTTGTTACTAACGGAGAAGAATTTACCAAAGCTTCTATGCCTTTAGCAATATTAGTTACCGATGGAGCAGCAGTAAAATAACTTTTGGCTATCTGTCCCTGTCTTTGCCTTTCCTGTTTAGCCCTCTCAATATAATCAGGCTTCCTATTTCTACCATAAATTACCACCTCAGGAATAGTAGCATTATAATTGAGAGTATTATCCACCTTCCTACCCTGACTATCATAGGAATAGTAAGGCCGGCCATAAGTAACCTCTAGCTCTTCCTTTTTAGTCTTACCTCCCCCAGCCAAAAAATTGGCAAAACCTTCTACATCAGGAGCATCAAGAGAAATACCATCAAAGATATTTTTTCCTGACACATAATTACTATATGCAGTCCTGATGTCCTCCATGTTGAGGATTCCATTCCTGACACATGACCTCATAATATTCATCTTCTCCATTAAAGGAAGACTATCCCATTCTGTCCGAACAAGAGACTCATGATAATAAGATGTCTTATAGTTGTCCATATAAATAACTTTGCTGCAAAGGTACAAATAATAAACGAGAACACCAAACTATTATGCTACCCTGTGCAATAAATCAGATAGAACTTCCTTATCAGACATGTCTTTCCATTTATACCTTAGAACCTCTATTCCATGGTAGTATTCCTGAATAGTTCTAGTCCTATCCCTGTCATGCTGTTTATGTTTATCATGGAACTTGCCATCCACCTCGATGATAACCTTCTTCTGGGGCAGATAGAAGTCTGCTATATAGTATCTTGTTATCCAGCCATTATCATCAGTAATATAGAATACTTTCTGGAACTCATAGTAAATACCATGCTTATCCAGAAATACTTGCATCTTCTCCTCTAAGGGAGATGGCCATGTCTGCATCTCTCTGGCTCTTGACTCAGCAGAAGTCCTGATCTCTTTATTATGTTCTTGTACTCTTCCCATGTCAATGCAAAAGTACTATAAGAAAAGGCTATTTTCTTCAGTATAAAAGCTATTGTAAGGAAGGCTAAGCTGGAAGAAATAAAAAAGTTACCAGAGGGAATTTAGGAAAAATGCAGAGTATGTAAAAGCTGAGGATATTATAGAAAAAATCGTGATATGTATAAAGGGGGAACATTTTGGAAAAATATTAGGTATGTATAAAAGTGGAGGATAGTGTTTTGATAATTTGAACTGCATGTATAAAAGGGAAGGATAGTATTTCTATGAAAATTTTTCAACCGTACAGGTCGAAATTTTTTTGGTATGTGTAAAGGGGGAACATAACATATCACACCTCCCCCTGTCTTTGACAGTGTGGGGTCTATCCCCCCCTGGGTCTTTGCAGACTGACTGTCTCCAGCTATATCTATAGCAGGAGTTACATCAGCTCAGTAGCTGAGACAAGGCAGGAGATACCAGCTGTCACAACATTAACAAACCCTATTAAATAAAAGTATTATGAACAAAGCTGAATTCAAGGCTATCAAGATGATAGCAGAGAAGCTCAACTGGAAGACGGTGAACTTTGAGACAATCAAACAAATGGTAAGAAACCAGCAGGCTCTTGAGCTGGACACCATTGGTGAATGTGATGATGAGGAGGAAACCTTGTTAAGTATTGCCCTATGGGACAAAGACAAGATTACCTCAACTATGTATGTGAGTGACTATACCTCATTGGTTGCCTTCTGGAAAGGCAAGACGTTCTGTGAGGATATGGGCATTACCACTGAAGATTTGATGTGTATGTTGGAGTTCTATGAGCTGTCAGAGAACTATCTTGCTGAATGCTATGAGGCAGAAGATGAAGCTATGTATGATGCATACTGTGATGCATGGGAAGCAATGTACTGCTAATTAAACTACTAAGACAATGAAGAGAATTGAGAAGATACTATGCTGGTTCTTTGACTCAGATTGGGGATTCATAATCCTCATTCTGGGTTATTTTGGCATCATGTGGTTACTCTGGACTATGTATTGGATAACTATTTACTCGAAATAATATGAAGAAAATTAAAGTTTTGGCAGCTGTAGCATTGCTACTTGCAACAAGCGCGGTGAGCTATCAGGTTGGAAGAAATTCCAAGGAGAATGTAGGTTCTAAGGACTATCAGGCAGCTTGCATGCTGTCAGACATCTGTAGAATCATGATGGATAACCTTGGCAATGATGCTGAGGAAATCTACTATGACTATGTGGATAATATTGACTGTGATCCTGAAGCAGTTATTACCAAGGATGAGATAAGAAACTATTATTGGTGTTACTAAAAACTATAAGACAATGAAGCAGAATGGTATTTACCGTGGAGAATGGGCAGGATGCTCAGACTTCAATGAGAGAAGAAGGGAACTCATGAGGAATCATGAGAGTGAGGAACTGAAGGCTCTTATTGCCAGAGGATTCAAACCAAAAGCTAAGAGACCTAGAATCAAGGTTGCCAAGAATCCAAGGCAAGTGGTTGTTACTCTTGGTGGTGACTGGACTCTCAAGCTATCCTTTGAAGAGTATAAACAAAGAGGTGATGGCCTTAAAGTGGTCATGAAGATTTACTAATACTAGTACTATGTACAGAGTATTTGATTCTCTCGGAAACTTGGTGAGGGGTGGGTTCACCTCTTACCAAGCTGCCAGTAACTATAAGCTGGTTTATGGAAATTCAAGTTGGACAATTAAATGATAAAGTAATTATGAGAAATTTAATCAATGAGCTGATTTCAGCTTGCAATGGCGGTCCTGAGGACTGGAGCGATATTCATGCTATCTATGATGAGATTAAGGCTACAGGAAATACTGACCTTATCAAGAAAGCTGACTATGTGATGACACATGTATAACCTATAAAACAAAACAATTATGAAGAAGTTAATCATTGCAGCCATGATGCTGCTCAGTATGAATGTGGGCATCTATGCTCAGAGTGTGTCACGTCAGGGTAATACCTTTACCCAAGTTTCCAACAAGAAGCCTGCTGGTAAGGAGACCAAGACTCAGTACACTTACACTGATAACAAAGGTGTAGTGTATCCTGTGTATCTCTCATCTACTGGCAAGGCTTTCATCAAGAAAGTCTCCAAGAAGACTGGCAAGGAATACAGACAGTATGTTCCTGAGATTGGCAAGCAGATTAATCCAGAGGCTTACAAGGAGAAGAAGTAGCCTGAAGAGTCTGATACCATGAGAACACATTAAATAGAATTATAAACCCTTTAAATAATTAGAATTATGAATATTTTCGCAGGTTTAACCAAGTATGCAACTAAGTATGCAGTGACAAACTCTCGTCCTCTCAATGAGGAAGAGTTGTCAGGTATCTTATCAGCTAAAGTGGTCAGCAGCTCTTATGGCTTATCATGCTGCTTCTTCATGACCTCTGGCTGTCAGCAGTACATCCCGCTCAGTAGAGATTCTGTGGCCCAGGTTGGGGATGTTGTGGATGTTAATAAACTGACTGTCCTCACACTGGAGAGAGATGGCAGTAATCCTATCTTGAGAGTAGAGCTTTAGTATAATCCTCTAAGCATTTAAGGCAGATGGCTTCGGCTGTCTGCCTTTTATTTTTTATCCCAAAGTCCCATCGACAACAGCAACAGATTAACTTTTTGAGGGCAGTAGTGGGAGCAATGAGGGGCATAGAGGATGAAGAACCAATTACACTTCCCCTGTATTTGAGGTTGTACGGCTAGCAGTGCAGTCTCCAGACAACAAACAACATTATTAACATTTTAAACAACAAACAATTATGAGTAACATTTTTGCAGGTTTACAGGTCTACGGTGGTTCATGGAAGGTAGTAGGTTCGCGCAGCTTTGAGGCAGAGGAAGTAGCAGCCGTCAAGGAGGCTGAGGTGGTCAGCTCTGACTATGGCAAGTCAGTATGTTTCTTCATGGCTTCTGGTGGGCAGACCTATATCCCACTGAGCAACCAGTCTACGCTGGGTGTGGGTGACTCTGTAGACCTTACCAAGGCCAAGATTCTCACCTTACACCGCGATGGTAGTGGTGACATCACCAGAATTGACGCATAGTCATCTGGCAGACATTGTGGGTTAAATAGAATGACTGGCAGGGCTTCCCTTGGGTATGGGGAGGCTCTGCCTTTATTTTTTTTTGCGGGAGATGTGAGAGCAATAAGTGAGTGGGAGCAATGAGTGACTACTGCTCAGATTCAGGAAACATTGGAGTGAATGATATTCTAAGCCTGGCATTTAACAACTTTCTCCTCTCATCCCTGTCTCCCTTCCAGAACATATCATGTCTAATGGTATAAGTATTTCCGTCCTTCTTGATAATCTCCGCTTCTACCAAATCTCTGACAGCTCTGTCATAAGAGGCTCTAGAGATACTACAAGCATCCATGATACTGTTCCTTCTTTCGGTAGTAACATATACCTTGCCTGTATTATACTCAGCTATCTCCAACAGCTTCCATAACACTTTGGTAGTCGCATTAAATATGGACTTGCCATAAAGAGCCAGTATTTCCCTGCTATAAGTCAGAAAGAAGGGCTCTACTTCATTCTTGACTACTTCTACTCTATCAGTGTAACTTCTAATCTCTCCTGTATTGGGGTCAGTTATTTCGCTATGAACGCTTCTTGTACTGTATTTACTCATATCTTGATTATAATTTACTCAATCAAATGATTAACTTTTCCTCATTTCTTGAGGAAGTTTTCCTCATATTTGATACAAGTTGCCTCATATTTGAGGATGTTTTACTCATATTTGAGGATGTGATTTTTTGTAACTTATTGGTATTTAACATTTTAACTTTTTTCTCCTATATTATATTATTTAGGGAACAATAAACAGGTCTTCTGAGATACTATAAACTCCATTAATTTCTCTTCTGATAACCTCCTTCTTAACCAAGGATCCAAGTATAGCACTGAATCTCTCAGGAGTCTTAGAAAATCCCATTTCAGCAATTTTTGCCCTGCTTTCTGCATTATTGAGGAATAGGCTACTATCACTGTTATTAATGCAGTAGATGATGGCAAATAACATTTTAATTTCACTTCCTTCCAGCTTACTGGAAAGCTCTACCATCTTTTCAATGTTCAGGTAGCAATAATCTTGTTTTTCTTGTCTCATAATGTTATCCTTTTAATATTTAACAATGCAAAGTTAATAATAAGTTATAACAGGATAAGATATATAATAATAACCTTTAGTATTTCTTATTTATATAATTAAGATATAAGCAATAAGACACATAGAAGAGGGTTGTGGGTTGTAGTTGTGGAGGTTACTAATTAACACTTTAACAATTCAAATGTTAATTTTAACAGTCTTAATTGCTTTTGCTTATATTTAGTTGATTATGTGGATGTAAGGAGCGGCTTATACCCCTCCACCTCCCTCTTCAACAACAGCTAAATTTCACCCTCAGAATCCTCATCTTCTATAGCATTACACTTTTAATCCTCATCACACTATATAGTTTATGCTCCTCTCTCCTATTCCACCCTAACAAATATCAGTCCTTTATTCTTTGCTTAGATCATTTTTAACCATAAAGTTTTGGCTATTCCACAAAAATTGAGTACAATTGAATACATCTTATACTACCCTCTACTCTCTTTTTTCTTACAAGACACATAGAGGAACACCTACAAATTACACCTCCTTTGTACTTGACTGACATAAAGCTATTCATCAGTAACTTCTTGTCAGTCCACTTTAAACAACAAACATCAAACAGCAAACCAGGTGTGCCAGATACCAAAACAAATCCCAAGGGCATGGGTGAATTACAATGAGTAACATTTTCAGTGGACTTCAGGTGTATGGAGGTAAATGGAATGTAGTAGATTCCAGAAACATGAACGCAGAGGAGATTAATGCCGTTTCAAGGGCAGAAGTTGTATCTTCTGACTATGGCCTCAGTGTCTGCTTCTTTATGGCAGCTGGAGGACAGTCTTACATTCCTCTTTCCAAGGACTCTACCTTAGGAGTGGGAGATGCTGTAGACCTCTCCAAGGCTAAGGTGCTTACCTTGCATAGGGATGGCAGTGAGGATATTACCCGTATAGCCATCTAGAATGATTGGGCAGTAGGAGAAGTTCCTATTGTCCTTTCTTTTTCTTATAAAGGTATGAGCAACAAATTTATATTATTATGTGGGACTTTTTCCAAAGCACAATATCTTTCATCTTCTGGGTCATTATGATAGCCCTTGCAGGTATAGCAATATCACTGTTTACAGGAGGGAATAGTGGGGATGGTGAGGATAATAATTATATGTATTAACTCCCACTACCTTCTACCCCCTTGCCCAAATAATTCACTAACCCTTTAATACTATGTATTGGACAAATTCATCAGAAATTGAAATTCCATTTCTTGCTAATGCGGCTTATGTCTTAAACCTTAAAGGGCTTTCCCTTAGAAGTATTCATGTAGATCCTAGTGGAGAATGTGCAATATCTTACTGGGGATGCCTTTCCCTTAACGATATAGCAACAGTTATTCAAAACTATTGGACTGAAGACATATTATTTGCAGATGCTCTTAAGATGACTAAATCAGGCAAGTACCATGATTGGTTTGAAGATGCTACCACCAGAGACCATCCCAATGGATTTACTCAAATCTATACTCCAGACGGTATTGACTACAGAAATTTAGTAGCCCTTTAAACAATACTATGGACAGGTTGGATCATGCTGTAATCATTTAAACTAACAAGCTATATGAAAGCAAGAATCAGATTTACAAATATAGTGAGCAATTTCACTTATAACTCGGACCGCAGGGGCTATACATGTGATGAAGATTGGCGTGAAGGAAAAGAAAAGGTACTCTTTCACCCATATGTAGCCTTTGACAAGGAACTTCCTAACTCGTGGCAGGGAGGAGTAGAATTTGATGAGGAAGGTACTCTTGACAGCATGGTGCATGTTCATGGGGGCATTACCTTTGATAAACTCAAATCTGAATTTCCAGATGAGCCAATCATTCCTTTGACCAATATCCCTGATTTAGAGGCATTCAACAAATGTAGAGTGATTGGCTTTGATACTTTACATGCTAATGATACCAGAGAGTTTTGGACTATCGAAAGGATAAAGGAAGAAACCCTGAATCTAATGAAACAGATAGAAGCTTTATGATAGATCTAAATGATAAAACCCAGCAAGACTTCCTCAATGAGAAATGGGTACAAAAGCTCTTGGATGCAGGAGTGGATATGAGTGATGCTAAGTATTATATAGTCTCTTTGAGAATAGGAAGTGCTTTTAAGACGAGGGATAATATAAAGGTAGCACTCAAAGAGGAATTGTCTTGGATAAAAGATATGCCAGGATGTCTTCCCGCCTTAGAGTACAACTGGGGCTGTCCTACTTACACAGTCTCAGAGCTGTTTAACAAACTCAAGGACTATATCCATGTCACAAAAGATAATAAGCAGTTTACAGGAGCTTTGTGTTTAATTGTAGATGGTGCTTATCCCCCTCACTATTACAGTTCCTACTATGCCCATCAGACTCCAGATTTTGATTGGGAGAAATGGCAAGACTATTATAATAAGGAGTATCTCATGGCAGAGTATGAGTATCCTATCTATGCTCTTGCAGCTTTACTCATTCAATGCCACCAGAAAGGCATATGAGATGCAGGAAGCATCAGTTCTAAGTTAAATCCTAAGATTATTCCAGACCACATAGATACTTGTTACCTTTGCGTCTGAATAGTAGAGATATTTCCTTAATACATTTTTATAGCTGCTGTGAAGCAGTGTGTCAAATTCATTTTTACTTTTAATTTTATCATCGACAGTCCCCTAGTGTGGGGACTTTCGCTCCCATAGCTCAATTGGATAGAGCAACTGTAATCCCGTTCTAATAATTCCTTTTAGAAGGTGTAACAATGTGCTTTATCCATGAGCTTTGGGGCTTTTTGTATGTTAATTTTGCAATAAAAAGGATAACATTATGTGGAATATTCAGAAGACAGTAAGTAAAGGAGATTATATCTATGCTGTAGTACCAGAGCACCCAAAGGCAACAAAAAATCATTATGTGCTTATGCATAGAATTGTTATGGAGAATTATTTAGGCAGATTATTAACTGATGAAGAAGTAGTTCATCATAAAGACCACAGCAAAAAGAATAATTCTATAGAAAATTTAGAGTTAATAAATAGAATTGCACATATAAAATTACATAGTCTTGAACATAGTAGAAAAGTAATAAAGTTAATATGTCCTTGGTGTAAAAAGGAATTTGTTAAATATACAAATTTAACACACCTTCAAAAGCCATCCAAATATCATTGTACTTGTTGCTGTAATACATGTAGAGGTAAACTATATAGATATATTCAGACAAATGGATTAACACCACAAATACAACAAGCAATAAATAGTAATGTTGTTGCAAATTATAAACGATATATATGAAACTAAACATTAGGGCCTGTAGCTCAACTGCATTAGAGCATGATTCCTCTAAAATCACGGTTAGGGGTTGGAGTCCCCTCAGGCTCACAAACATTTTCATGTTATTTAAAGTGTTTGTTATAGGGGGGAGTTGAGGTTATAATAGCCTCTTCTTCCTCTCTTTTTATTGCCCTTAGATATATCAAAATACTTCTTAAACAAAACAAATAATTTTAGTCGCTTATGTGTTTATACATTATAAACAGGAAGCCACAAGTTGCCAAGAGGGACATTGTGGTATTGAAGTATCTACGGAAAGAAGGTGAAAGATACTCAAGCCCATGTCTGGGAACACCTGTCACATTGGGTGAGTTGATGGTTGCACAGCCTAAAACCCCCCACATTAGTCATTTGGGCAAAGACCTCTATGACAGAGAAATATCTATCATAAAAGGCGGAGTAATCCATGCTAAGCTGAGCGAGGGTGGTGGCTATGGCAACTATTGTGCTAAAGCTATTATTCCTGCGGGAACTGAGTACTGGATGAACCCATTTGGTACTGAGATAGCTGCTAAGCAGATGCTTATCACTGAAAAAAGAGGCAGCAACGAATCAGTTGACATTCAGTTCTTTAAGGAGATATTGGAAGATGCTCCTGAAAAGAATGGTGTGCGTATTGGTGATTACCAAATGACTGATGATTCCTTTGTTCATCCTACCAAGAAGATTGCCAAGACCAAAGTAAGAGATATAGTATGTGGATTCTATGAAGATGGAAGTCCTATTGTCTGTGCCTTGGAAATGTTCAGAGAGAACTGGAACATTAAGTATGACTCTAGGATTGGAGAATATACATCACAGGAGAAAGCCATGAAGTTGTTTAATGGTAGAGAGGTTACTGCCCAGTATCAGAAGCGGATTGATGGTAATGACAAAGAGAGGCTTGCTGCCTTTGAAAAGTGTATCAACTATCGCAAGGATAAGAAGGAAAATTGGTACTTTGGTAGCCTTGGTGAGAACATGACTATGTTAGACAATGCAGTATATCTCAATGCTGCACACATGATAACCGGTCTTGGTTTCATTATTAATGCTGAAGGTTGGTACTGGTCTTGCTCTGAGTACAACTCTAGCACCTCATGGAACTGTAGCCTGTGCGGGGGAAAAACGAACTGTTATCAGGACAGCAAGCTCTACGCTTGCAGAGTTGTTCCTTTTTATGCTTCTACAAACAAGAAAAAAGTCTAAGTGATATACTGTGTAAAGTATGGAAATCAACTATACAGATGTGTACAAGGAATTACAAGAAATCATTCATCCTAAAAACAATAGACATTATGACAGCACAACAGCAAGCAGTCCTTGATATTAAAGAGGACTTGAAAAGAAACAGCAGGAGCTTCATAGCTTTTAATGCAAAGTTAAACCCAATTATGCGCAGATTGGTGAGAGAACAGCTCAAGAGCCAGAGTATTATCAACCCACTCTCCTCACCTACTCCAGCAAACTCCCAACTGGTTGCTCATTGTTTCTTCTGTAAGGGAGAGATAAAATACAATAATTATGACAAATATTATACAAAGCAATGATAATAGCATTTATAGTCACAGCTCTCATTTTCCTGTTTGTAGTAGGAGTACAGCAATACATCATTAACCGTATATCAGGTGATGAAGATGATTGAGTATGGAGAGTTAGTACAATATATCAAGGACAATCACATCAGCTGGCATACTGACCTGTTTGAAGTGCTTAGAGGGTTCTTTGAGGGAAGGGCAATACAGCAGATACCCCAAAACATCCAGCCAGTACAACAGGAAATAGTCTTCAGTAAAGGCTTCCACCATCCTGATGATGGAGAATACACACAACAAGATGTCCTTGATCTATTCAGTACATAGAGTTCTTTGAAAGATTTTCATATAGGATGCGGTAATATGGCACAGGCAGAAATCCTGTGTCGGAAAAAGCAAGAAGAGTTGCAGATGCTAAAGGACGGAGGAGGTGGCAAATAGCCTATATTGATGCATGTAAAGACATCCTCCAGACGATACTTCTTGTGAATCTTCTAAAATCGGGAAAAAGTCTTTCACTTACAAAGAGAAGGATAGTAGAAAAACATTAAGTAGGAACGTGGACTTTGAGTATTCTCAATGTTGAGCCATTTTCCGAGAAAAGTAAGTAGTCGTACTGAAACAATAAGGTATAGAGACTTTTAACCGAGAGAAAACATTTTAAGTGCTATATCCATGAGGGTATGTGGGTAATTCCAAAGAGTTCCACAGATAGTAAATGGTGAATACAATGGAAAAACGGAGCACTTTATCAGCAATTGGTAATTTGGGTTGTTGAAGATTGTTTTCTTGTGAGACCAAAGATGGCAATAGTTAAAACAGCGCATGTATCTTGCATGGCTGGAGCATAACCAGACGTGGTATTTCTGCTTACTATCTGCCCTTACAGAAGAAACCGTAAAAATTGGAATTTAGCATGTTGAAAACCCCAGCATAAGATGCTGAGCCTTAGTAAAATGCTACCTTGCAAGAGTTCCAATAAGGTCAGAGGTCTGCCGCATCCTTTTTTATTTCATCTTTAATAAACAAAATTATTAAAGAAACTACGTAAGAAAGCTTATAAAAAGTACGGCATCATGTATTATGCTGATAGGTATTATGTAGGCGCAAGAGAAAGTCTAAGTACTGAAATATTTAAGACAAGCAACCCTATTGATGCTTGCTATGAGATGGTACTAAAATTACACGAACGTAAAATGTTGTGATTATGGATAAAGAAAAAGCAAAAGCGTTTCTTTTTGATGCTTCACATGGTAAAAACCATTGCATGACTTTATATAAATCCAAAGACCTACAAAAGTTGTTGGACATGAACAATGGCGAATTATGCTTTATATATGCAATCATTGACACGGAAAGTGGAGAAACACTTATGACTATGGATTGGTCTTACAGCGAAGAACCAATAATTATGGGTAGGTTTATTCACTTGGAGTATTTCTTAAAATATCATTGGGATAAAAAAGTTATCGACTTAGATAAATAATAAACAATTATGAAAGAACTTACAACAGAGCAAAAAGCAAAAGCTTATGACAAAGCTCTTGAAAGAGCAAAAGAATGGCATAATAATCCTAATGCAAGTTCTATTGGAAAATCATATCTACTTGCTGTATTTCAACAACTTGCAGAGAGTGAGGATGAGCTTTTAAAATTAAACCTCCTAAGAAAGATTAAATCATGGATAAAATTAAATGTATTAGAAGTGAAAATGGAACTATTATTCCTATTCATAATATAGCTTTAATAAGTGATGAAAAGTCTTCTCATTATATTTGGACTAACGCTGATATAAGAGATGGTATTTATGGCAGTAAATTATCTGATAAGTCTTATAATATTTTATTAAAAGAATTAGATATTATAGATGACAGAGGTTTTAAAGATTAAATCATGAAATGTAAAAAGTATAATGTTCCTCTTCGCGATTCTTTTCTTTGTGAAGAATGTGAAGATAATCCTAAAGTTAGTATTGGTTATTATAATGAATGTAAAAAATTAAAGAAAGAGTAAGTTATGATTGGATATGTAGCTAGAGATGCAGATGGTTCTCTTTGGTTTCATAGAGATATTCCAGAAAATAATGATAGGCTTAAAGTTTGGATGAGTGAGGATTACATGGAACTTAAAGATGAAGAATTTCCTGAATTTAAAAATCTTTGTTATAGAGATGAGCCTATTAAAGTTGAAATTAAATTAGAAAGAATATGAATGAATATATAATAGTATATTTTATTCCTCCGAATAAATACGGTAATACGTATTATTAATCTTTTTCTAAAAAAGGAGCTTTTGAATGTTTTAAGGCAGAAAATGATAAAAGTATTATTTTAAATATAATAGAATTATGATAACACTTTATAAAAGGTCTAGTAATGACAAACCTCTCGTATGGTCTGCTAAAGAAATTATAAGTCAAGATTCTCCTGATGGCCCTATAAAATATATAGATATTCAATATGGTCTTGTTGGAAGAAATCTTCATACAAAGCATATTACTATCACTAAGAAGAATGTTAACGAACTTCAAAGTAGAATAAATGCCAAACGTAAGGAAGGTTATAAAGAAATAAGTGAACTTAAAGATGGAGTTTCTGAGGGTTTATTATTTCCTTACAAAATTTTAGAAAATGGTAAAGCTACTGGAGTTAATATTATTGATTTTCTTAATACATATCTTCCAAAAATTTCAAAATATGTACGAAGATGGGATACTGATAATAAAGAATTGAAGAAAGTTGTGGATAAAGAGCAAATTAAAAAGAATCTTCAAGATAACAGCTTTCGTAGAATGTTTGAACAGAAGTCTGCTGAATGGAGTGAAGAGGATGAGAAATGTATCAGACTATCTAAGGATATTATAGATAGTGCTTTACGTGCAGGATTTTGTGTGCAAATTGACAGAGATAGGTGCGTTGATTGGCTCAAATCCCTTCGTCCTCAGTCTCATTGGAAACCAAGTGAAGAACAAGTTGAAGCATTGGGTATGTTTGTACAAGAATATTATCCTCATAACAAATTGTTGAAATCTCTTTATAATGATTTAAAACAACTTAAAGGAGAGTAACTATGAATATTAAAGATAAGATTTTAGTTGAGATTGCAAGGCTGAAAAAAGTCTATAAGCCATCTGATGACAAAGACTATGCTCAATATGAATTAGATGTTAAATGTGGGCAAGATATGGCATTAGATGATATTTTAAGATTCATCAATTCTCTTCCCGAAGAGCCTGCAAGTGAGAACTTGGAGGAAGTATCAAGGCAGTATGCCACCGACTACACATCAAATGATAACGGCAATGGCGGTGATGACTGGGAAGATGATATTGCTATTGCTTTCAAGGCAGGTGCTCGGTGGCAGAAAGAACAACAACTTAAAGGAGAGTAACTATGACTATAAAAGAAATGGCAGCAATTAATGCCGCTAAAGCATGTAGATTACAAACAAATTTTGAAGATGGTGCTTATGCTATGCTTAAAGAGTTTGAACCTCTTATAGCAGCACTGGGAAAGGGAACTATTGTAAGAGCACTATTTGAAGCTAAAGTTAGAGAATTAAAAGGAGAATCATTATGAAATATTATACGTCTATAGAACAGTCCAAGAAATTATTAGAGTTGGGTCTTGACCCTAATACTGCTGATATGGAATATTTGTTACATAGGGATGATGGAAGTACTGTTCTGGGGTCTCCTTTTATTAAAGATGATTTAGCAGAAAGAGGTGAGGAACGTGTGTTTGATTATCTCCCTTGTTGGTCTGTCGGAGCTCTTATTGATGCTATGCCTATGATTAAATATAAAGATTATCCAAAAGAATATCCTATATTAAGACATTGGGATGGTTATCAATTTGACACGTATGCTCATGCTACACAATACTACGATAATCTCATAGAGGCAGCTTATGAAATGGTTATTTGGTTGTTAAAAAACAACTATATTAAGAAAAAATAGTTATGAATAAAAAAATACCACTTAAATATAGAATAATTTGCCATCAATGCAATAAGCCTTTTAACAGTAGAGAATCTTATAATCTTGGTGGACGGTGTATTTGCCCAGACTGTAGGTATAAGCTTCGTTTCACAATATACGGTACTAAAGAAGAGGGTAAATAATACAACTATGAGCAAAGCAGAAGAATTTATTAAGCAACATGCAAAGAGTGGTAGTAACCTCTCAAAATCACTTACTGCGAACATTTATGGTTTTGAACCTTGGCTCACTCCTGATAACGTAAGAGAAGTTGCTAAGATTGTAAAAGAAGAAGTGATTGAAGAAACTTGTAAGTGGCTAAAAGAAAACATTTGTACTGCTAAGACTTATACTGATAAAGCAGGAATGCAATTTACAGTTAAAGTTGATGAAATTATAGAATATTATCGTAAAGAAATGAAAGGAGAATAAGATTATGGGAAAAAAGGCTATAAAAATACTCAATAGTATATTTATCGGCATATTTATATTGTCGATGTGGTTATTATATACAGTTATAACCACTCCTACAGCTCTTGATGTATATCAAGGCAAGACAGAACTAAAAATTACCTATGAGGGTAATGTTCCAGTTGATTCAGTAGTAATATTTAAAAAGAAATAGTTATGAAAACATTTATTATTATAATGGTAACATTTATTTGTGGAATAATTCTTTTCTTTGTAGATGAAATGAAACGTCCAGAAATACCAACAATAGAAGATTTTGATAGACTATAAAAAGAATAGTTATGACAATATTATGGTTAATATTATTGTTATTGCCTACTGTAATTATTATAGTGTGGACTTATTATAAAGGTAATAGAATAGATTTTACTGATTGGCTTTTCTTGTTTTTACTCTTTTCTCCAGTGTTTAATTGGGGACTCTTGATTGCATTTATTATGATTGATTGTTATTATCATAAAAAGTATAGGAAATAGTTATGAAAGCAACAACAAAATTAAAACTCAAGAAGCTTTTCCATCGACCTATTTATAGGGTTGATGTACTTATGGCTGTAAGGGAAAATCATAGTAGATATAAGTGTCTATGTAATGCTATTGCTTGTACTTTACGCCCATTGACTGGTCTTTATCCTTCTATTGAATTTATTCAGTATTATTTTCCATTATTTGGTGGAAGAAAAGTCTTTGATTTTGGAGCGTATAATAATCACGAATCTTGTTATTGGTGGCCAGTAGGTGATTGGTCTACAGGAAGACTTGATTACCTTGATTGGTTAATTGAATATTATAAAAACAATAAAAAAGATATTAGAAAGTTATGACACAAGAAGATAAGGAACTTCTATTAAGGGATCTTTGTGCTAGATTGCCTTACGGAGTAGTAATGAAAAATCAAGAGGTAGGAAATGATTTTGAATTAGATGGTAGAACCTCTATGACTTTGACGCAGAGTATAATTTATAGTATCATAAAGTATCGTGCCGTCCCATACCTTCGCTCTATAGATTCCATTACTGAAGAAGAGAAAAAAGATTTTGAAAATAAATTTGAAGGATTTTTTCAGATTTTCAACGGTGGTATAATATCCGATAGTAGAAAATGGGATAAAAATGAATCGGTCTTTGTTGGAGAAGAAAGTTGTTCCAAATTACTGGATTGGCTTAATGAACATCATATTGATTATAGAGGACTGATAGAGAAAGGACTTGCATTAGAAGCTGAAAGAGAAGGGGTGAGGGTGTAGGTGGAGGTTATTAATATTAGGTATAGCCGCATAGAGGAATACTTGTTAATTACACCTTCCTTGTATCTGAATCCTCCTGAGCAGTGATCAGGCAAGCAGTCAAGCCACACATCACCGCCTCTATACTTTGACACCTAATTCCTAAATGAGAAATTAAGGTTCTTCCATAAATGGTGCGAGGATAGTATCTTTGCACCATGTTTAATCAAGGCCCTGTAGCTCAGCGGATAGTAGCGGCATCATTAAAAACAACTGTTCCGTAATAATGAAGAAAGTAATCTTCAAGTTCTTTGTTCTAATTGTCATGCTCTAACAGAAAACTTTGGTAGTAGAAACAAGAATGCTCCAAATGGTAAAAGTCAATACTATAGAAGAGCATAGTCTATAAGGTACTGTAAAGCGTAACTGCATGACCGCCCCTCTCTCCTAAAGAGGTCACTCAAAAGAGTGTTGCAGGTTGGAATCCTGTCAGTACCACATAAGTTAAGTTAATAAAATATTTTAGTCATTTCGGTAATAAGATTGTTTTAGGATGATACGGCTGTCTCAATCTGTGAAGACATAAGACAGCTTTTTCAAAGACAAATTTCTTCATGTGTCTTATATTTAAAGTTTAACACAGCGGTGTTTTCATAGATTTGTTTTAGTAGTAATGTTTAAGTTTTAGGTTTTTAATTCTCAGTCCTATGGGTTGTTTATACATAAAAATCAGTACCATAGGACACCAGCAGTCTTATCTGAGACAGACCAGACTGCTTTCTTTTGCTAATTCCCGTATTTCATAATACTATTACGTTCATTTTTCAATACGGTGGTATTGTACTTTTTATTGTTATTAAATTTTATGTATTTCGAGTTTTCAGTTATTAGTGATCACATCTTGCCTGTGAAGGTAGGATGTGTTTTTGTAACAGTTCATCATGCTGCTATCTACGGCAGCATCATTATTAATAATTAATTCTTTAAATTTATGTCAAACAACAATTCAACAGTTGAGAATGCTAACAAGAAGTGGACAATTACAGAAGATGACCGCCTGTTAAGACAGATCAAGGCTCGTCCACAGAACCTCACTCGGTGCTTCTTCATTGTAGCAGAGGAGATTGGGCGTACCCCAGCAGCTGTGCAGTCTCATTGGTACACAGTACTCTCTAAGAAACCAGAAGCACTATGCTTCTTTACAGCCAGTACCTGCCATGTCTCTAAGAACCGTAAGAATGGTATGGGTGTAGAAACTCCTCCATCTATTTGGCGCAGACTGGTGAATATTATCTGTGGCTTATGATTTACATTAGTGACTTACAGCAGCTTGTCAATAGCTGGCAAGGAAGGGTAGATTCCTCAATCTACCCTTCTTCCTATAAAGACGGTGTAATGGATTGCATCTATGAACTCAATCAGCTAATCAGCAAGTCCATTGATGAGGAAATTGCCTACAATGAATTCCTTGACAGTGAGGCTGACAGCTATCTCTCAAGCATTGAAGCACATGAAGCAGCATGATATAACAGGTATTCCAGAAATTTGGTATAGTTAATTATGACAAGAGATGAAATCTATGGGGCATGTCAGAGAGCCCTTACTAAAACCAATGTACTACTCTTAGAGGCTGCAACTGGAATGGGTAAAACAGCTGTTAGTCTTAAATTGGCTAATTGGTTAGCTGAGTCTGTCTGGCAGTCCTACAGACCTAAAGTGTTGTTGTTGGTAGCTAAAAGGGTGCATAAGCAGACTTGGAAAGAAGAGATAGAGAAATGGGGAGGCATTCAATGTGATGTTACTATGGAGTGCTATGAGTCTCTTCACAAGCACTGTAATGAGAAGTGGAATATAATCATTCTTGATGAAGTCCACCATGTAGGTAGTGAGATGCGTTTAGAGGCTCTTAAGACTATCAAGTATGACTACATGATTGGTCTCAGTGCCACTATTCCCCGCACAGTAAAGCAATTCTTCAAGTATAGGTATCACTCTCAGGTGGTCTCCTGTGACATCATAGAGGCTATTGAAGATGAAGTGCTGCCAGAACCTACTATTCTGCTCTTCCCCCTTCAAGTAGAGAACACCCGTCTGAGTGAGACCATTGAGCTGAATCCAAAGGCAAAAGGCCCTACTGTGCGGGGAGAGTACAAAGACTACTGGAAATACAAGAAACAGAAAGTCCATGCCATCCTCCGTTGCACTCAGAAGCAAAAGCTGATGGAACTTGACCAGATGATAGAGTGGTATAAGAAGAAAACCATGACAGGTAATCCTGCTATGAAGCAGACTTGGCTCTATATGTGTGGCAAGAGATTGGAATTCCTTGCTGACTGTAAGCTGCAATGGGTGAAGCTTATCCTCCACCATCTTGACAAGGAGCGTACTATTACTTTCTGTAAGACTATTGCCCAGACTGAACAGCTTGGCAAGAACTGTATCCATTCTCAGAACAAGTTGGCTACAAAGGTATATGAAGATTTCAATGCCAAGAAGATTGACCATATCACAGCAGTGAATATCCTCAATGAGAATGCCAATCTTGTAGATTGTAAGTATGCAGTATTCTGCAATCTTTCTTCCTCCGATGTTGTAGTGCCTCAGAGGATAGGCCGTAGTCTTCGTCACAAAGACCCAGTTATCATCTTTCCATATTATAAAGGAACCCGTGAGGAAGAGTTGGTGCTAAAAGCTATTGAAGGCTTCAGTAAAGTTAAAACCATTTATTCAGTAAATGAGATATGATAGATTTAAGAAAAGACAAAATTATAGACCCTACTCCTCATAGAAGCCAGAGTAAAGGTACTTTTGCTCTCAAGGACTTGGTTATGAAGCACTATGGCCAACTGGAGGCAATAGTCAATGACCTTGCTGAGAAGTGTATAGGAGGAGAAGAGGCTTCTATTGTATTCAATATGGGTAAAGTAACAATTAAACTGAAATAACAATGACAAGAAAACAAATTATGGAAAAAGCCTTGGAGCTGTTTCCTATTAAGCACAAGCAGAACAAGAAAGCTACTGGAGAGTATGACTCTAACCTTCCAAGGAGAAAAGCCTACATCCAAGGAGCTTCTGATGTCCTAAAGAGCTTGTGGAAAGATGCCCAAGGTGAGGATTTGCCAGAGGTACACAGAGAGGTCATAGCCCTTGTACCTTGTGCAAGTGGATTCAAGGTAGTCTATGCTCATAGAGTAAATGAGAATGAAGAGATTAATACCTGTATAGATGGTGAGTCCCTCACTATGCATCCCCTTGCTTATGATAAGGGTGGATGGAATCAACCTGATGTAGCCTATTGGTTAGACTTTTATACACCAAAACCAAAATCAGAAACAACAGAAGATGAAGATAACAATTGATGAAAAACAATGCCATAAGCATAAGCTCTCAATAGAGGAGTTTCTTGTGACATTGACTATTAGGACTGTCAAATCTATCAGGGAGGTAAAGGAAAACCTCAAGAACAGAGAGGTGATAGTCAACAGGGGGCCTAACAACGACCTGCTGGTTACTCAGCATTGGTCTGACGTGCTGGATGAAATTCTTGCTGACTCCCTAAAGGTAGAAGGTATTGATGATGGAAGACTGCTGAATCTTGCCCAGCAGATGAGGGAACTCTATCCCAAGGGCAAGATGAAAGACAGGTTTGGCCGTGAGACTCCCTATTACTTTCGCTGTAACAACTCCGAGGTGGTAAAGGCCCTGAAGAGATTCATCACTCAGCGTGGCAACTATTCTGATGATGAGATATTGGATGCTACCCGTAGATATGTTGCTGCTCACAGTCGCACTAACTATTCCAGCATGAGGCTTATCAAGTACTTTATCCTCAAAGATGAGAAGAAGGAGGATGATGAGGGTAATGTAAAGGTTAATCAAGTATCTGATCTTGAGACATTCCTTGAAAATAAGGAGAGTGAGGGGGAGGTTGGTGAGGTTAATAATGATGACTGGACTACAAAAATTGTATAGAATATGTTTAAAGTAAGTTTTAAAAACAATTTCAAGAAGGTGCAGACCTCCAACAATCGAGTGACTGAGGTAACATTGACTGGCAGAGTAAGTCTTCCTGAGTGGTGGCATTTTGTACCAGATCACATCTTTGTCTGGATAAGCTATCATCCGTCTGTAGAGTTTAAGGGCATCCTTGCTGGTAGTAGGAACCTTATCATTGTCACAGGCAAGTCCAAATGTGCAGAAGGGGAAGCCTTTGATGCTGTGGTTGGAGAGAGAATTGCGGAGTCAAGAGCTAAGATTAAGCTCTATAAGTTCATGTGTACTCTTTGCTCCAAGATTCTCCATCACTACTATGCTATGCTGTATGGCAATGGAGGCACAGCTATTACAGCTACAAGTCCTCAAAATTTTCCTCAGAAAGATTGTGTGTCTCTTACCTATAAGAAATACAAGGAACTCCTATCCATAGAGCACCAGCATCTTAATGACCTATTAGAGGAGCTATGAGCAAATTCCAAGAGGTTCAAGCAGAAAATAGACAAAGAAGAGAAAGAGTTATTGAGGGTAAGTACAATTGTCTTCCGTTTCCATTTGAAAGGTTTAGAAGAATTTATCCAGGAGTAGAGCAAGGTAAGTATTTAATAATAACTGCAAATCAGAAGGTAGGTAAATCAAAGCTTGCAGACTACCTCTTTATTTATGAGCCTTTATTTTATATGATGGAGCACCCGGAATTGAAAGTAAAGGTGCTTTATTTCTCATTAGAGATGGGGGCAAAAGAAAAGTACAATGAATTTTTGTGTCATCTGCTTTTCAGGCTGGATAATATTCATATTGATACTCGTAGGTTAAGGAGTGTGGATAATCCTTGTGATCCTCGCATCTTTGAACTATTGGAGTCTGAAAGGTATCAGAGGTATATACAAGCTTATGAAAACATGGTTATCTTCAATGATACTGATAAAAACCCTACAGGCATCAATAAAAAATGCAGGGATTATGCTATGGAGCATGGCCACATGAACTACACCACCATCAAAGTAACCAACGAGCTTACAGGTGACTTGGAGGATAAAAGGGTTGTTGACCCCATCAAGCCATACACTCAGGATGATGAGGATGAGTACAGAATCATTATACTGGATAATGCTGCCAATCTCACAGTAGAAAAAGGATGTAAAGACCAAAGAGAGGCTATTGAGAAGATGAGTAAGTACAATATAACCTTAAGAAAACAGCTCAACTATGTTGTAGTATTCATCCAGCATCAAGCCCAGTCTCAGGAAGGCATTGAGAACCTTAAAATGGATAGAGTCCACCCAACAACAGATGGATTGGGGGATTGTAAAACCACTTCAAGAGATGCTAACTGTATTATTGGGCTATATAGTCCCTATAAATTCAAGAAAAAGGAACACAACAACTATGACATAGCCAAGTTAGAAGGTTATTGCAGGTTTCTTGAAATACTTGAGGATAGAGATTATGGTGCTAATGGGTTTGAGTGCCCTCTCTTCTTTGATGGTGCTACCAGTACCTTTAAAGAGCTTCCTAAGTCTACAGAGACAGAAAGACTTAACAGGTACTATAGCCTCATTAAACAATGGCAGTCAGAGGCAGAAGTTCAACCTCTTGAATTAACTCATCCTAAGTAATTCCCTTCAATTTTCATATTATAATTTTTAGCAAGGCTTTCTTCTTCTTCGAGAAGAATAACTTTGCAGTCACTAACAATTTAAAAGAGTAGAAGAAAAAATGGCAGTAACAGTTGCAATTTTAGGTCCATCAGGCGATGGCAAAACAACTTCAACCATCATTAATCCTGATGGTAACTTTGACCTAAAGAACTATCAGGGTATGAATCCAAAGAGTCATTTCATTATTAATTTGGATAGAAAGACTCTTCCTTTCCCAGCAGGCATGTGGGGAACTGAACAACACAATTATATGGAACCTGCTAACTTTGAGGACATCCGAAAAGCCTTAAAGTATTGTAAAGACAACCGCGCAATTAAGTCTGTGTCTATTGATACAATTAACATCTGGCTGGCCATGAAGGAATTCAATGACCGCAAGAAGATGTCCTTCGATCAGTGGAGGGATCTTGCAAACGATGTTATTGAACTCAATGACCTGTGTAATTCAACACTACGTGATGACCAGATAGTCTATATCTTTGGTCATACCATGCTCCAGACACAGCAGGATGGTACAGAGAAGATGGTGTTCTCAGTGATTGGCAAGAAGCTTACCAAGACTCAGCCAGAGGGGTTCTATCCTATTGTCTTGATGACTAGAGTAGACTACGGAGACAATGGAGATAATAAGCACTTCTTTCAGACTAAGGCCAATCACTCTTCAGCCAAAACTCCGCTGGGCTTATTCTCTGAGTTTGAGATTCCCAACAGCCTAAAACTGGTAGATGACAGAATCCGTGAGTACTACAAAATGGTATAGTGTGCAGGCTGGTTCTGCCAGTCTGTCTAAGAAATATTAATTAATTTAATTCATAACAAAACAATGGAAAAAAGAATTTCATTTGTACAATTTCAAAGTGCAAAAAGTGTGGCCAAGGCTATTGACCCCATTATCCGTCAGAGAAACAGAATCCAAGCCCAGATTGATGGTCTGGATGAGGAGTTCAAAGCAAAGGCAGAGCAGGCTCTTGCTAAGCTTAAGGATAGAATCAAGACTGAGCTAGAGACCAAGAAGACAGCTTTGGAAGCTGAGGTAGCAGACAAGAACTCCCAGATTGATGGCATAGAGGCAGGCATTGTGCAGATTATTGGCTTCAAGGCTACCGACCTTGTGAAGAAGGTTATTGAGACTGACTCTAAAGGTAACAAGGTTACTAAGTATATCCCTACTGATATTGTCTCCTACGACACTACTACCAAGGAGTATGTCATCACTGTTCCTGATGAGCAGGCTGACACTGTAGAGAACCCTGTTGAAGAGCCTGAGTTTCAGCCTGAGGCAGATAATGCAGAAGATGAGCGTGGAGGAGCAGGAGTTGGTGCTGAGCCTGCCAATGAGCAAGAGTCAGAGAACAAGATGCCCTGGGAGAACCAATGATGGATTATTAACATAACTAATAACAGAATAATAATATGAAAGAGAATTTAAACAACAATTATTCAGACCGCAAGAAGGCCACTGTCAGCTTCCTTGCTATTGGCAAGACTCAGGAGAGTAAAGAGACTGGTGAAAGTTTTGCACGTTATGTTGGTGTAGGCAGTAGCTTTGTACTGGCTGTCAATCCTAAGAAGGGCAAGCTGGATGAGCTGATGGGCTATGAGAGCCAGAGTGATCCTGAATATATCAAGGAAGGTGAGAATGGCAAGGAGGCTCATATCAACTTTATTGTGCGCACAGACCCAGAGGCTAACAATGGCATAGAGGTAACCAATCGCCTGATGTTTACCCTTCGCTTAGAGCCTGCTTATAACCGTGACAAGACCAAGGTACAGGTTATTGATGACTATGGCAACCATACATGGGTCAATGAGGAAGATGCCAAGGCCAACAAGCCCATTATGAAGGATGATGGCAATCCTCAGAAGATTGATACAAAGTATCGTATGGCATGTGTAGGAGAGTGTGACCTAGTTGATTTCCTTAAGGCCTATCTCTGTGCAGAAGATGTTTTCAACTATGTTAATGGTGTGTGGGTCAAGAAGGAGAATGCACAGGAGTATGTGTTCAAGCTGGAGCACATCAAGGATTACTTTACTGGCAATTTCTCTGAGCTTTCTGAAGCCATTGGCATTCGTGCTAACAATAAGGTGAAGTTGCTCTATGGTGTCCGTACTACTGAGGAGGGCAAGCAGTATCAGACCATTGCTTCCCGTGGGGATATGATTCTCCGCAACAGTGCAGGCAGCAAGGCTTATGAGAGACTGGAGAAGGTTCTTGCACAGGCTAAGCAGAATGGTGCTTTCACTACTACAGAGTTCCGTGTACAGGAGCTTCAGGAGTACACAGTAGAAGCTACCAATCTGGAGCAGGCTCCTGCTGATTCAGGCAGTGACAACAGCGATAAGATGCCTTGGGATGGCTAATGGTTAGTGGCAGATAGCCAAGGGAGGAAGTTCTTATGGTTTCAATCTTCCTCCCAATCCCATTTTCTAATCTTTCTTCAGTGATAATCTTATGATAGTAGGCAAGACATCCACCAGTATCTCCATCCTAGAACTCTTTGAGAAGTATCCTGAGGTTAATATCTTGACCACAGTATTTCCAGAGGTAACCAGTATCCCATGTATAATCAACTCTCCTTTCAGGATTGATGCCAACCCCTCCTTCAGTATCTATCTGGACGATGACCACCATGTTAAGTTCAAGGACTTTGGTGACCCAGGCTGTAGAGGCAGTTTGCTTGACTTGCTATGCAAGAAGTGGAAATGTACCTTTAATCAGGTCTTTGACAGAATCCTTCAAGTCATGCAGGACAGTGCAAAAGGGGTCTCCCCTTCTGTCAAGATGAAGCCTATCAAGACCCTCACACGCAAGGAGTTCTCAGAGCTTACAAAGATACAGGTCAAGGTGAGGCCTTGGCAGCAATATGACTATGACTACTGGGCTTCTTATGGTATAGAGAAACAATGGTTGAAGTATGGGGAGGTGTATGCTGTTTCACATAAGATTATCACTAAGAAGGACAAGGATACTGGTAAAACCAGGACATACATTTTCCCATCCCCAAAGTATTGCTACTGCTATGTAGAAAGAAAGGAAGGCAACCTACAGCTGAAGATTTATAGCCCATTCGATACTAAAGGATTTAAATGGTGCAGCTGCATGGATTCCTCAGTCATCTCACTTTGGACTAAAGTTCCTGAGTATGGTGATAGGATTGTCATATGTAGCAGCCTTAAGGATAGCCTTTGTCTGTCCTGCCAATTACACATTCCAGCTATTGCTCCTCAGGGAGAAGCCTACAATCTTTCAGACACCGCTGTAAAGGAACTCAGAAGAAGATACAAGAAAGTGTTTATCTGCTATGATACCGATGAGGCAGGTAGACAGGATGCCATTAAACTCTCGCAGGCTACAGGATTTACTAATATTGTGCCTGACTTAGGCAAGGAGAAAGATTTGAGCGATCACTATAAGTCCCTTGCCAATAAAGAAGATTTTAAAAAACTAGAAACATTATTTCATTAATTAAAACGTTTTATATTATGGAAAGAACAATTAGAATTGCCAACACTAAGACTCAACAGCGTCACACTATTCAGACTTCAGCCACCACGTTGGGTGAACTCCAAGATCAGATGATTGCCCAAGGTATTGATTTCTCTGGTATGTCATTCACTGAGGGTATTACCAAGACCCAGTTGTTGAGTCGAGATACTCAGCTGCCCTCTAACATTATGTACAAGGGACAGCCTACCAATGACCTGGTAATCCTGCTGACCAATCCCAACAAGCAGATTGCCTCTGGTGCTATGGATAGAAAGGAAGCTTACCGTTTGGTGAAGGAAATGAAACTTATGGGTGCTATTCTTGAGGGGGAGGGTCAGAACTACACCCGCGTGAAGACTGATGTACTTGAGCAGTATATTGACATCAACCGTAGAGGTGCAGATGTTTTGGAGGAAACCCGCGAGGAGCTTGACAACTTTGGCAGTAAGAAGGAAGAGAAAGTTAATACTCCAACTCCTGCTGTAACAGCTCCCCATGCCAATACAGTTGACTGGTTCTATGATGGTATCAAGGCTATGGTTAATGACCGCCTGCTTTATGCTGATGATGTAGTGGTGCTTGCAGAGCTTGTCACAGAGCTGGCTGGCCGTCTGAAAGAGGCTGAGCCTAAGGTGTCTGATGATGTTGTTGACAAAATGATAGCAGACCTCTAAGTCTGACTGTATTTGGTTGTGTCTATAGAGGCAGGGTGTTAAGTTATCCTGCCTCTTTTATTCTAATTTAAATCATTCTTATGTTGTACACAATCAATGAGCTTCGGGATACTATATTTTCCCAAGTCCACTTAGTTTATCAGATTTTTGTAGACTTCTTCAAGGAGGAGTATGTGGATATACAAGGCATTGCTGGTGACTCTATGATAGTACATGCTGTCCGAAATTTAGGAATAGCAGCAGAACCTGACGGAAGGTATGACATTCCTGACATTCAGCTGGATGATATTAAGGAATCATTTGCATCCATCCAACCATACATTTATGTATGGTGGCCTAAGGTGACTGTCACCAATGAACATAATAAATCTGTGGAAATCCAAGACCTCTATGCAAAGATTAAACTGACTATGGAAGGTCGAATACCCTATGAAAACTACGGATTCCAATTAGAAAGAAGCACTTTCTCAGATATTCAGTTTGTATCAGGGTATATACATTCTCATGTACCAGGAAGGTATCGCATGGATGAAGAGGTTGGTTTCCAGGATCCTTGTCTGGGAACAGGGCCTATCGGCAATACTATTGCTGACTTGAAGAACGATTGTGATGAAATCGCATGGATGCTTTTCTGTGAGGAACTGTCAAGATATGTTACTGTTGAGTCTCTTACTGGTGGCCCATATAGAAAGCTAGAGGAGATTGGAAGAAAAGCGCCAATGAAAGAATACACCCAGTTTGAGGATGTTGACCCTAAGGCTCTTCTCTTCTTTGATAAAACGCATACAGGAGTATTTGAACGTCATATTAGGACTTTCACAGACTATTACTTGTCTTTGGGAACTCTGCAACTTTGTTTTATTAACGGAAGATACCAGTGTGGTATGCATTTCTTCGACTTTATGATTGATATTTCCAATGCCTTTATCAGCTGGTTCAACCAGTCTTTCAGCAAAGAAGATGTAGAACCTCTTTTCACTAACAAATGGCTTATCAAGACATTTGTTGTAGATGGTAAGTTCTATTCATACAATAATCTGGATTCTACCAATCTCCAACAGTATGAAGGCAGGCATGTCCTCTGGTTTAAAGGAGAAGACATCAAACTGAAAATTTTCAGTACTTCAAGCAATAACGAAGAGGGAGCAACCCTTATACTGAACAAGGTACTGGCATTGTCCATCCTAAACAACATTCTAAGAATCATTGACTATCATTATGGAAATAAACCCAAACAATTACCAGAAGCAGGAGGAAATCAAAATCCTGCCCAGACTGATCAAACAATCTGCTACATATAAGCTCTTTGTACCACGCGAGGTAGAAGGGAAAATCAGGTATCTCATCAGAAAGTTTCCTCATACTGAGTGGTCTGGAGTACTCTTTACTACCCATTCTGGAACTTTTGAAAATGGAGACTTGGAAATCTATTGTGTAGACTTGTTTCCTATGGACATAGGTACAAATGGATGGACAGAGTTCAAAATGACTCCTGATGTCTCTGCATATATGGCAAAAAACATAGAATTATTTGACTGTGATTTGTCATTGGTGCATTCACACCACACCATGGGTGCGTTTTTCAGTGGCCAAGACTTAAAGACCCTTTGGTCAGAAGGTAATGACACCAACTGTTTTATCTCTCTGATTGTAGATACTAAAGGCACATATCAGGCTGCTATTACCAGAAAAGTAAAAACAAAGCAGAAAGTAACTACTATAAACCTTGGTGATTCCTATGAGTTCTTTGGTGAGGGTGAAAAGCAACTTAATCTGGGAGGTGAAGTCACTGAGGTTACTACAGACAATACTACCATTGAGTATTTCATACTGGATGTGCGTCGAGAGGTAGTAGACAATCCCTATGACTTCCTTGATAAGAGGTTTGAGGAAATTGAAGCTCAGAAGAAACAAGAGCTTGATAAATTCCCATTAGCTACAGTCCCATCTGCTATCAAGGGGGACAATGATTTCTCCTTTAATACATGGAGAAATGCCCAGAAGGCTGAAGCAGAAGAGCAGATACTCTTCGCAGAGAAAGAAGTGGAGGAAATAACTGATTTATCCGAGTGGAAGCCTGATGCTGAGCAGATTCACCATTTAATATGCCAGATGATTACCTGTTCTTTCATTGTCAACAAAGACCTCGATCTGAAGCAGTGGGTCACTCGTCACATGAATAAAAAGTATGAAGAGATATTCCCCGATTCAGACAACTTTGATGAGTGGAAAGAGTTTGTTGTAGAATTCTGCATTAACAGACATGTGGAAGCAAATCCTCCTGAGGGTCTCTATAATGACTGGGAATTATATCAGTCCAAGATTGCTAAGGCAATGAAGGCAGAGCTTTATCAATATTCAGAAAATCCCTTCATTCAGGAATATATTGAAGTATTAAACCGCTATATCTATGAATAATATAAATATTGATGACTGGTTGAATTCCCTTGGAGTGGATGATGACTCAGATGCTACACTACCTGCCTCAGGGACTGCTTCTCCATCAGCACTTGAAGCAGCCTATCCTTCTATCCCAGAAGTAGTAGAATCTCAACCCCAAGTCCTTTCAGGTGATGATGTTGATGATATTCTTTCTGAGAACGGCTTTCAGGAAGTTCATGCAGCCGATGCAGAAGAAGTTACTGATGGGGAAGAGGAAATCTATGATGAGAATATAGGAGAAGGCAGAGACCTTGATGCTGAAGAGGATGCTGATTGGGACACACAGGAGGCAACAGGCAATATAGCTCCAGTACAGGCATGGTCAGCACCTTCTTCAATTGGCAGCAATGATACTGCTGTTCCTCCCTCCCAGGAACCTCTATTACCCCCAAACTCCCCTACCCTACTCTTAGAGGAAGCCACTTCAAGGTTTTCTGGAGCAGAATGGTATGAGGCTATCAAACGACAATACCTAACCATTGCTGGATGCGGTGGCATTGGTAGTCACGTTGCCTTTCAAATAGGAAGAATGCATCCAATGTGTATATACCTGTATGATGATGATAGAGTGGAGAGAGCCAATCTGTCTGGTCAGCTCTTTAGCCTCAATGATGTAGGAGAGTACAAAGTAAATGCTATAGCTAACATAGTCCAAAGGGGTACCAATACTTCCAACATCTACTGCTATACAAGGAGATTTACGACTGACTGTACTCCTACTGACATCATGATATGTGGCTTTGATAATATGAAAGCCAGAAGAGCATTCTTTAACAGCTGGCTTCGTCGTGTTGAGTGCTTAGATGAAGAAAACAGAAAGAACTGCCTCTATCTTGATGGCAGACTATCAGTCGATACCCTTCAAATTCTATGCATCAAAGGAGATGACCTCTATAACATGGATAGATATGAGCAGGAGTTCCTCTTCTCTGATGAGGATGCAGATGCTACTGTATGCTCTATGAAACAGACCACCTATATGGCTTGTATGATAGGAGCATTGATGACCAATCTCTTTGTGAACTTTGTGGCTAGCAACCTTGATCCTGTAATCCCCTATGATTTGCCCTTCTTTACTGAGTATGATGCGCAGAACATGTTATTTAAAACTGAGAACTAATGACACAGACACTGAATAGCATAACAGAGAGAATCTTTGAATGTCGTGTCAATGCATCAGATGATGGACTTGTCTATATGCATAAAGACCAGCTCCATAGAAAAGATGGTGCGCAAATGGAGATACCTGTCGGCAAGCCAGTCTTTGAGATTCCTTTATTCCTATTTAACAAGGCTTTCTCCTCTCTCAGTAACAATCCCAAAGTAAGTACTTTGGTTGCAGAACTATACACAAAAGGACGTAAACCAAGCCATAAAACAGTAAGCCGTTTTATGTGTGATGTTCTGATAACACATTATCCATCAATGCGTTTTATTGATTTGGAGGTAAAGCAAGGGGAAGATACCATAAAATACTATGGTACTTACGGAGCTGTCTTTGACACTAATTTCGAACCTCTGATGATGTGCAGTTGGGAAATGGAGAGGCTACAAGTAGATGGAAATACTGTTTTTAGCTACCTTCGTCCCATCATAAGGATTCATCCTGACTGTTTCTTGAACCAGCATAACAGCATGGAAAAGTTTCTTGCAAAAAAGTTTATTAATACTGCTCTAACCACTTTAGTGAATGATGTTCCTATTAAAAATGAGCTGTTTACCATCACTGAAAGAACAAGAGCATATCCAGTAGTAGAAATAGGCGCAAGTCCTTTTGCCATTACAAAAGTCATTCCTCCTCCTGTTACCATCTCCAATCAAGACCTGTTGCAAGTGGCTAGAGACCATATAGAGGAGATAATCTGATGACCGTACAAGAGTATTTTGGTGACTGGTCTAAAGCGGTAGACCTAAATGAGGCTGATAGAATCCTAAGGAAACTGTCAGCCTCTCATTGTGTGATATGCCCTCAACTGAAAGACATCTTCAAAGCATTCACTCTCTGTCCCCTCAGTAACCTTCGTGTGGTACTCTTAGGTTTAGACCCCTATCCAACTCTTAAGCCTTCTTCTATTGGCAATGGTATTACCACAGTCCCAGTAGCCACAGGAATAGCTTTTGCTAACTCTCCTGATACTCCAGAGCCTTCTTATTCTCCATCCTTAGAAGTCCTAAGGGAATCTGTAATAGACTACACTGTCCCACATGGATATGTTAACTTTGACCCAAGTTTGGAGAAGTGGGAAGCACAGGGGGTGCTGATGTTGAATTCAGCACTTTCCTGTGAAGTAGGAAGAGTAGGCTCACACAGCCTTTTGTGGAGACCTTTCATCAAGTCCTTGCTCACTAACTTGTCCAAGCATACATGTGGTATTGTCTATGTTCTCATGGGGACTGCTGCACAGAGTTTCGATATGTACATCAATAAGCAGTTCAACTATGTAATTCGCATCAGACACCCCTCATACTATGCAAGGACTAAAGCCAAGATGCCTTCTGACTTATGGAAACGGATAAATGATATTCTAATCAGCCAGAACGGTTATGGCATAGAGTGGTATCAAGAGTATTAACATATTAAAGGATTTAAAAAGATGAAAAAGTATTTTGTAGTAGAGACTGATGAGCCTGTAGAGTATGGTGATTCTATCACAGTAAGCCTCTTCAAGGAAATTGAGGGAGGCACAGTAACCGTAGAGAAGGATATTGCGTTCAATGAGCAGACACAAGGATGGCTTGTTGAGATGGGATATGTAGAAGAGCGTGAAGCTAATGAGGATAATCTCCTTGACTTTGATGACAGTGCTCCCTGCAAAGCCCTTGAAGGCTTGGTAGACAAGGTTGGAGAGCTGGAAGAGAGAATAGAGAAACTGGAGTCTATGGAAAGTCTGGTAAAGACTATTCATGCCACTGTGCTCAACATCCAGAAAGCTTTGAAGAAGAAGTAATGAGCGAGCATATTGTTGGAGTAGAGCCTAAAGTCTACAATGGCAGGAAATACCGTAGTACCCTTGAAGCCAATACGGCTAAAACACTAGATGAAATGGGGCTGTCCTGGGAGTATGAAACTAAAAAGATTACTCTCCAGGAAGGCTTCTATTGTCAATACCAAAAAGACAAAGTAAAGGCAATTAACTACATCCCAGATTTCATTATAGGCCCTATCATGATAGAGACCAAAGGCTTTGAGACTCCTGACTGGAAAATCAAGAAGAAGCTGTTGTATAAATATCTCAAGGAGAATGACCCTAATGCCATCTTCTATATGGTCAAGAACAACAAGCAGCTTCTTGAGGTTCTGGATAACCATTGGCAATATCTTGGTTATTGCATAGAAGTCAGACCTAAACCCAAGAAAACAAAAGATAGTGTGCAAAGTGATGCAGTCACTTTGTATGACTCTATTAGTCAGGCAATGGAAGAGCTTGGTCTTAAAGGCAAGTCCATGGCTTCTATTCTCCGCTCTCTCACAGGACATACAGAGTATGCTTATAACTACAATTGGAAACTTAAGAAAATAGTATTGTAAAAATTATGGAAAGTCGTTTTAGTAAATACAAGAGTAATGGCAAAACAGTATCAGATCATATTGCCAACATCAACAGCTTTATTAATTGGAACTTTGACAAGGGTCTTGACCTTATCGAGAAGGAAATTCACTCTCTTCAGGAGAAGATTGACAGAGGTAATGCTCCTGCTATCTTTAGCAACAAGGTCAATCAGCTTATTAGTCTGGGTGAATGCATCGAGAAACTGCATGAAACCTATCACTTTAACAAAGGTAACTAATGGAAATACTGAAAGAGTTAAAGGATATTAGCTGGCAAGTAGATGAGCCAACTTATAGAGCTGATCCAGCTTTAAGCTATTCTACTTTGGCTAAATATGAGAGAGAAGGGTTCGATAAGCTGGATAAGCTGTTTGAGCACATCAGCACTCCCTCACTCACAGAAGGATCGGCAGTTGATGCAATAATTACAGGAGGTGCTGATGAGTTCAATGCTAATTTCATAGTACTTGACATTAACATCACTGATGGAGGTAAAGATACTTGCAGCCAGTTGGTTAATATGGGATTGCCCTTTGGTTCTTTTGAGGAAATCCCTGAATCCATAGTTTCCCAAGCAGCCAAGGCAGCAGGATTCTGGCAAGCAGACAAGTGGGATAAGGTAAGGTACAAGAAGGTTTTGGAAACTGGTAACATAGCAGAATACTATAATGCCTTAAAACACAGTGACAAGACTATTCTTGATACTAAAACCTTTGAACAGGTTCAAGCTATGGTCAGAGCACTAAGGGAAAGCCCTGCTACTGCTGGATATTTTGCTGACAATGATGAGCTGTCTCCTGTAAGAAGGTACTATCAGCTCAAATTCAGAGCAAAGTTTGGGAGTGTGACTTACAGATGCATGGCAGACATGATAGCCGTGAATTATGAGAAAAAAGTCATCTATCCCTGCGACCTTAAGACATCTGGAATGAGTGAATGGAACTTTGAGCATAGTTTCATGCAGTGGTCTTATATGATCCAAGCCCGCTTGTATTGGAGATGTATTAAGGCTAACATAGAGAGGGATGAGTACTTTAAAAACTTTGAACTCATGCCTTACAGATTCATTGTAGTTAATAAGCATACTTTGACCCCTCTTGTCTGGGAGTTTCCATTGACAAAATTCCCTGGCACTCTTATAGATGATGAGGGTAATGAGTACAGAGACCCCTTTGAGATAGGCAAGGAGCTTCAGGGCTATCTTGATTGCAGGCCTCCTGTCCCCAATGGTATTAATCAGCATGGAGTCAACATCATTAACTGCTTAAAGCTGAAGGATGTCTGATGTACACAAAAAACCAAAAACAGTTCTCTATCAAAACCACAATCAAGTGGTCTGTCTTGTCTGAACATTTTGAGGAGCTTACCCAAATGTTTACAGACAAGATAGAGAACCTGTTTAAGGTTCCTACCACTGTCTCTGTCAAGAAGTTCAGGTCATCTTCCACGGCAAGATTCACTGTTATATTGAAGTCATGGCATCCTAATCCTGATGTGATAGACAGTAAGGTGGAAACTGTTGTGCAGGAAACCATTGATGAAGTTACCAAGAAGTATAAATTCAAAAACATATCTAAACTCTATGCTTAAATATCTGTATCAAAAGGAGGTCTTTCAGGAAATACCCAATGAGATGTCCCTTGCCATAGCTATCTCAGGATGCCAAATACATTGTCCAGGCTGTCATAGCAGGGAATTGTGGGAAGACAAAGGCCCTCTTCTTTCTATTGAAGGACTTGACAAGCTCCTTGACCAGCACCAAGGCATCACATGCCTGCTTCTTATGGGAGGAGAAAGAGATATTGATGCCCTCATAGAAATCTTCATGCATTTCCATAAGAAAATCAAGACAGCATGGTATTGTGGCTTAGACAGGATTCCTAAGGATAAAGTAGGCATTTGTCAGTACTTGGATTTTCTTAAGACTGGACATTATGACATGGAACTTGGGGGTCTTGACTCCCCTACTACCAACCAAAGACTATATAAAATAAGCCATCTTGGTGATGGGACATCATGGCACAACAATATTACAGACCTCTTTTGGAAGAAATGACAATGGAATCTATAAGCAGGTATCACAAACTGAAAAGCTGGGTAGATTGGCTGGAAGAGATAGCCAATGAATTCCCAGGTAACAATGTGAACATCAACACAGCAATCAAAAGTTTTAAATCCCAATTAAAAGAATTAGAAAAAATACATGACAATTAAAGTTTTAGAAAAAACAGAAGGATGCTTTCCGCAAGAATTTAAAATAGGCGACTATATTGATCTATCTACAGCGGATGATATAGTCCTCAAAGCTCCTCAGGCACATAAGATGCACGTTAGGAGTACAGGTAAGAACCCAAGCCATGAAGTTAGAACAAGAGACGTGGAGTTCTTTTCTTGTTTGATTCCTTTGGGAGTGGCAATGAAAATTCCTGCGGGATATGAGGCCATCTTGGTTCCTCGTAGCTCTACTTTTAAGAACTGGGGCATCATCCAAACCAATTCTGAAGGTATTATTGACTGTAGTTTTTGTGGAAACAATGATGAATGGAAGCTCCCTGTCATAGCAACAAGAACTCTTACTATTCCTAAAGGTACAAGAATAGCACAGTTCAGAATTCAACTAAAACAGCAGGCCACCATTTGGCAAAAACTTCATTGGCTTTTCTCCTCGAAGGTAAAACTCAAAAAAGTTAATAACCTCGGCAATCCTTCAAGAGGCGGTATTGGAGAAGGCACTGGCAATAAGAACCAATCTAACAATTATTTTTGTTAAAGGTATGAACAATAAAGAAAACACTTCCTCTTTCTTCTCTGTGTCCTTCAGACAAGGTTTTATCAGTCCTAATGTTCCTTTGGCTACATTCCATCAAGGAGATAAAGAACTGATTTTCCTACTAGATTCTGGCTCAGAACATAATATTATAGATAAATCTGTATTATCAACCATTACTCATACTGTCCTAGATGACCCATCCATGCCAAACACCCTGTCTGGTGTAGGAGGAGTCTCAAATGTATCTGCATGCAGCATTACATTCAAGTGTGGTGATGAGGAATATACTGACAAGTTCATTGTCAATGATATGCAGGAAGCCCTCAAGCTGCTGAAGAGGGAGACAGGAGTCATTATGCATGGCATTATTGGCTCCAGATTCCTCCGTGAGCATCAAGTAATCTTAGACTATCAGAACCTAACAGCCTACAGTAAGAAATGATATTTTTGGTTACCCAACAAAAAGAACTCTTTGAGAATCCCCATTATCAGATAATGTCTGTTGAGGATTCTCTCAAAGAGATTGCTTCTTGGCGAATGATTCAATTTGATACTGAAGGCACAGGACTTGATTGCCATATAGCAAGGATGCTGACTATGCAATTTGGAAGTATTGATAAAAGTATTCAGATTGTAGTAGACTTGATGACTATTGACCCTCTATTATATAAAAAGGTAATAGAGAACGGCTTTCTCATTGGACATAACCTGAAATATGATATTAAGATGCTATTTGCTGTTGGGATATGCCCGATGAGATGCTATGATACTATGGTGGCAGAGATGCTTAGATATTTGGCCTATCCTCAGGGAATGTATAGAATGTCCCTAAAGGAGGTTGCTCTTAGGTATCTTGGTAAAGATATAGATAAGTCTATTAGAGGAAAAATTAACCAGCTTGGTTTAGTGACAGAAGTGATAGTCTATGCTGCTAATGATGTGGTAGATCTTATAGACATTATGAATCAGCAGGTGGCTTATTTCAAATCTATCGACGCTATAAAGGCTCTTAAAATCGAATGCCTTTTCACTATCCCCTGTGCCTATTATGAGTTCTGCGGAGTAAAGCTTAATGAGAAAGCATGGATTGCTCTCTATAAAAAGAATCTTCAGGACTTCAAGAATGCTAAGAAAGCTCTTGATGACTTTGTAGTGGCTCTTAACAATCCAAAGTTTGTTTATATTAACACTCAGGGAGATCTTTTTGATGGGTGGGATTTAACACCTAAGTGCAATATCAATTGGAATAGTACTGATGATGTGGTTCCCCTGCTTAAAGCTCTTGGGTTCAGCACTAAAGGCTATAACAAGGAGAAAAAGGAAGACACTGAGAGCAAAGAACTGAAACTTATCAAGAAGCAGAAAAAGATAAATCCTGAATTTGTCGAGCTATTTGCAGAGTATTCACGACTTCAGAAATTGTGCTCTACCTATGGAATGCAATATATTAATGCGATAAACCCTATAACAGGCAGAATACATACAGAGTTTAGAGCACTTGGTACTGATACAGGAAGACTTGCATGTGGCAGCAAAAAGACCAATGAAGATTTGGCTAAACTGAAAAAACTTCCACTAAAAACCAATGATCCAAAACTAAAATGTGCATATCCCCAAGTTCAAAATCTCCCTAATACAGATGAAGTAAGAGCTTGCTTTATTGCCGAAGAAGGCAATAACTTCATCAGCATTGATTATAACAGTGAAGAGTCAAGGCTGTTGGCCAGTCTATCTGGAGATAAAGGAATGCTTGAAGTTTTTGAAAAAGGCTATGATATGCATAGTTATGTGGCCTATCTTATTTATCCAGAATTAATTCCAAGAGATATAGACATCAGAAAAATAAAAAAGGATTTTCATGACCTCAGACAAAAAGCCAAAGGTCCAGAGTTTACATTCGCTTTTTTGGGGAATTGGGCAACTCTTGTAGCGAACTATGGTATGCCAAAAGAAGAAGCCCAAACCATCGAAGACAACTACAAGAAGGGTTTTGCAGGGGCTACTAAGTATCAAGAAATGTGTAAGCAAAGAACTGAGAAGTCAGGCATTATCTATATCTGCAAGGAAACAGGTCATATAGCTAAATGGTGGGATTGGGATAAGTGGTATAAAAGACAACATTCTACAGAGTTTTGGGAGGGTTACAAAGAGGCCAAGAGAAGATTTGAAGAGCTTAAGGAGCCAATTCCTTCTATATATGAGGAACATTTTGCTGCTTGGAGCAAGTGGGACAAGAACTCCGTCAACTCAACTACTCAAGGACTGGGTGCTGTTATATTCAAGCAATTCAATTATGAGCTATACAAGTGGATTATAGAGAAAGGATATTTCAATAAAGTTCTCTTCTGTGTTCCTGTTCATGATGAGATTTGTCTTGAGGCACCAGAAGAACTGACTGATGAAGTTGTAACTGCAACTAAGCATTTCATGGAATCTATTGGAGCTCTTTACTGTCATAAACTGCCCCTTCCTGCCCAAGAAGAAGTTGGAAAATTCTGGAAACACTGACATAACAGATAGAACTTATTTATAGTATGGAACTAATAAGAACACTCAAAGAAAAGCATCAGACAGCCAGACAGGCTGAGATTGCAAGACAGGCAGAGGATAGTATCACCATACAAGACTTTGACAATAACCTGTACATAGCCTATAATGGTACTCCTCTTGCCCCTATAGATTCCTCATGGACTACCAAAGAGATAATCCAGCAGCTCTCTATATTCCGCAACAACTACATCAATTCCAAGATGAAGGAATGTGGAATATCCCGTATAGCAGCAGCTTTATAGTGTACAAACTGATTTAAAAAGATGTAACATGTTAATAGAAGTAAAAGCAAAAGTTGCCAGAGTCATTGATGGCAAGACAAGAAAGAAAGTTGAAAGCTTTGTTCTTGACAGAGAACTCTTCTCAGAAGCAGAGTATGCTGTCCTTTCCAAACTTACCACAGAACAGCAGGAAGGCTTGATAGAAAGTTCAGAGATTTTATCTTTAAGACAGTCTCCCATCAAGGAAGTAGCTACACAGTTTATTAGTGGGGACTATTCTTATTTAGCTACTCTTATTGACATCTGGTTGGATAATGATGGTACTGAGAAGAAGCTGAAATACAAAGTCCTCTTATGGGCTAACTCTCTCACAGAAGCTAATGCCAACGCCTCTCAGCTTGCCCGTCAAGGCTATGACATGCAAATAGAAGGAATCAAACAGGTTGACTATGAGTACCTGAATGAATTATCTGAAACAACTAACACCGAGGATGAGCCACAGAATGACAACTAAGTATAATTTAGAAAGCACAAAAGCCATTATCTATCTGATTGCCAAGGGAATGAAAGATCCTAGTATGGAAAAAACGATAATGAATGTAGGTAAATCACTTACAGCAGAGGATCTTAAGGATGATTTTGACTTCAACAAGGCAGTAATAATTGCAAAAAATGCCCCTTCTGAATATAAGGATACTGAGAAAGAAACTAATGTAGAACCTGATCCCGATGATGACCAAGTGAATAACCCAAGCCACTACCAGTCGAAGGTTCCTGATTTAAACATAGATGCTATATCTTGCATGAGGGCAGCTTTTGGTAATGAAGAAGCAGCAAGTTTCTGTATCTGCAATGCTCTTAAATACATCTTTAGACATCAGTTCAAGAATGGTAAGACTGATGTACTCAAAGCAGTATGGTACTTAAATAAATATTTAGAGCTAAATGAATGAGAAGAAGTAAGGTTAGCAAAAATAAAGCTGGAGTAGAAAAACTTCAAGAATTAGAGAGGAAAGAAGCTAATGTTCTACTTCTATGCAAGTGTCCTTTATGTAGCAACACATTCACCATGTGGAGAAGTCATTTCTACAGGGGCAGTAATGGTTGTAGTTGTATTCATCCTGTCAGTGAAAGACTTTATAGGATATGGACTAATATGAAAACCAGATGCTTTAATGCAAATAATCCCAGCTACAATTATATTTATGGGAGTAAGGGGATTGAAGTCTGTGATGAGTGGGCAAATTCATATAAAGTTTTTGAGAAATGGGCTATTAGTAATGGTTATAATGACACCCTAACTATTGATAGAATTGACAATAGCAAAGATTATTCTCCTGATAATTGTAGATGGGCAACATACCTGCAACAAAATCAGAATAGAACTACTACTATACGATTCTTACTTGAAGGAACTTCTAAGACTGCAAAAGAATGTGCTGACTTAGTTCATATACCATATAAGACCCTTATGAACAGATACTATCGTAAAGGTAAAGAAGCGACGGAGATATATCTGCAAAATAAATTTTTAGAATTAACAGGAAGGAAACAATCATGAAAACTATAGAAGAAAAGAGGACAGTCTATGACATTATGTATGAGGCTGTAGATGGAACCACATTCAGGTCACAGGAAGAGTGTGTAAAGTATGAGGAGAGTGCTCGGGGAATCCTCAGAGCTAAACTCAAGAAGCTGATAGTCAATGACCAGTATGATGGTTGGGAACTGATGGGGGGTAATGAGGGCAACAAGATTCTTGCTGTCAAGATGGAGACTGAGGAAAATAAGGAAACTGTGCTTCAGAATTATTATTTTGACAATCCTTGGATTCTGAAGGAGGACAGCCCCCATAAGGAAAAACTGGAGAAACGTGTTGAACAGGCTTATAAGGAGCAGGATGTTATTCTCTTTGGTTTGAACTGTGTTGATAATTTGTATCTTATTGATACTCGCAACAACATCATCGACAGACTTAACAAGTTAGACCTGAAGGAGGAGAAGTAATGTACGACAACAACCACTACCCCCTAGGGGCTGATACAGCAGACGCGCCTTGGAACCAAGAAGTAGTACCCGATGAGGACTTTGAGATAACCTGTTCCCAGTCCCTCAGTAAAACTGTCACAGTGACCACCAACAACTATATTCCAGGAGCTTCTGGAGTGGACTATGAGATGGATGATGAGGGTGGTACTATGGCAATACCCTATCATGATAACCCAGACACCTCTGACACTAATTGGGCGGATGAATACCATGATGGGGGCAATCATACTCCCTTACAATTATTAGGGCTCTTTAAGCAATGTCTTGAAGAGAATTTAAGAAATGGACTGGTATTTAAGAGTCCAGGATTTACAGAGGGCTTAATCAAAGAGTGTGAAGGCTGGGTAGAGGATGAAACTGTATTTATGGAGAATTAAGGTATGACAGGACAAGAAATCGCATTAAGATTAGTGGTAGCAGTGATTATTTGCACTACTTTACTATGGCTAACAAAAACAAGGAATTAATACAATGAGCATTCTTATAGGAATATGTATCTTTATATCAGGTATGGCACTGTTTATTGGTATTGACTTATTCATAGCATACCATTTGCATAGATGTCCTTATTGTGGGCATAGAATGCTTCATGTCTATACCAAAGAGAATGAGAAGGGATTCTTTCATGTCTTTCACTGTTCTAAGTGTGGGGCATGGGATGAAGTCCCTGAGGACACTTTAATTGGAGTAAACAATGATACTGAGCGAGAAGGGAATAATCAAGGAGTTTGATTTGGTAGTCTACCCTGTACCATTTGTAGCAGTGTTTGGGGATGTGGAGGAGGAGGTTAATAAATACTATGAGCCTCTGGATAAGGGTTACACTAAGATAGGAAAGCCTAAGGAAGACTATGGGGCTACTACCTATCATGTAAGAAACAAAGAATCCCAGCAGTTCTGCCTGCTTGTCTGGATTCCTGATATGGAGAACTCAAAGGGTTCTTATTTCTGCCATGAGTGTGGTCATGTTGTCTTAGAGATATTCAATTATATTGGTGCTCATGTAAACTATGCTGACCAAGAGCCCTTCTGCTATTTGTTAGGTACTGTATTCAGACTACTTAATGGTGCTTCCTATGAGTGGAAAGACTATCTTGATAAGAAGAAAATAAAAACAACTAAAAAGAAAAAGTAATGACCCAAAAAGATAAAATTCATGAGGCAATAGTATTTGCAATGAGGGTAAAATCTATAGCTTCTAGCATCAAGTCAGAAGGAGATGACTATGACATGCAGTGGCATAAAAGCTACTGTAAGCAGCTTACAGAAGCAAGTGAGCAAATATTAAAAAAGCTAAAGTAATATGGAGAAATTAGTTATTCTGGATTACAGTACTTCTACTGTGCATATCCACAATGTAGATACCGAAGCCAATATTGATGAGGAATACTTGGAGAAGATTGGCTACCATTGCAGCAACTGTAGCTGGATGTTTGGTGAGGATATAGAGATAATCAGTCATAAAGGCATTCTCACATGAAACCAATCTTCCTTGACATTATGCTCAATGGTGTCTATAAAGGCCAATTGAAATACACTAAGCGTGGCTTTCCTACCTTAGTCAATGGTGAATGGGTTGAGGGCTATGACTATGATGAACTTGTAAAATATGTGGAGGAGCAAAGACCTTCCCTCAAAGGCAAGCCTTTTGAGGTATTACCCAGCAATCAAAGAGTATGAAGAAAGACTACCATAAGCCAGGTTACTGGAAGGAATGGTACTGGAACAAAGGAGGCAGAACCAAAGTACAGGCAAAAAGATACATTGCTGAAGCTGAGAGAGCTGCCAAATGGGATGAGAACATCATTCAAAGACAAGCGTAACATTAATACTTAGGAAATATGAGTACAAACTATTATGCACATATAATCCCCTCAAAGGAGAAAAGGCAGAAACTGCATGATGCCATAGAAGCAAATGATTTCGGCCTGATAGAGAGGCTGATTTCAGAGCTATATGGGGACATATACAAGCAGTGGGACAGTGATACTAATTGTATTTTAGGTGGAAGAGTACATCTTGGTAAAAGGAGCTGTAGCTGGAAATTCCTGTGGAATCCAAACGTCTTTGTCATCAGGCATGGGCATCTGGTGGATGAGAATGGTATGAGAGGTTGGAAGGAAGAACCATCTACAGCTCTCTACACCTATCCTCTGACCAAGAAGGGGCTCCATGACTTTATCTTCCGTGAAGATGTACTTATTTATGATGAGTATGATGAGCTTCTGGACAAGGAAGAGTTCTGGAAGATGGCTCTTGAGTGGGGCCATGACAAGAAAGATGAGGGTTGGGATGGAGCTGCCTATGAAGATGAGCATCCTGGTCACCTTTACCCAATCACAGGAGAACTGACAGACCTTCTCAAAGCTGAAGGCTATGAGTTTACCTCCCATAATAATTTTGACTTCTATTCAGATGGTTTAAGATTTGCAGGTTATACAGAGTTTAGCTAAGAGTAAACAGTATTTGTTATGGACACAAAAGATATTCAAATAGGAGATTGGCATAACTAAAGAAATAATGCTATGATAAAATCAGTTTATAAGAGTGTTCACTACACTGGTATTATCAAGATCCTCATAAACACCACAGACAAATGGGTTGATTTCAAGATTGAATATGGGGAGCATAAGCTTGAATTTACCTTCTATGAAGATGATGAAGCAGTCTCTAATGAGCACATCGACATGAGGGATAACTTTAATCCTTTCAAGTACGTGATATACTCCAATCAGTGTAAAGACCAAATCACACTCATATTAATTCCTAAAATATTTCTAATGAATAAGCTATACTGGAAAGAGTATGATTCATAAGTTAGTAATCAAAGACAATCAAAGGGCTGCTAGCAGCTATCTTCCTGACTTAGAGAACTTTCAGCACATCAAGGGTATGCTTTCCTATGAGCACCCTCAGGTGCAGCTGATAGCAGTCATCCATAATCCTCTTCTTATCTACAGCCTCTCTAACATGGAGTATGTCCATATTATTGAGATGACTAATGGCTATGTGGGTAAAGTTAAAACAATTATAAATGAACTAATAGAGTAAAACCATGGGAAAAAGCATTATTTTATCCTCTAAACATGGGTTAAATTCATCAATAAACCATTGTGAGTGCTGTGGAAAAGAGATTGGTCTTGCCTTATTTGGCAGGCTTAAGGCAGATGCAGAAGCTCCCCGTGATGTAGCTATGGGACTCTGTGATGACTGCAAGAAAGTCATTGATGCTAAAGGTCTGATGATTATTGAGGTGAGAGATGGAGAATCAGGAAAGAATCCCTATCGCACAGGCAGGTTAATAGGAATAACTAAGGATGCCAAGGAGAGAATGTTCAAAGACATCAATAGTCCTGTCTGCTATATGGAGCAGTCTATGTTCAGTTCTATGTTTGGCCAGTATTGCACACAACCATGAGCAAGACAGTATTTATCAAACAGAACTCTCCAGAAATTAGAAAGAAACTGGAGGATGCAGGATACTATGTCTGTGCATGTGCTAAGTTTAAAGACTCTGTATGGCTTGTCTATCACCCCGATGAGCATTTCTATAGAGATATTCATGGTGTGGGGGGTACTGATAAAACTGATGGAGAAGAGATAAATAAGCTCAGTCCAGAAGAGAGAATCAAAGTGTGGCTAACCTGGGACGACTATTTCTCCAAGGAAAGAGAGTTCTTTGAGACAGTTGATGATTTCCTGAAAGCATACCCTAACCCTAAAAGAGATCAACATGGATAAATATTATTTAGTAGAGTGGCCTGAGAGCCAAGAGTTTATAGGAAGAGAAAACTGCTACATCTGTACAGAGATAGATGGAGCTGTGTTTGTACCAGAAGATTTATATGAAAAAGGAGAATAATCATGATTAGGCATAAGTGGATTATAGGATTAAGGAATCAACTATCCAATCTGTATGGAGAGTGTGATTCCTGTGCAGCTATTGAAGGCTCATGCCTGACAACAGCTGAAAGAGAGAAACTGCAAGGCTATCTTGAGAAGACTATTCGATGGATAGACAAACAATTACCAAAACCAAAGAAATAGTATGGCAAATATGGCAAGTGTGGCTTATGCCATTGAAGGCTCTGAGGAATCCCTGAAGAAGATAGCAGAAGCCCTTATAGTAGCAGTCAACAGCGATGATAAAAGGTATGAGATGTATCAGGCAGCAGAGTATCTGAAACTCCCTATCACTGATGGCACAAGGCTTGGAGGTGAAATAGAGGAAGAGCCTACATGGGATGAGAAGACTGGGGCTTTAAGGTTCTGGTCTGAGGAAAGATGGGGCTTACAGGACTTTGCGGAGCTTCTGGAGAAACAGTTCCTTGACATCAAGGTATATTGGGTTGTAGAGGAGTCTGATATGGAAATCTACTGTACTAATGACAAGGAAGGAAAATACTTCCATGATAGATACTGGGTAGATACTGCTATTGATGACATCTACAACTCTGAATACTTTAAAACTGAAGAACAGGTCTATGAGTGGCTTGCCAAACTGACTTATGGCAGAGTGAAGTCTAAGGAGGATGTGGAGAAGTTCAACTCTGACTATGAAGACTCTGGTACTGATGATGAAAACTTTATTTATGTCCATGAATTTGAGATAGAAGAATAAATGGAAAAACCAAAAAATGATTTTTTTCGATTGGGTGAGAATAAGATGGATGTTATATACGAAGGAAAACGCTATAATTGTGTTGAATTAGATTATATTCTTGCCAGAGGTGATACCGATTACTGTAGAGATGAAACTTGGTTTGTTTATTGTCCAGAAGAAAATATATTTTTCAGTGTACATGACACATCATTTAGAGGTGGAGGGGGTCATTGGGATATTACCAAAATACAAGTCCCAGATAAACATAATGAAGCAACCACAGACAGGTAAACAAACATCAAAAAGCTATCAAGAGGGAATGGCAATGCTGTTTCCCTTTTCTTTTCTTAACAACCCTTTAAAGTAGGTTAAGGTTTTATTTAAACTTGCATAACTCCCAAGTAATTATAGTACCTTTGCCTAAGAATTTTAATAAGTGATATAATGAGCAAGCAGATTATATGCCACATATCTCCAGCTGGAGGCATTGATGATAGGATTGCACAGTTTCTTGGAGAAGGTCTTACCAAAGAAGATATTGGCACTCTAAGAGGTCTTTATGACATGGATAATGCAAAACCTCTTATTGATCCTCTTGTAGATGATAAGACTATCCAAGGACTTGAACTTGCCAATGTAGCTACTCAACTGATGGACTATAAGCATAAGCAGGCTGAAAGGCATCTTCAGGAAATGAGAAGCTCTACCAATCATATGGCAGGCACTTTTAATCAGTTATACCATGTTCCAGGATGGAATGAGACTACTCGTAGAAATAGAATCAATATGGTTGCCTCTGAATTTACCAATGAGGTAAGCCGTAGAATGGCAGCTGCTAAGAAAGCTGGTATCTCTTTGACAAGAGAACAGGTAGTTAATGGCTATAAGCGAAATGGACAGTACCATGAAGGTCAGCTTAGTATCTTTGAGTCTATCTTTGACAAGTTTGTAGGCAGATTCAATGAGGCAAGAGCTATTATGGAAGAGGTAGAAGGACTTTCCGAAGATGAGCTAAATGGTCTTGATGAAGCTGATAAGGCTGATGTAGAAAGGGCAAGGATGATTGTTCGGGAGTATCCTAAGATTCTTCAGAACTGGTCTGCTTTGTGTACTTTCGCCAGAATGTCTTTACGGGATGTGGAGAGTGTGAAGTTGGGGGTTAATACTTTGGAGTATGCTGCTCCTACTTCCCCCGATAACTTCTCTATGGACTCTCCCTTGGAGGATACCTACAATCTGGAAGAGTCAGTCCGTGAGGCTTGGATGACCCATCAGTCAGAAACCTCAGCTTTTGGTTCCTTGGGTTCTGAGGTCAGGAGATTTCTTTCTACTATTACAGATGTAGATGAAGCTGGAGAGAGGATGACTGATGACTTAGGCTATCTTATTAAGATGGATCCAGTAGAAACTCATCAGTATCTATCTGATATTCTGCGTGGTATTACCTCTGAGAGCAGTATGGTCAGAAAACTAAAGAGTTTGTCAGACTCTGACCCTAAGGTAAAAGCTGTGTTTGATGCATTAGCAAAAGCTTCTCAGGCAGATTTAAGTAAGTCTATAGATAATAGCAACAAGCCTAAGAACCCTGTTATCTTGACTCAGCTGCTTATTGACATGCATAAGAACATGGTTCCTTATTCTGCATTGCTTAAGACTAAGGCAGGTAATATATATGCTAAGATACTCAATAGACAGGCCAACCCTTTGCATGATGAGTTTGTATTGAGGATGCAGCTGCATCAGGCTCTTGATAGAAGTAGTTCTATCTATGATGAGCAAGGAAAAGTCGATTGGGAGAAACTGGCTCAATGGAATGTTGAAAATAAGGGTCTGTTAACTGTTCCTAATGAAGAGAACAGAAACAACTTGTTCAATAACCAGCAATTTGCAGGTTTTTATCAAGTGTCTTTTCCTCAGCGTATAGACTTCATGAAGAGGTCTGCCAGAGCCTTAGGCATTCCTATGACTGACAAGGCTGCTCGCAGGATCTACAATAATGCCAGCTTGAGGAAAGCTTACCTGACAGCTTTACAGGAGTTTAGGACTGAAACAAGAAATGCATATAAAGGAGATATTAGAAATGCTTTGGAAGTTATTGAAAAATATCAGGGCATCAGGCCCTCTGTCAATGCTGGTTTTACAGTAGAAGCCAGAGAGGAATATGATAATGCTCTTGAGTCTTTAAGAAGCAAAGATGTTAGCTATGAAAATTTCCGTGCTAAAAAGTATGGTAAGAATCAAGATAAATCCAGAGGTGCTGGTAATGACCGCATTATCAAAATGCTGGATGCTTTAGCCAGTGTAGACAGCAGATTAAAGACAGAACGCAGGGTCTCTTGGTTTGACAGAAAGGGTAAGGCTAACTCCAGATACTCAGACAGGACTCCCTCTTATATGGGTGATATGGTAGATAAAATCCATGAGTTTGTCAATGAGGGGGATGCTGAGGGACTGAAGTCATTCATCATGGATAAGTGGGGACAGTCCTCTTTCTTCTATGATAAGGCTGAAGGAAGGTTTCTTAATAAGTGGCTTCAGGAGATGTATGATTCTATCAGAACTGATAGCAAGGGCAATGTTATCATTGATTTCGATGCTTTGGCTAAGGTCTTTGAGTTTGATGAGTTCCTTGGCTCTAACATAGATAAGCAGGTGGCTATCTTTGAGAATTTCACTGAGAAGCAGCATGCAGAAGCAATGATGAAGCAGTTTGTTCAGCTGCTTGACCAAAGTCATGGTAAGAGCAGGCTGGCTAAGTATCCTTGCTTTATCTTAGGTGACTCAGGTGCTCAGATGTTCTTTACTGCCAAGAGATATTCTAAGGCTGAGATTATGGAAGGTATGAAGGATGTATTCCGTCAGGAGATCGAGAGAATGAAGTATGTCAAGGCTACCAATGAGGTATTGGAGAAAGGCGGCTTTAAGACTATTGACAACTTCTCTCAAACTGCCGATGAATTCACTATGATGAAGTTCCTTAATCCTAACTTTGTCGATGGTAAGTATTGGAAAATTTTGACTGGCAACCAGCAGATGACTGATGCTGAGATGAAGGTTATGTCCCGTGAGGAAGCTATTGATGCTGCCAGGGATGCTCTTGGAACTGATGCTTTGACTGATGCTATTCAGACCTATATGGATGATTCTAAAGCTGACTTTATGGAGAAGTTGGCTAATGCAGGAGTCATAGAGAGGGTTAAGGGGGAAGGTGGAGTTATTACTTATACTGACCCCAAGGGCTACTTTGGTCAGAATGTCAAGTGGTTCAATAACAGTATTGACAGTCTGGTTGATGATTTCTTCTGGAATACCAAGTATGCTACTATTCAGCAACTTCAGTTGTTTACTGTTGACCCTGCCTTCTATGACCATAGGTATCCTGTTAAGGACTTGCAGAAGAGATACAAGGAAATCTATGCTCCTGGTAAAGGTGTGAGTGCTGAAGCAAGAGATTTTGATGGAAATCTCTACAGTAATAGAAGCTATGAGAAGGTTGTTTACTTTGATGATATTGCAGTCAGTTCAGAGGATGTCAATCCTCTCTTCTTCCAGTTACTCCAAAAGACTTTTGGAGATAATAGCCCTGTGGTAAAAGCCTACAAAGAGAATACTCTCACTGATGGTCAGGGCTATAGATCTCTTTCTTCCTACCGTGCTGTAAAAGGTATGGCTGGCGAATGGACAAGACCTATGGAAGAGGCTTACAAGAGAATCATGAACATTAGGAATAATGGACAGCCTCTTACTGAAGCAGACATTCAAGAGATTGCTCAGTTGGCAGTCATCTTTCAACCTATTAAACCTTATCTTTATAGTCTTGAGAAGCTGAAGATTAATGATGAGGGTGATATGGCTTTAATTCCTGTACAGCACAAATATGCAGAAGTTGTCCTGATTCCTGAATTGATGATGGAAGGCAAGCTGAAGGATATGGCTGTTTGGATGGAGAACAATGATATTGACCTTGTAGCTTCTACCAAGTGTGTCAAGGTGGGTGCTTTTGGTTCTTCTGACTTAAAAGGAGCTAACACCACTGAAACTATCAATGCAGCTCTTGATAAGGCTTATGTGCATAATCTGCCTTGGAGTGACTATAGGATTCAGTCTGGTGTTCCTGAACATCTAAACCATGCACAGCTGTTTGGTACTCAGATAAGAAAACTGATTCTTGCTGGTATCAATAAGAGTCACAACTATGACTACCTTTCTAATATATTGGGTAAGTCTGAGGATGCTCTAGGCCCTACAGTCTATCTGCCTGGTATGGGTAAGGTGCATCTTAGTGGTAGGAACTTGGTGAGCCTCTATAACTGTCTGGTGATGGGTAACCTGTTTGACAGTTACAATAGGTTTGCTACTGAGACTGCTACTAATCAGAAACTCTCTGATAAGATGATTCAGAACATTGTATCTAATGCCAATCAGTCTGAGGATAATGCTTTTGGATTCTCTATCATTGAGGATGGTGAAAACAAGGGACAGTTTGTAGTGCCTCTTGGTGAACCTGGTCTTGAACATGATGCTACAGCTCTACTATTTTCACTCTTCAAGAAGGGTGTCAACAAGCAGAAGATTAAGGGTGGTTCTGCTGTTCAGGCTTCTGCCTTAGGTCTTTCTGGTTATGAGGAGTCAGGTGATTTGTTTGAGGTAGTCAGTCCTGAAGGTGACAATGTACTCTATGACGAGATAGAGATGCCTTGGAATCTAAGCTATACTTCTGCTACTGGCAAGAATGTAGGTTTAAGATTTGAGGACTGGTGTAATCCAGATGGTACACTGAAGATGTCTGACCAAATAGTATATGGTGATGACGCAAAAGAGTATCTGTCTTGGCCTGTAAGTGGTAGAGACAAGTATGGTAGAGCTATTGACCCTGAGCAAGGCTACTATGTACCTCTGATTGAGACTAAGTACAAAGGTATTCTTGATATTATAGCCTACCGTATTCCCACAGAGCGTGACTACTCTATGGTAAACGCCAAGGTATTCAGGTTCTCTAATCCTCTGGCTGGCGGTACTCTGAAGGTTCCTTCTTCCAGAACTACCACTGCTGGCTTTGACTTTGATATTGATAAGCTCTACTTCTTCATGAGGGAGTTTGCTCAGACTCATTTGTCAGACAAGGATATTGAGAATATCTGGAATAGTATCTATGAGATGCATCCACAATGGAAAGAGGCTTTGCGCGAGGCAAGAGACAATGATCAGTTAGGTTTAAAGCTAATGGATGTCTTGGCAACAGGATTCAAGGATGACTTCTCTGGACTGGGTGAGCTGAATAAGCAGACCAAGCATAAGGACAGGTTGTACTATTACTGGGAATCAGCAGGTCTTGAAGGAACTCCAGAAGAGGCATTTACCAAATATCTGGAAGACCATAGAGATAAGTATCCTGTATTTGACACCTATAACCCAGAGGCTTCACCACTGAACCCTGTGATAGGGAAAAATGGTGAGGTGGTTACTAAAGGTAACTCCCGTGTAGCCAGAAACAATATGCTGATAGACCTTATCAGACAAAGATTGATGGATAAGGAAACCTTGAAAGCTCGCTATACTCCTGGTGGATTTGAATCTAACAGGGATGCAGCCTTGAGAATGAGAGTCCTTCAGTTTGCTGACAAAGAAGACATCACTACCAATGGTAAGATTGACTGGTCAAAGGTAGACAGTTATGTGGAGAGCATTAACAGAGGTGAAAGGAAAGACCCTGAGCCTGAGTATGATGTCTCTGACCCAACTGCCATCTTGGTGTATAATCAGCAGAATCAGGTGGCAGGTAAGTTGATTGGTATCTTTGCCAACCAAAACACCAACCACGTGTATGCTTCTACTCTCCATGAGTTATCATTGAGAGATCCTATTAAGTTTGGTAACCATAGTGCAAGAGGCTTGTTTGATATGCTTCATGCTCCTGAGGGTATAGATGTAGATACTAATGTAGCTGAATACTTGGCTGCTTCTGTAGATGCTGTGAAAGACCCTGTGCTGAACTTCCTAAACCTCAACTTGACAACTGCTGATGCAGGAGCACTGTTGGCAAGAATAGGATATACTCCCCAAGAGATTGGCCTACTGTTCAATCAGCCTATCATCAAGGAACTGTGTAACTATATAGCCAATGAGAGTGTTTCTACCGATGTGGCCATAGCTGAAATGCTGAAAAGGTATGGAGGCAGCAGAATGCAGTTGGAGAACATTAAGTATGATGCTATCAATGCCACCTCTGATAAGCTGGCAGATAACATCCTTACTGACAGAACCATCGATAAGAGTAATATGCCTCAAGAGTTTAAGCAAGGACAGCTTCAGGTGTTGTGGCTTTTCAATGAGTTGATGGCAGATACTGCTGATGTGAACAGCTTTGTGCAGTGTACCAGATTTACTGCTGCCAATTCTGTAGGCTCTACATGGGGAGAACAGCTGGCACAAGAAGAGAGAGTAAGGACTTTTATTGAGAAATACATGAAAGAGCCTACAGGGCCTGTAGATCCAAGAAGACTTGCCTTTCAGCTCTTTGACCCTTCTGAAGCAAGAAGCAACAGAGTTCTTCATGCAGGAGAAGAGGCAGTATCTGAGAATAATCAAGGCATTCTTAATATTGACGAGGAGCTATTAGACTTGACTCCTGAGGAATATATGTCTCAGATGTCAAGGAATCCTCTGGCTTTTGAGCAATGTATGATGGACTTGTCAAGAAAGACCACAAGGAGCCTCTTTAAGAAGCATTTCCCCTACTATACCCAGTTGTACAGCAACATGAGAAATATTATGCGTAGGCTGACTAAGTATGGTGGCTTGGATGCTGATACAGTCAATTCTCTACATAGGGAGTTCATTCTTTATTTGTTATCAAAACAACGGGGAAGTTCATTTGATGGTGAGACTGCCAATCTATTTGTAGATCCGACTGGTAATATCACTAACCGCCAGTATTATACCCAACACTATCCTATGCTACTCCATGCTCTCAAGGCAGAGGGGGTACTTTCGCACATACCTTTCTTTGATGCACTGACTATCACAGGAGATGCAGATGCTGATGCAGAGACTAATCCTCTACAGATTTCAGTACAAGGTATGGGAGGCCTTCAAACAAGGACATCCAACCTAATTACTGAAGCATGGGCGCAGGCTTATAATTCTGATGAGATAGTTCATAGTAACTTCCTTCAGGTTGATATTCCTGTCAAACAGCTGGCTGAAGATTTGTATTTCTACAATTTCTATAAGCTTGGCTATAATTTCCATCCTACATCTTCCATGAGTCTTGCTCCTACTTTATTGAAGCTTGGTCTTAGAGTTAATAACAACTCTACTGAAGAAGGTTATATAGATTTCATCAACGATGTGATTGATGGCAATGTTAGCATGGATAGCAATGACCTGATAAGCTTTGCCAAGCAGTATATTCTGAATCATCTGGATAATAAGAAATTTGTATTTACTCCCAAAGGTAATGCAAGAAGCACTGTCAATAATCTGGCTTATAATGAGCAGGGAAAGTACTGGAACAATGAATTCTCCATTTCCCTTAAGTCTGTAGGCAAAGATGTGGCAAGCCTCTTTACCATCTATGATGACACCTTGGCAAAGGGTGAAAATGCGTTCAGACCTGTAATTGCATTGGAAAGGGATGGAAGCACTGTCTACTACATGGCTAACTCAAGGGGTGACAGGTTCAATGTCACTTCTTCTGCTGATGGTACTATGACCTATAAACTGGTACATGCACAAGGTATCAAGGGCCAGCATATCCAGTACTTTGGTAATGCAGCCTTTGAAGCTTATCAGAGGTCTGGCAGTCTTAATAACTTCCGTTCAGTAGAAGAAACTGTAACTGATAACTCCATTGCCAACAATGAAGCTGTTGAGGGCGAAGCCCCTGCCACTCCTGAAGGAGCCCATATTGAGATAGGTACTGATGTATCTCAGATGTTTACTGACACAGAATGGGAAAGAATGTTTAAGCAATTCCGAAAAGATAATGAGAAAGTTTTTGCACGGGATGATATGCAGGGCTTTAGTGCTCAGGACTTTAAATCCCTGATGCAAGACACTTCTGATAGTCAAAATGTAGATATTCTCAATGATCTTGCAAAAAGAATTGGTAGAGGAGAAAGAATGCAGACATTGGATGATAAAGGCGAGGTAGTAGATGTATGTTAAGGTATAAAATGATTAAGAGGATAACAATATGGCAGGTGAAAAATGTTCATTGACATGTAATGTGAGGGATTCCAGGGGGCAGATTAAAGTGTCTGCCCTTTGGAATGAACTCTCTAAGTTCTTTAAAGGTGACAGACGTGCTGCTGTTACCCATTATTTTCTCACTAAGGATAGTAACTTCCTGCGTGAGAACAGTGATATACTGGAGTTTGATGCTGATGGGGAAGTTACTATTGCCTCATTGAAAAAGGCTTTGGAGAGAGATGGGGAATACAGTGATTTATCTAATGCAAGAACTTTGGAGCACTTGAACAGGGAGATTGCTGGTAAGTATGACTACTCTGAGGCTCTTGACAATGTGCTGAAATTCAACAAGCAGAATCAGTTTAACCAAGACTTCCTGGCCACACTGAAACAGGAAGAGGATGGTAAGTATTCTGTTAAGGTGGTAGAGAGAAATCCAACCACAGAGTATGAACTGGCTGACCATGTGCAAAACAAGATTCTGACTGATGCACTTAGACTGGTACTACAAGACAAAGGACTTTCTATAGAGTTCCTGAATAATCCAAGTTATGCAGTACGGTATTCTACGCACAATGCCCATCTTGATACTGACGGCCTTATGGCTGTAGCAAGTATTCTGGACGGACAAAGCAGTGCCTTGGAGACAGCAGAGGCAGCTGGACACTTTATAGTAGCTGCTATGCAGGATAGCCCTATGGTACAAAGACTGATAAACATGCTCACTCCTGAGGTACAGACAGCTATTTTCCGCAATGTAGACTCTGACATGATGAGGGATGACTTTATTGTATCTGAGGCATCTGCAAGAGAGGCTGCTGGTATTCTGATCGGTAGGCAGTTGTTGCAGCCCTTCCGTGATGCACAAAAAACCAAAAGTGCTGCTGTAGGTAACTCTATTCCCCAGACAGTAAAATGGCTGTTGAAAAAGCTGTCTAATCTTGTAAAGAGAATCTTTGGCATGTACAAGCCTGATGAGGTTCAAAGAATGGTAGAGAGGGCAAGAGAAGCTGCTTCTACGGCCGCTCAAGGATTTATTACTAATCCTGATGATGCTGATGTAGCAGAGGCCTTAAATACTCAGGAAACTTTTGTAGGGGGAAGTGTTAGCAAAAGACTGTCTGATGATGTCAGAAGGAATGTCGGAGCTTACTATGATACTGTTGGTAGCTTGAAGGACATGATTTCAAGACTAAGAACCTCTATAGGAAGGGCAGAAAGTCCAACCAATAGAGATATTCTTAACAAGCTGAAGACCTTGACTAAAGGCATTCAGGCTAATTATGGTTCCCAGATGTCACTGGATTTGTTTGCCAAAGGGGCTTCAATAGAGGGTATGGTGGTTGCCTTGGAGGGTATTACCCAAATTCTTGATACTGACATCAGAAGCCTGCTTGATCAGATTCAGCCTGCTGATAGAGCACAGTCTTATGCCAGCATCTCTACGAATGCCAGAAATATGAGAACTGTCAATACTGCAATCAAGAATATTGCTGAACTCTATCTGGCTATCTCCAGCAAGCTTGACACTTTGAATGCTAATGATGTTGTACAATTCCCTGATGCAGATGGTAATCAGGTGGTAACTAACCTGCGTGAAGCTGTCAAGAGGTTAGGAGATGTATTAGTTGGTACTGATGAAACCTATACAGATACTCAAGGTGCAGAGCAGCAGGTGAATGGTATTCAGAAGGTAATGGAACTAAAGAGAAGGCAGATTTTCATTGATGCCATCAGTAATTTCTACGGTAAGGACTTTATCGAGATGAATGCTGGTAAGGTCTGGCAGCAAAAAGGGTGGAAATTCAAACTGGTCAAGAGTGGTAACAGGCATATAGAAATTCAAGACATGATAGACTCTATGGATGAGGATATATCATGGCTTGACAGGTATCTTAGTTCAGCTGCTGACTGTGGAGACTTTGTAACAGCAGTAGGCAATAAAGTAACTAAGAATGCTAATATGCAGGCTGACAGAATTGCTTCAAGGTTCTGGGATCAGGTAGAAGCTTTAAGGCTTCAGATGCAGGAGGCTTTTGGCAGTACTGATTGTACCATGCTCTTTGAAGAAACAGTAGATACTGAAGGTCATAGAACTAAGACAGGCAACCTTGTGTCTCGAGTAAACTATGGAGAATGGGAGAAGGCTCGCCATGAGTTTGCTCAACAGCTAAAAAGAGATTTCAATGAGTATCTTGCTGAACTGAAAAGAAAAGCCTATGAGGCCAACAAAGGAGTTCTTGGGTACACCTTTAGCCTAACTGACCAACAGAGAGCTATCTTCTATCATAACTTTGTAGATCCTCAATGGCAGAGGTGGCATGAAGAAAACTCTGAAGAGGATAAGTCTGCCTTAGGAAAGAAGAGAATGGTTCCTAACCACGTAAAGTATCATAATAGCCAATGGGATGCCTTGTTTGACACTACCAATCCTAGCCTAACTGCTCAAGAAGTAGCTGAGAGGACTAAAAGGCTTAAATGGTATAATGCCTTTATGGAATTAAAGGATGAAATGGACAGCCTGCTTCCTCAGAATGCTACTGTACGTTGGAGAGCACCTCAAATGACTGGCAGGTTCTCACATAGGTTTAGGAATCTGAGAGCACAAATGGGCAATAGCTTACCTGCTTTTGGTCATGCTATGAGAAGGAAAGCCCAAGACTTCTGGGCAGTACGTCCTGATGAAGCCTATCTCTTTGGTTCTAACAATGAGTTCAATGAGATTACGGAAGACCCTCTGGAGAATCCTATGTTCTTTGAGAGGGAGAAGGTAAACAGGCTTCCTCTTTATGGCATCAATAAGCTGAAAAACATGGAGGATTTGTCTACTGACCTCTTTGGTACTATGCTTTCCTATGGCTCTATGGCTGCAACCTATAAAGCTATGGAGCAGGTAGTAGACATCTTTGAGTTAGGAAGAGATGTGTTGAAGCAGCGTAAGGTGGGTAATAAGATTGAGGCTAATAGAGAAGAAGAGTCGAGAGCCTACAGTAGGTATGTCAAATTCTTGGAGAAGCAAATATATGGTATTAATGTAGACCCTCCTTCTTGGGACAGAAAAGGCATGTGGAGAAAGCTTGCCAATAATCTTTCCTCTATTGGTGGTAGAATTTTACTTTACGGCAATCTCCACGGTGGAATTGTCAATACTGGCACTGGTATGTTTGAGATATTCAAGGAGGCAGTAGCAGGGGAGAACTTCTCTATGGCTGATGTGAATGTTGCCCATCAGATGTATTTTGATGGCCTTATGAAGACAATGGGATTAAGCCTTGCCAATGTACAAAGACCAGATGACAAAAACTCTTTATGGATCAGGCACTGGAACATCCTTAGTGAAAATAGGAGCTTCCTGCATGACCAGAAGTATGACACCAAAGCTATGAGTGTCTTGGACAACAGACTATGGAGTTGGTTCTCCCATACCATGATGCTTCCTTATTCAAGTGGAGATCACTATATGCAAACTATCCCTTACTATGCAATGGGCAATAAGATGAGGGTATATGACCATGAAGGTAATTCCATGAAACTGATTGATGCCTATGAGATAGTGGATGGTGATGAGGTGTTTGCAATAGACAATGCTTCTGGAGATATGTTAGGCAGGACACCCAAAAAACTAAAGCTGAAGGATGGCATCTTCCGCAATGCCGCTGACATAGATAAGTATGATACTGTACAAGGTATGCTGGAAAGAGTTGAGAGATTCTATCTGAATAACCCTGGTGCAAGAGGAAGTAATCCTGTAGCTCTTAATATGTTCTCTGATGCAGAAAGAGAGTGCTTGGCTGATGAAGGTTTTGCTGTTCCTACGACAGTCAAGCAGTTGGAGACTTTGAAGAGTGCCTTGCAGCTAAAATCTGGAGAGTATGTGTTTAATGCCGATGATGAGTCAGAGTTTATGGATAAATGCCGTAATATCTGTAACAGACTGCATGGTATCTATAACTCAGAAGACAAAGTTACTTTCCAACAGAACTTCTATGGTAGCCTTGTAACATCCATGCGTGGGTATGCCTTAGGTATGATTAACCGAAGATATGCTGGCAGTAAGTTTAATGTTCCTCAGGGCAAGGTAGTGGAAGGAAACTATGATACAGCATTTAAAGTCTTGATGTCTGCCTTCTATGATATTAACAACATGGATAACTGGAAAGCTGTGGGTGAAGCCTTTATGCTGGCAGCTATTCCCCCTATGCTCTTCAATAAGAACTATGGAGAGAAGCTGAAAGCTGATATGCTGAAGGCAGGATTCTCTGAGAACCAGTACTATAATATGCGTAGAACTGGTGCAGACTTCCTAATTATTCAGGCTCTGATGCTGATGAAATTCCTGTCTGCCCCAGGAAGACACTTTGGTCTTGGTGACAAAGATGAGGATGGGGATGCTGGTAATGATACTTCTGGTAACCTTCTTGCTGGTATTATCTACTATTTCACTAACAGGTGGGATAGAGAGCAGGAAGCTTTCAACACTCCAAGAGGTATGTGGAATGAGGCTTCTTCTCTGCTTGACTATGTGCCTGTAGGACTCTCTGGAGCTAAAGCCATCTGGGATATTGCCAAGCTGTTTGTAGACACTCAAATTGATGCTATTGGAGGTAATCCAGATTTAAGCAATGCTGACCTTTACTATCAGCAGTCCAAGGAAGGTAAGTATGAAGAGGGTGATCCAAAATGGAAAGTCCAGTTCATGAGGCTATGTCCTTATCTTAGGTCATGGTACACTTTCACTCATCCTTATGATGCTGCTTCAGGCTTTGAGTATGGCAGGAGAATTAGAGGTAAATAATATTGTGCAAGGCAGTTTTGCTGTCTTGATAACCTGCAAGTGTTGTTGTTTGTTGAGGGAGAGGGTACTAAACCTTCTCCCTTTTTTCTACTTGTATCTTTCAAAATGGACATGGTCAGTATCAGTATAAGAACTACATCCTTTTGTCAGATAACTACCTACCAATACAATTAAAACGATGGAAGTAAGAACAAATGCAACTTGCCCCATGCACCCTACTGTGTATAACATGTTCTGCCACAGTAATTGTATTGCTGTTGATTTTTTAGGAACAGATATATTGCTCTGTCTTTCTACATATCTGCTTTTCTCTTCTTCTGACAATTCTTGGCGGGCAAAATAATCTCTATTACTCCAATTACGATTTTTATTCTTTTCTTCTATACGCTTTTCGTACCTACGTAATTCTTTAAATATGACCATTCTTTTTGTTGATTATGCCTCTTACCATCTTTATTATTCCCATAACTACAAAGACAACTATAAGTATTAGACCTATAAAATATCCTACAGTTGCCATGTTAAATATATCTGTCATGCCATAGTAATAGGAGAATAGGTAGCATATTATCCCTATTAAACCAACCAAGCCTAAGAGTTTATTTAGATACCAGTATGAAGTCTTCTCAAAATACGACTCACCTCCTTTATTTATCTTGTCAGAAACTTCTGCCATGTTTTCTTTCTTATGTACTTTCGCTTCAATATACTTTTCGTGAAAACTCTTAGCAACCTCTATTAGTCTGCCACTATCAACCTGCTCTGGTCTAGTTTCAGGCCTACGGCCACTCCAGAAATCTATTTTAGAGTTAGGGGATGGTACAGTAAAAGATTTCTCCCAGATGATAGACACTCTTTTGGCATGAATCTCAAAAGCTTTTCCTTGAACATCGGGGAATATGTCTACAATAATGCCTAAAATACTTTTATCCCAAACAACCCAAGGATAGCCAGAAGGTAATCCAAGTTCAGATAATGCGGCCTTTAGAAGCCGATAGACATAGTTTATATTCTTGTCTTTCAGGTTGTTAATGACAAATACAGCCTTTCTTTTAGTACCCCCAGCTACCATTAACAACTTTTCGGCATCTTTCCAATTGTAGGAATCAAACTCCTTTTGATACGTTTCCTGTGATTTGCCCCGCCAATCATTCCAACTGAAACTACTTTGATTAAATGGGAATACCCATATTCCTTTACACTTATAGTACTCGGCCCATTCTTTAATTGTTTTCATTGTTTTAGTTTTTAGTTATTACTTCAGGAAGCATAGACACACAAAAAGAGAGTGAGTCTTTTTCCGCTTTTACCTGCCATTGATTTGGCTCTGGACTGCCACTTGCTTTCAGGTAAAAGTATAGCTCACTCTCCTGATATTCTTATACCAAAGTATAGTCCTACCAAGAGGAGAGCGTCCCTCAATACCCTGTGCAAGTAGATGGATTGTCCAGATTCATCAATGCAGGATAGAGCTAAACGCTTTCCAATTCACCTGCAAAGGTATTGAAAACTTTTCAGTCTACCAAAGAAAAACCATAACTTTTTGAAAACAAAACAGTTATCAATATATAAACAAACTTTAACTTTTCCTCGAGCAAAATATTCCAAAATTTTGTTTGTCAATTAGATATAAATGTGTACCTTTGCATCAGTAATCCAGGTGAGACTGATTGCACAGACATAGAAGTTGAAGGAAGAAATTCCAACAATATAGTCCAGTAGAAGGATAGCCCTGTAGCCCAGTCTCACAATATGGTTACAGGGATTTTTCCCTCTACTGGCTTTTTATTGCCAGTACTTTTGACAGGATAACAATTATCAGGATAACATTTTGTACTATGAATTTGAGGAGAAGGTATATAACGCAGATTAGGCAGGACAGGGTGCTTCAAAAGTGCCTTGCGCTGACTCTCATGCTAAAAGACAAACTGAAATCCTCAAGGATTCATCACTACAGTACAAACAAACTGTGTCAGATAACTGGAATATCACACAAGACAGCTCAGAGATATGAGGACTGGCTGCTGAAATATGGGTTCGCCCACTTTGAGGGAGCACCTAAGGACAGAGTGCTTATTATTAATAAGGTATCATCTCATACTACTAATCGGAATATCAGAATAGATGAGATGGATTTCAGTACATTTTTCTCAGCGTACAGGTCAGTACAGTCATTTATATTCATGAGAATACAGCACAATAAAGATTACCTAAAACACTTGCTTCAGGCCAGACACAATCCAAATTCTCCCAAGGAGTTTAGGACTGTGCGACGGAAAGTGAAGGATTTAGTTGAACAGGGTAGACTGAAAAGTGCAGATCAACAGTATAAAGAGCTGGGATTAAGTTTGGAGAAGATAGCAAAAGAGGTTGGGTGCTGTATCAGAACAGTGCAACGGGTGGTAGAATTTGCAGTAACTAAAGCTTGGGTAGAAAAAGAACAGCATTTTGAATGGTTCTATGCTCCCCATGTCAATCACAGGGACATCCCAGGCTTCACATTTACCACTAACCACAAGCTCTGTATAGTACATCCAAACACCTACACCCTCTCATCTTCTATCTCTCAGGCTATCTCATACTAACATGGTATGATTTAAATGGTAAAAAGTAAAACCCAAAAACAACCTATGAAAGAAACCCAAAAGTTCATAGCTTTCTCTGATGGAAGCTGTGACAACCTCAATCCCCAAAGACCAGGAGGAGCAGCTTATATTATCTTTGACTCCAATAACCAAGAAGTGAAAAGAGCTTCTAAAGGCTTTGTTGGAACTTCCAATAACAGAATGGAATTGTTGGCAATCATGAGTATAGTAAACTCTCTTCCTCAGGACTCATCTGTTAGAATCTATTCGGACTCCCAGTATAGCATTAATGTACTTACGGGAAGATGGACAGCAACTGAGAACCTTGACCAAATAAGAAGGTACTGGGACATATGTAACACCAAGAACATTCAAGTCAGTTTTGAGTGGGTTAAGGGTCATGATGGAAATGTCTGGAATGAAATCTGTGACAAGATGGCCAGAAGTGAATATAAAAAGAGGAAGAAAGAATTACCAAAACCCAAACCAAAGACTAAAAAGAAATCTCCTTCAACATGGACTAATGAGCTAGAAGAACAATACTACAACCAAATAACAACAAAGGGCAGAAGGAAAAAGATGAAGAAATAGGGAGGCTATGTAGCCTCTTTTACTTTTTATATAAATATCTGGTAATCAATCAGTTAGCAAATGTGCGACAAAAATTACCAGTTTTAGGGTGTTTTTGAGGTATTTTTACTATAAATTCCAACGTAACTATCTAAACCTCTGATAGTTAGGCATGCGACATTTTTTACATAACTCAATAATTAAACATTTAAAATTATGGAAAATTTCAATCGAATTAAAAACAGTGGCGAACTCAATCTGGCAGGTAATGTCATTCCATGTTATGTAACAGAAGATGGTACAAGACTTCTCTCAGGAAGTAAAATGCAGGAGGCCCTAAAGATTACCAAAGGTAACAGGGCTGGAACCAAGATCAACCAGTTCTTCAAGCAAAAGGCACTGGGCAATGCCGCCACACAAATTCCATCAGGAGCATTGGTTCCTATAGTATGCTGGCAAGGAGACAGAAAAGTATATTGCTACAAGGCAGAAGCCCTGACGGACATCTGTGATGCTATGCTGGAAATCAGGAAGAATTTTACGCTGAAACCAAAACAACAATTGGTGGCAGACCAGTGTGAGATATTGATGCGATCTTTTGCCAAGCTTGGACTGGTAGCACTCATTGATGAAGCCACAGGCTATCAGGAGGATAGGGACAAGGGGGAACTTCAGAAGATTCTATCAGCGTATATTTCCGATGAGGTAGCCAAATGGCAGCTGACATTCAGCGATGAATTCTACAGGGAATTGTACCGCATATACAATATTCAGCCTAGAGAAGGCCATTCCAAGCCTCTGAGAGTAGGCTATCTGACAGCCCACCTTATCTATGACAGGCTTCCTGACGGGGTATTTCAAGCCATGAAGGAGAAGACTGGTAAGAATGACAGTGGCAACTGGAAGTACCAGCTCCACAGAAATCTAACTGAAAGTGTTGGCAGGCAAGACCTCAGAAGAATTATCAGTGAAGTTACTGCGATAATGTCAATATCTGATAATAAGGAACAGTTTGAACAGCTCTATGACAGAAGGTACAATCTCTCAGCAACAGCTTGACACCATTGAAGAGCTGGCCAGAATAAATGAAGATGAGGCAATACCCATGAAGGAGATGCTTCCTCTTCTTTCTTTCCTGTGTCTTATAGTCATCGAAGACTGGCAAAATTATACAGTAACAGAAAAAACTGTATTCTTGTTTATCTGGTCTCCACTACTCTGGCTTCTTCCTGCACTTCTGGTGGAAGTATAATACCAAGAAAAGGAATATCCCTGCTATGATGACATGCAGCACAAAGTAGTTCCAATTAGATATAGGCAAACCAATTTCTGTATCTGTGATGCAGATAATGTTATTAGTAAATATGTACCATAGAAACATCCTATGATACTCACAGAAATGAAGCCTATATGAAGCAATCATCACAAACAGCCATAAGAAGAAATTGGCTACATAAGAAATAACAGGCCAATCTATGTCAAAGTAAGACAGGGCCGTATTTAAAATATACAGTCCTGCTATAAGCATAGGAAGTATCCTTAGGTAGCCTACGAACAGCTTACTCCAATGGTAGCTACTTAGTTTTGAGTTTTCCACCACATCCATACCTTCTTGCTCTGTTTTTAGTAGCTCCAGCCTTAGCAATAGTAGGCTTTACTCTTCCCACTTTTCTACCACCTGAAGCCAGTTTGTTCACTTTACATGTCATACCTCTATTAATTTAAACGTTAAACATTAATATTTATTATATAGCACATTCCTGCATTGGCAGTCCTATCCTACTCTCTTTCCAAAAAGAAGGAAACTTCCCAGCCTCCTTCTCTCTTTTGTCAAAACTAAAAACAAACAAATTTCAATTAATTTAATTTTAACAACACTATGAAAAACCACTAACCCTAAAAAAGCTTTATTTATGAAAAAGTTATTTTATTGTCAATGTCACCTTCTCCCCTTTCTTGATGGCAGGAAGAATGTATTTATCTAATAGCTTGTAATAGTATTCTGTTGACTGGAGAATTTTACCTTTTTCAAGGTTTCTTCCAACACCAATACATCCGAGTGAATCAGCTGCTGTGTTCAATGGATGCACTCTCACCCCCAAAAATCCCCTTACATTCATTATCTCTGGAACCTGTCCTTGGTATCTCTTGCCCCATACTCTTGTGGCAAACTTGGGAGAGTAAGTCATCTTTATCTCATAGGTTCCAGTCGGGATAGCTGTAATGCCATATATCTTCTTGGTTTTTATCTCAGCCTCTGTCATTTTGCTGGTCAGCCCCCTGTCTGGGTCTTCCAGTGTCTCTGAGAACCTCTCACCATCAATGGTCATCACACCAATGGTATAGGCTGACTTCTTCCACTTCCTGTCTATTACTATCTTCATTATTCAGTGGCTTTGAATTTCATACCGAGATATTGTATCAGCTGGCTCCTTAGTTCATCAACCTGCTTTCTCAAGAATTTATTCTCTCCTTCCAAGGTATCAACCTTGGCATTGAGACCGTTAACTGTTGTCTCCATCAGTCTTTTCTGGGCCTCAAGAGTCTCCTCCATCATCTTCTTATATGCATTAAAGGACTTTTCCATGTTCTCTATCTGCTGGGAATCAACCTCAGTGTTGTATTTCCTTCGGGTTAACAGGAATGTTATCAGACTGGACAATCCAGTGCAGACCACTCCAACAATAGCCATTACAATCTCACTTGCCATATCTTTACTTTTCTAATTCATTACTAATCCATTCCAATGCATAAATAGGATAGATAGCCCATGAGAGAATACTCAGTAGTGATAGGATGATATAGTCTCTTGGACAATCAAAAGACTGCCCTCTATTCCAGTGTCTTATCTGGAACCAAGCAACTACTGCTCCAATCATCCATACTATGAATCCTACAAGCAACGTCATACTATTTCTTTTTACCATTGCAAAGATAAAAACTATCCAACAGACTTTATGATTGTTAAAGGAATCTCTAATATCTTTTATTCAGATGATTAAGAAAACTCCTAATAATTTGGTCATCATTCATTTTTTACTTATCTTTGCGGAAAAATTAAAAGAGTATGAAGCTATCTAAAATAGAAAATATAATATCCGCAGGGTTCTGGGTATCTTCTTCAATAGTACTTATTTTAGTACTGTCTTTTATACTGTACACGGTTTACCTGAATCATTTTGAGGCTTCAGAATCAGTGTACAACACTCCCTTTGGTAAGATTGATATAGATACAGCAGAGGTGGCCATGATAGATGGGACAGACAGGCCTCCTCATATTAGCTACTTAATACATAAAGAGATTGTGCAGAAGGCAGATAGCATGCTAAAGGTGAGAGCAGGTGACACTGTCTGGTATTGTTTTACGCCACACACAATCAAGTACTATATGATAAGGCAAGACAGTCTGGGCAGTTATGAGGTCTGGAAATGGGATAAGTACTCCAATGTATCTTGGCCTAATGTTACAACGCAGTTTAATCAGAAATACATATTTGTAAAATAGATATGAGTAATTTTCCAGAACAGGACACAAACCTATTTCCTTTGGGTGGGCTTCTTTATTGGTTGCCAGCAGCTTATAGAGGAGCAAAAGCCGTAAGGCATAAAATAAAAAACAGTCAAAGGTTAAGAGATAGGATGTATCGAACTGTAGAGCCTACAGGATACACTTATGATAATATGATGAATTTCATAAAGGGCGATAGAAGAAGCTATTCTGACCCTAATACTGAAGGACTATTTGGCAAATATACAGGACAGGATTCTATCATTGCCTCCTACTCTCAAGCTCCAAAAGGTTTGCCCGATGGTAGGCATTTAACAAGCAAGGAAGTTCAAGAGCTTGGCTTTCCTTTTGGAGAAAATAAGGATGGAGGACTTGCAAAATACGCTGTAAAAGACATTGTAGTACCCAGCAAAAGTAAGCCTGGAGCTTATGAGCTTGCATATCCTAATCAAGAAGGGAATATCTTTCACTTGCCACAAAATTCAAATGAGCTGGATGGAGATAGGTGGATGCACAGTCATCAGCTTGGGACTTTCCATCAGACGAAGGGGCAGGATGAAAATGGTACATATATCTCCTATGAAGATACTTGGGATATAAACCCCTTCAGAGGTAAAAGTTCAGAAGATGACCCCTCATGGAAAGGGTTTATTGAGACTGGTAAAACCGTCGGGTTAGATAAAATAGGAGATGTACTGCCGTTTGGTGAGCCCTTTGAAATATATGGCAAGCAGTACTATGATAAAAATGGGAAGCCTGTAAATAAGAAAGATACTGGTGGCCCTATCTGGAAGCCTACCTACAGAGATGCATGGGATAGGCTCTCACTAACTGCCAAATCTGAAATGATGAAGGTAGCAGTCAAGCATGGTATCACAGACCTCCAAGAGATAAAGAAAAGGTATAATGAGTTTGCGGAAGGTGGCAAGATTTATATCAAGCCAGAAAATCGCGGTAAATTCACAGCTTTAAAAGAAAGGACAGGCCATTCTGCTACATGGTTTAAAGAGCATGGGACACCTGCTCAGAAGAAGATGGCAACTTTTGAATTAAACGCAGCTAAGTGGCATGGAGATGGGGGTAATCTGTTTGGTGATGGAGGAGATGAAACGGCAGCATTTACTCCTATAGCCAATCCTATAATCCCAAAAGTACCAGAAGATCAAGCATCTGTTAATTGGATAGCAAACTGGTACAATAATAGAAGAGAGCAACTATACAACAATGCTAGAAGTTACAACAGACTCTTAACAATTGTAGACAATGCAAAAGATAAAAGGTTTGGATTGCCTGTTGGAAAGTCTACAGCTGATAGGGAATATTATGAAAAGCTCAATAATATGGCTAACTACAGAACCTCTACATTTGATGAGCTACAAAAGGATGAACCTGATGTATATAATAATATTGATGATAATACTGCTGCGTATACATCACAACAAGGTACTATTTATTACAATGAGCCCTATATGGAATTTGTAGATGTTTTAAATAATGGTAATGTAGGGTATTCACAAAATGGAATACATATACACGAAAGAACTCATGCCAGTGGAAAACCAGGAAGAGAAGATGCTCTTGTAGGATATAATGCCCAAACAGCTGCTGTGAAAAGAATTATAAAGAATAAAGCGGGAATTCCTCAGCACAGTTACATAGATGCTCCTGCTGAAATATATGCGAGAATGATGGAATTTAGATATAATCATGGACTTAGTCCTAAAAAGAAGTACACCAGTAAAGAGATTCAGAAGATGCTCGATAAAGAAGGAAAAGACTATAATTCTGATTTACAAAGATATGATGTTGAATCTCTCACAAAAGCATTAAATGAAGTTGCACAGATAGGTAAATCACAAAAGAACATTAACATATTTTTTACTTAAATGAAATCAAAAGCAGGAATAGTTATAATCATTGTACTGACTTTGTTTTATGTAATGTATACAGCATTATATATTTATAACTATGTTCAGAATAGAAAGTCTATTTCCAAATCTAAAAGTGAGCTTAAGATTGAAGAATTAGAATATCCTCCTTGTTATAGGCCTTCTATAGAGGCCACTCTTGATAGTTTGGAAAAACGTTCAAACATTTATAAAAAGAAATAGAAAATAGTTATGATACAGATTATAGTATATATTGTACTCGCTCTAATAGTTGGTTTTATACTGTTAGTCATGCTAATGGGAAAAATTCTCGATAAAGGATTTGAAAATAGAGAAGATCCGAAGATTCTTAGCAAATGGAAAGAAAAAGATGAGCAAGGTAAATTTGCAAATAAACAACAAAAAGAATGAGATTAACAGATAGATCAAAGAAAAATAAATAATGGATATATTATTTTAGCAACAGGAAACAATGAATAAAGAACTTAAAGAATCAGTACAAATACTCAGAGATTACATTAAAGAAAACCCTGAGACTATTCGAACAAAAGAGATTGATTTGTCTTTATTGTCAGAGGATGAACTAAAACAACTACAAGCAGAACAGGAAAGAGAAAGAATCCGCGCACAGCTTGTTTCTTATAATAAAAAAGGCGAGCCTTGAGACTCACCCTTTCTTTTGATGTTAAGTGGTTTACTTTTTCTTTGGGCCACCACAGGCATTTTCTAAATCCTTGAGTCTGTTGAGTAGACCTCCCTTGTCTTCTGGATTGATGGCTTGGGCTGTTTCCTCAGCGGATGGTGCTGGAGTAGCGGCTTTCTTTCTGCCTAAACCAAACCTGCTGCCTCTACGAGAGAAACCACCTTCTTCCTCTTCTTCAGCAGTCTCCTCTACAATGTCTGGCTTGGCACTGGCTATGTCTCCAGCCTTTACCTCTCCAGTTGTAGCAGGACTTTCACTTTGGTCTTGAATAGCCTCTACAATAGCTTCTTTCTCAGCATCACTCATCCTGTCAAAGCTGGCTACCAATGCTGCATTATCCAGTCTGGTAAGTGGAAACTCTGCTTCAACTTGGAAGTTAGCTCCCCTGTAGGGTTCAAACTTACTGTCATCAGCAGTTGGTTCTTTCACCTCTAACTGGTTGCTGCCAGGCCTTGCCTGTTTGTAAGTCTTCTGAGCACCTTGAATAGCATTACCTTCATTGTCTCTGCCTGAAGGTGTAGGATAATCAACCTTGATAGGAATAATATTGATGCTCTTTACTTTCAAACCATATTCATCTTCCAAGAACTTGGCATACATACTGAGCTGCCTGTCATAACCTTTCTCTACAGCATGGGCGGCATCAAAGGCCCCTCGATGGGTTTTAAAGTCATAAATATGCAGGTTACCTTTATCATCAATAGCTAAGACATCAAGTGTTCCTGCTACTCTGACCTTCTTAGTTTCTATGCCCTGTTCTCCTTTAACTTGTACATCCAAAGTACCTTTAGCTGTAATGTGACCTGGATTCTCCCTGTTACCAGTAGCAATAACCACCTGACCTTTACCAGCAAGTCTTGACTCAAATGCCTTGAGAGCCATGAACACTTGGTCATAATTTTTTGCTGTTGAGTTATCATACCCTTCAAATTCTGCCATTCTCTTGGTTCCATCCATAGAGTCAAAGGCCCCAGTAAACACGTCCCTACCAAATTCATCAAGGCTATTACCTAACAAGGATGAGGGTAATGCCCAACCATTAGCAGGATTAAATCTTTGACCCATGTTTTCAAGAGCATACTTAATGGAGGTGACTCTTGACCACAATTGACCACCAATGCTGTAGTGTCTGCCATCATCAGTCAGTTGCCTGCTCTTAGAGTCTGACAACATCCTATTGATAGTATCCATGATAGCCCTTGGGATACCATTGAGAATACCTTCTCTGGTAGGAGCTTCAGTCATCATTCCAGTATCACCATCCACCTTACCAGCAGCACTCTCAGCTTCAAAGCTAGCCACTATACCTGTAGGATTACCAATAGGAGCTTCTGGTTCCCTGGTTCTCTCAGGATACAGTTTGGCTTTCATAGCAGGGTTAATGCTGACAGTTATACTTCTTGAGGGATAAGCAAGCTTAGTAACCTGCATCTCAAAGATACCATCATCATAGAGGTCATTCAGATTATCTGTTGCTGCCTTCCTTTCTACAGGAGTCTTAGTACTGTCATGGGCTGTCTCAGCATCCTCATAGTTTACTTGCCACTTTACTCTCTCATACCTTGAATCGTTAAGACCTGATCTTGTATTACCTTCATTATCCAGTATCAAGTCTTTAAGGAAGGGAGCGTATTCAGCTTGACTTACCTGACCAGTGTATGAAGTGGTGAGGGTGGTGAGGAGGTTGTTATTATTGTTGACATCCCCTGAGTAGACATTGATATGGACTGTCTTTTCATCAGGTCTTCCCTCAGTAATATCCACTCTGACAGTCATATCATCTACATGCAGATTATTATCAATAGTCTTTCTAACACTCTCTTCAAAGTCTCTTACTGCCTTGTCATAGGCAGTCCTATTAACCACATCTCCTTGTGCATTAAACAGACCGCTGCTCAACTTCAATTTGCTCAATTGATTGAACAGCCTTCTAAACCTCGAGTTGCTTTCAATAACCTCTTGAGCATTGCTACCAGTGCCATCTGTTTCCCTCAGAATATCAATGATAGGCCTGCCAGTGTTCTTATCTAGTGTCTCACTGACTTTCTTGACCAGTACAATTTTAGGATAGGTGTCATTAGTTCCCTTCTGAAGATTGAAGTTCAGTTCCTTGCTATTGGGATCATCAGGATTCTGAGCCTTTCTTTCTCTCTTAAAGAGCCTATCAATAAATGCCTTGCGCAGTTTCTTGTAGAGGTTGGTCTTTCTGATTTCGGATAAGCCTCTTTGTTTAGCAGCATCATAGGCCTGCTGTTCTTCCTCAGTAGCACTGATGAAGCTCTCAGTAGCAGAATTAAGATTTTCATCCATCAGCTGCTGAACACCTGTTCTTGGTGTCTCCTCAGTAGCATGAGGAATTCTGTCTTCCTCTGTATGACTACTTACCTTTTCTATATTAGTGCGTATTGGAGTACCATTGTATTTGCCAGTATCATTTTGGGGAGCATATCTCAGTACATGGGTATCAGTATCATTAAAATTGATTCTATTCCTCAGTGCAGACATTCTGGCTGCTGTAGCCTTCATAGCATCACTTTCTCCTGTACTTATCTCACTGCTGGGCATTACTCCTATCACCTGATACTGTTTGGTCTTACCATCAGTCTTGTCCTTGATGCTAATAAGCTGACTCTCACTATCTACCAAATGCTTGTTTTTATCAGTAACCTCTAAGGCCATAAGAATAGGAGAAGAGATTTCTGGATTATAAAATCCGCCATTCTCCTCGATGTTATTCTTTACAGCTTCTGCCAATGCTGGGTCATAAAGGAATACTACCTGACTTTGATGCAGTAATCCCTGCTTATTAGTCTGCCTCCAAGCCTCTGCCTCTTTATTCCATGCATCGGAGAGTTTCTGAAGGAATGGGATGACTCCATGCTTTTCAATATAGCTTTTCCAAACAGGATAGTTCATCAGCATATCCAAATCCCTGGACTCCAGGACAAGAGGAGTTGGGGGGAGGGGGTTGGGGTTGTTATTAATTTCCCCAGCAGGTATGCCAGATGCTTGTTCAGTTCCTGCCTGACCAGCCCTTCTGCTCTTAATATCACCAATGTTCAGCCCTGCCAGTGCAGTAGCCTTGGCATCAATCTGAGGAGCTTCTGCCTGAGAGGTTACCATTGCATCTTCCATGATTCTGTTCTGTAGCTCTTGGATATTACCAAAGGTTCTGCTATTTAGATTAGCTGAAATAATATCCTTCAGCTTGTCTCTAGTCTGTTCCTGCATAGGAAGTTTATCAACCTCATCCAATAATATTCCAACATCTTCAAGTATCTTACTGTTTAAAGTAGATGCATCCTCCATAATCTGGGCATTCCTACTATTGGCGGGTGTTGGACTGGCAGGCCGTGGTGTAGGCTGCTGTGTTACAGAAGCAGTCTTCTTTTTCTTTAATCCAAATGGGTCATTTGGGTCTACCTCATCAGGTCTTACCTCTTCTTCCCTTGTAGCCTCTGCCTTACTGCCTTTAGTCTCTACAGGATTAGTAGCTACACTTTCAGGCTGTGCTGCTGTAGGCTTGTCTGCTTTGGCTTGAGCTACCTTATCCTTGTTAGCCTTGAAAGCATCCACCACATCATTCACCAAGCCAGACATATACTCAGGACTAACCTGATTAGCCCTATTATCAACAGTAGCGACATTGGTCTCAGTAACTTCTCCTGTCATAGGATTTATAGCCAACTCATAAGCATGATTCCTTTGCTCTACATAATTATTGAAATCTTCATCCTGTACTCTCTGACTCAGTTCATCCACAGGGATACCTCTCTCTGCTGCATAGTCAATAGCATAGTCTAGCAGTTTCTTGTCATTCTCTGACAAATCTCTGTCAGTAGTTACCTGAGTAGGAACAGTTGTAACCTCATAGTCACCTGTCTTTTGTTCATAGTGAGCACCAGCAGGAGATGTTGTTACCTCTGTATGAGGCACACTCTTTGTCTTCCTGATATAGCTATCTAAATCAACAGTTTCCTTCATTTGCTCATCCCTCTGACCAAGCACTTCCTTGATACCATCCTCCATAGTGGATAAAGTCTTATCTGAGGGTTCATCCGCCTTTCTTGCTCTTGCCAATTCCTTCTCAATAGCTCTGAGCATACCATTAAGTACAGCAGTAGAATATCCATGTGCCTTCTGAGCTATCTTCTCTTTGGATAAAGTGCTTTCAGGATCAGCTTGAAAGTCATTAAAAGCTTCTGCAACAATCTTATCATTGAAATAGTCTATTATAGCCCTTCTCCTGTTCTCTATGACAGCCTGCTGCATTTGATTGGCCTCTACAGGATTCTGCATAATCCTCTTAGCAACTTCCATATTGTCCTGAATCCTGTCACTCAGTATGGCAGCATCCTTGACCTTCTCCATAGCCTCATTGATAGAAGTACCATCCTCTATCAACTTGTTCTTAGCTAAGTCAATTTCCCTCTGCTGTGCCTCTGAATAGTCATTCCTGTAGAAGTCATCCAGCATCCTGTATCTGTCATTGGGATTCAGTCTCAGTATTTGGTCTGCTGTGATAACAGGTGCTTCACTTTCCAAGGCACTCTTCAGTTCAGCCTCTTCATTGTTAATCTGGGACAGTGCATCCTGCTCTTTTTTGAGGTTGATGGCAGCAGTCTTTTTCTTCCACATTCTGACAGCCTTCTGACGAGCATTCTCTACAATACTCTTAGTAGGATCATTCTCTTTATCAGCTTCTTTTGCTGCTTTATCATAGGCTGTTTGAGCTGCCTGCACTCTCTTCTCCTGTGCCTTCTTGGTCCTCTCATGGCCTTGCATACTTCCATATTTGGCAATAGCAGCATGACTACCCTCATACTCAGGAGTACCTTGTTCACCAGTAATCTGCTCTTCCAGTTCTGATAATCTGATCTTCCATCTGTTGTCCAGTACATATTGGTACATAAGTTGCTGCTTCAAGTCAGGATGGAGCTGTGCCTGAATAGAATTTTCAAATTTCTTCTGAAGCTTCTCTGTCCTATCCATTATGTCCAACAGATTGGCGGCATTCTTCTTCAATCTCTCTTGAGCAAACCCAGCCTTTTCTTCTTCAGACATATCAGCCAGTACATTCTTGTTTTGGTCAAGACCTAAGAAGGTATTTACTAATTCCTGCTGTCTCTGAACAGTGGCTTCATCACTGGTTTCCCCAATACTTGCAGCATCTTGCAGGCTCTGCATAGCATTGGTATAGCTGGATTCTGCCTCATTGAACATAGGAACACCAAGCAGCATATTAAATCCTCTGCCTATAGTAGCAGCAGCTCTCTTCTTCCTGCTCCAGTTGGCTTTATTAGGTTCTGCCTGTGCATTAGCTACTACACCTGAGTTCCTTAGACTGAGTAAAGTACTTGCCAGTGCAAAGGCTTCTCTATCCTTTGCATCCTCAGCTTCTATGAGGGAAGTTCCTTCTCTTGCTATGACTTTCTGATTCAGTGCTGATGCAGTTTCCACTATATTATCCAACGAATAGCCAGACTCTTTTATTATATCATTAATTCTTTTTATTTCTGCCTCAGTCATCCTGGTTTTCTGCTTGGCATCTGCTACTGCTTGCAATACAGGATTGTTCACAAAGTCACTTATCCATTCTGCTGTAGAGATACCTTGCTTCTCAGTTCCCTGCTTTTTATTAGCTTCTGCAAGCTCTTTCATTCTTTGCCTATGACTAATCATACCATTGACATTTGGAGATACAGTCATGAAGCTTCCTAAGGCTCCAATACCACCATCCAAGAAACTTCTCTTCTCTGTCATAGCATTGGTAGCTCCAGCTATACCAGCAACAAAAGGATTCACATAATCGTCAATAACAGCTCCATAGGCTGCTGGATTGTATTTCTGTAGCAGGTAGTTATTATAGTCCTGTAGTCCAAAGCCCTCCGCAAAACCTACTGTTACATCGTCAAAGTAGTTAGAGTGGAATCCACCCCATACCTGTACGCCCATTTGCTTAAGTGCTGCATTTCTTGTAGCATTCTTAGCCAGAGCATACTGACCATTCTTAGTAGTAGTGGCCACATAAGGATTGTTCTTCCTTATGGCATTTAATGTGCCTTTGTCAAACAAATAGCTCTTGAACACTCCATTGGTGGTAGCCATTCTTAAATGTTCAATACTAGCATCCACAGCATAGGCATTTGCTGCATCATTCTCAGCCTGTTGCCTGTCTTCTTGATGTAAGGCCTCTTGTTCCTGTCTAACTTGCTTTCTCAGATACTCAGTATAATCTACAAAGGCCTTATCTTCATCTACAGCAATATAACTGCCTCTTTCACCTGCTCTTGCTTTCCTACGGGCATTCTCAGTATCTACAAACCTACGGAAGTCAGCTTGTGCCTCCTTGGTTTGCAGCCTTCTTTGTACTTCTGTTTCAGTATCTTTGTCTATAATCTGGTCAAGTTTCTCATTGTTTTGTCTGAGTACTTCTTCATAAGTCTGCATACCATAGGCTGCATCAATACCTAATGAAGAGGCATTCATTACACCAAGAGCACCTACCTTGTTGATAGCTTGTGCCGCCGTTGGAGATTCTGTTGCTAATACTCCAGGGGCAAGTTCTACACCACCCGCAAGTCTGGTAGCACCTCTTACCATTCTTCCCAATGAGAGGTTCTTCAGTAAGTCTGACCATGCGAATTTATTCATGCGCACAGCTTCATTTAAAGTATTCCAACTCCAGAAGTCTCCTTCAGTACCTGGGGTAACCACATTATTATATATGGAGATACCACCATTCTGGTCTGCTTTGGCAATAGCATCTGTATCAAAAGTGTTGTATTGATCCACCTTGTTCCAGTATTGGGGGTTAAACCAGTTGTCTGTACCATCCCCAGATGCATCCTTACCTTTCAGATACTCAGCCAATCCTTCCTCTCCATAAAAAGTTTTTGCACTCAATGCACCAAGGGCTGTCACATTATTGGCAAGGTTGGCTACACCGCCTACCCATACATTCTTCAAGGAATTACCTGCCCATTGCCAGCTACTTTGATTGTCTGACACATAGTTCTGCATGTCCTGCTCCAATATATTGATAGCAGTACCCTGACCATATTTCTGTCCTAATACTTGACTCTGGGCAATATACTTTAGCTTGTCTACAGTACCAAAGTGCTCAAACTCATCTTCATCCTTGAACATGGTATAGTAATTGGAGCCATGATAGTCATATTCTTGGGTATTCCCAAGTTTATCAGTAGCAGTCCTCTTACCACTTAGAGCCAGATTGTCAAACATCTCATCCACCTGTTCTGAGGTAATCTGTCCCTGACTATATGCCTTGGTGTAAGCTGACCATAAATCATTGATGGAATCTTGACTATCAACCTTCTTTCTTTCATTATCAGCAACAGTTATCTTATTCAGAATATCATCATTCTCAGCCCTTCTTTGCATGGCATTAGTACTTGCTGCATCCTCTGGATTAAGAACTCCCATAACCAAGCCAGTTCCTGCACCAATCAGACCACCAATGGCTGCACCAGGAATACTTCCTACACCTTCAAAGGCTGCACCAATGGTAGTACCCAGACCTAATCCTGCCATACCATAGCTGCTCACATCAGAACTAACAGCATTCCATCTTTCACCTAAAGTATAGTCTTCCCAATCCTTGTTCTCTGCTGCTTGGTCACTTTGTTTAAGTTGCCAGTTTGCTTTATAGTCTGAGTTCAGAAGTTCTTTCTTACCTTCAGGGGTGAGAGACATTAGCTGTTCAAGATTACTGTTAGAGCCATACTTCTTACCAATAGCATCACCTAACAGATAGTCTTCATACATTCTGTCTCTTTCATTCTTGTCAGGTGTTTGCTGGAATCTTTCCATGCCAAAGGTATTAACAAACTGCTGGTTTCTCCACAGCCTATCTCTCCATTCTTCGCTTTGATCAAGTATCTTGGCATAGTTCTGTGACTCCCAAATGGCCTGCTCATCATTGGACAATCCTCTAAGACCACCTTGCCATCTGTCATAATCTTCCATAGGATTCCAATTGTCAAACTTGCCACTATTGACATCTGCTACAAAAGTTCTTGCTTTTTGTAGCCGCTCTGGTTTCCATTCTGGTATAGGCATGGTGAATTGGTTCATATAGTCTTCTGCTACTGTAGGAACGCTCTGTTGCTGTTGATTGTCTCTCCAGCCACCAAGGCCTGTCAGCGGATTAAATCTTAAGCCTGTATTGTTTGCCATATCTCTTCTGCTCTTTAAATTTGATTATCATCAGAACTAGCATTGCTGGTATTACTGTTTGTATCAGGAGTCTCCTTAACACTGCTTTCCAAAGGTACTACAGTAACTAATCCCCCATTATTAAAGTACTCATAATAATCCTCATACCCTGGATCATGTTGTGAAATACTAGGATCAAGAGTCAATGCCTCTGCGTAAGATATTTTCTTGCCATAGGTAGTCTTCTGATTCTTGGTAACAGGACTAACTACCCCGCTACCATTATATTGACGGGCCTCCTTTAGCTTCCTATTAGTAGCTTTAGTGGTGGTTGCTGTACTGTTATTACCATTGCCCATCTTAACATTCTTGCCTGGAACAAGACCCTTCTTGACAGCCTCTATATACTCATTGGAATAGCCATTTCTTCTGCCATTCTCATCATGAGTGTACATCCACTCATCTTGGCTGACATACTTGCCATTCTTATCTCTTACCATACCATGTGCTGCCACACTTAAGTTATGATTAGCCCAGCCCAAAGCATTGCTGGCAGCCTGAGCAGCTGTCAGTACACCAGGATTCTGTTGGACACTACGTCTTTCCTGATAAGCACTTCCTTCCATGATGCCATTGATAACATTCTGTCGGGCTATCTCAAGGTTTCTACCTGTAAGATTACCATTGACCTGCCTACCTTCAAGAATATCATTGACTGCTTGGTTAAACTCTGGAATACTCTCCAAGTTTTGTCTCCATGCTGCCAACACCTCAGGGCTGTATCCTTGGGTCTGTATAATATCCTGAAAATACTTATTGATATTCTGTATTCTGGTATCCCCATAAATTCTTGATGATGCTGCTTGTGCATACTGAGCACCTTCTTTCCTCAGCTCATCAGCATTGACACTGTAGAGGTTTGGATTCTGATTGTCGAGGAACTGGTCTATACTTAGATTGTCCTCTGCATATAACAGGTTTTGGCCATTTGCCCTTGCAGCACTTCTCAACTTTCTTTGCTCTTGCAGGGCTTCATCAGCCTTCTCTAACCTGCCAATCTCTCCTTGATACCTCCTCTTTAAACCAAGTAAAGCTCTTCTGTTACTCATATTGAGACCATTGGAAGAGAAGTCTTTGGCTTGTGCCTCTAAGTCTTTGGCATACCCTTCATAGATCTCTCTTGCCCTACTTCCTTCAGGCAGTGTGTCAGCAAGGTATTTAAAACCCCCTGCCTTCCTGTTCAACTCATCATAGGCAGCTTCCTGTTTCTCAAAAGCATCTTTATACATCACAAAGGGAGTAAGCATTTCCTGCATACTCTGATAGGGATTGAATGTTGATGTATCAGCTACTAGAGAATAATTATTATAGTGTCCTGGCATCTCTACTCCTCCATATTTAGAATGTTAAACCACGTTTCTTGTTCTTCTTTCTCTTAATCTTGCCTCCATTGGCATCTTCTTTCACATAGCCACTGAAGATGGGAGTATTGTCAGTACCAGTACCAAATATACCATTTGCAGCCATCTTTGCCACAGCATTGCGGTCTCTCTTCCATTTCTCCCATTGGTTAATCCTATCAAATAAACCATTGATATTACCATAGAGGTTACTTGCCCACCATCTGTCAGCATCCATTTGCTGGGCTGCTGCCTGCATATTCAACTGGGCATTGGCTCTGGATGCCTCATTGTAGGCACTGGCATCAAACCTGCTGTCCTGACCAAACTCTCTCTGGTTATCCTTATAGATGTCACCGTTGAATGTCTTTACCTTCATGTACTTATCAAAGTTATGGTCTAACTGCTGCCTCTGAGCCTGTCCTAAGGCTACTTGGGTATTGTAGTTATTGGCAAGTATTCCTGCCATCTTACTGCCTTGGTTACCTCCACTGTTCAGTATGCTCCTGTCTGCTGCTCTTGAATTAGCAAGGATAGGTGATGTATAGAACCAGGAGTCATCAGGTTTGTAGACTGCAAAGTCTCCTCTTGGCATCCAGTCAGCTGTCCTATAGTCCCCTGCTCTGCTGGCTGCTGCAAACAATCCTGAAGTATTGGGCCTACCTACACCAGCACTCATAAGTCCTAAGTTCAGCAAAGGCCCAAACATACCAAATGATGTCTCCTTCCTTAAATCAGGAACATAATCCTTTGCCTTCTCCTCAGGAGTCTTCTCTCCTTCAGGATCGGTTATAGCAGTTGCGGTAGTTGCAGCTGTGGGTCTTCTATAATAGTTATAGGCAATGCCATTCTCTGGAGTAGCCCAGTTATAATTACCTGCTGCTGTCCAATCTGTAGGTACAGCACCTATAATAGGCTCTATTGTACCATCCTCATTGATGACAAAGTTGCCTGTCTGATTACCTCTATTGGCTTCCATAGCTGTATGCCAATAAGTTCCTGGGTTAGTTTCCCTTACCCCTTTACCATTACTGCCAAATACTGTAGCATAGTCATAGTTGAACCCATCTTTCCACCTGCCATCCTTCACAAACCTGGCAGCATAGTCCTTTGCTACCTGAGGAGTATCAGGGTCATTCAGAAGGGTGTTCAAGTACATCAATGCATTATCTGGAGTTTCCAGCCACTTGCTGGTATTCTTATAAGCCTCAGTATTTCTCATTTTTTCAGCCAGCTGCTCAGTGGTCAAAGCATCTATCTCTGCATCAGACAGTCCTTCAGTAGCCTGCTTGAAAGCTAAATCCTCTGAGCCTCTCCAACCCTTACCATCAGTGGTCTTCCAATTACCTCTGCTAATACTTTGGATAGTTGCCTTACCACTATTCTCTGGAGAGTACATACCGAAATCATAGCCTCTCCTCATAGCATCAGCCAATGCAGGATTTGTCTTGGCCAAAGCATTCTGGAAGGTCTCTGTAGAAAGCAGCCCTTCCCAAGGCAGCTTGTCCAAGTCCACATCATCTTTGTCAAGGTCAGCAAAATAGACTATATTGTTTTCCTTTGCCCAGTCTCTGAACTCCTTGGCAGTATGTACACCCACCGCATCAAACAGCTTTTCATAGAGCTTACCACCCTTGGCAAAAGTCTGGGGTTCCTGATCAAGGTTATACTCCTGCTCTTGTTGCTCAGCCATTGCCAGCTCTTCTTCTGTTGGCTGGGATGCCATTTCAGCACCTTGCTGTTGCATCATAGCCTGTTGAGCCATTTGCTCTTCCTGTGCTGCCCTCTTCATGACAGCAGTCTGCTCCTCAGGAGTCAATGCCTCAAAAGCCTCCTTGGCTCTTTGGGCTTCCATTTCTGCTTTCTGCCTCTCCTGTTGTTCTGCCAAGTCTGACATTGATGCCTCCAGTCCCCTTTGGCTGATTGCATCATTGGGTCTTTCTGCTGCCTCTTTCTCCAGTTTCTTAGATAGTTCAGCAAAGGTAATATCTCTCTTCTTGGGAAGATGGAAAAGCTTCTTAGTAGCTTCATCACATTTGATTCGCGCACTGTAAACATAGTCATTAAAGATAGTCTCATTTTCTTCCACCAAATTAGGAGTACCATTCTGATCTACTCCCATCTGGATTCCCTGGTTAGGATTCTCTTCGTGAGAGCCTCCTGCATCCACTCTTACCAAGCCATCTGTCCAGTCTGCTCCATGAGTCTGCAAGTCACCACCAATGGCAAAGGCTCTTGGTTGAGGAACCAGCCCTGCTGTTTTATTCTTAGCCTCAGTTTCTCTCTTCTTTATAGTCATATAGTCCATAGCTAATCCATAATCCAAAGCACCGCCTCCAAAGTCACCAAGATAACCACCAAAGGCAGAATAATTAGCCAATGCATCATTCAGTTGGTCATCTACAAGATTGGTCACATTGTTAGTAACGCTTCTTTCAGCCCAGCTCTTAGCTACCTCTCTTTGCCTTCTCAGCTCTTCATTCTTCCTTCTTGCTTTGCTGCTTGAGAACCAGCCACCTTCATAAACATCACCAATTTTTGCAACAGCTTCTGGGCCTTTAATAGCATCAAATGAATCTGCATTGCTGGTAAAGTTGCTTAGTCTGGCAGTACCTTCATTAGCAGCTCTCAGTGCCTCTTCATTTACCTTAGTGCCAAAAGCCCTATTGACAAGTCCTCCAACAATTCCTGTACCAGCACTTATAATACCTCCAAGAATAGGATTCACAGCACCCACAGCAGAGCCCACAGTACCACCAATATCTCCAATGGCATTTCCTGCACCACTGCTCAGTCCTCCGCCAATAGCACCACCTGCTATCCCTCCTACAGCACCTGCAACACCACTAATCAGTGAGCCAGCACCAGCCTTTAAAGCACTTTTAAATCCAGCTTTACTGAAGGCTTCTTTAAAGCTAAGAGGATTGCCCACTGCATTCTCCTTACCACCATAGTTCTGGAGATACTGGTTCATAGCTTGATTCTGTGCTTGTGTTTTTGCCATCTGTAGTCCAGTCTGGTTAATTTGGGCAGGACTGAATGAGGAATTGATTCCCCAAAAGTCAGAAGGGCTGTTAGCAGAAAGACTGCCTATACTACCCCCATCAGGAAATAAATTAAAGGCAGACTGATTCCACCTATTGACTGTATAAAGCTTATTCCTCTTTGTCATACTAAGAACTATTTTGATGCAAAAATAATGAATCCCCTAAGAAATACCCTTTTACTTACATCTGCCATAAAAAAAGGTAAGGAAATCATTAAGACTCCCTTACCTCTCGTCCTGTATGTCGCTATGTCATAGCTACTCAAGTATAGTATGTCATCACTATATCATGTATCTCGGCCTTCACTGTATTTGGAACATCTTTCTTCAATGTCAGATACAGCCAAGGATTCCTCATCCTGTCAGTCTTATGGCTGGTGCTAAGATTATTCCTCGGAATGTCACACCTCCATATCCTGAACTTCCTGATGAGTGCTGATGAAGACTCTCCATGCTTAAACAAGGCATGCCCAAACTTAGTTTGTAGATTTGTCCTACCCTGCTGGTATTCATTGGTAGCCTCAAGAGTGTCAAAGGGCAGATATGGAGAGAACCTGTCATCATTAATGATAATGCCTTCGTTGCCTTCACTGCCTAACATACAAGCTCTGAACTCCAAGTTGGTGAATATCTTGTCCATCTGAGGTTCAGGATTGCCCACAAGTTTCATCCAGTAAGGCTGGAAATTATTATCTCCAAAGAACATATTGTATTCTCCTGCCTGATGCTGGTACAACTGTACACCATAGGCCATCTGCTGGTCAGGTTCTGCTCTTAACCAAATGCCCTTACCATCAAAGTTACAGAAATAAGGAGAATGATTATAGGAGTAGAATGAGGTAAATGCCTGGAATTTCTCTGAGAAAGCAAGACACCTTGAATTACCAATGAACAATATATCCTGATTTAGCTTGTCATAGTATGTAACAAAGCTGCTCATATATCCTGTCTCTGGGAATGAAGGATTCCATTTAGTCTCATAGTTGAGAATGTTCTCCTTGCACCATGCATTGAATCCCATACTGCCTGACAGATTAGTCACCTGACCATTGAACAGGTAGATACCCTTATTGATGGAATCCATGAAATAGATACCAGCAGGAGTATTACAGATAGACCACTTGTTACTGCATCCTACTGAGTCAGTCAAGTACCTCTTTCCTTGCACCTTACCACTGTTGGCAATCTCGATAGGCACTCCCTCAGTAGTGGAAATCTGGGTATTCTCATTATAGAGTATCTGACTAATGCTTGTGTCTTGGAAACAAATAAGCTGGTCATTCAGTCTCTGCAAGGAAGTAACCTGTCCTTTGTCTCCATCTAGCTCCAGAACACTAGCCAAGGTAAGGTTAGTCCACTTATCCACATCTGACCCACTCTCCTTAGTAAGAGTCCATGTCAGCTGGTTGGGGAAGTACTGTGTCTTATAGTAGTCTTCTGGCATAATCTTGTAGCTGAAGAAGTTATCCACCTGACTATACACAGGATTCAGCAGGTTGAAGTTCTGTGGTGTCATATTCAGGTTATTCTGCTGCCCTCTGTTTCTGTCATGCCTTCCATCGATATTAATGTAGGTCTCCAGCATAAAGCTGCCTATCTCTACTATCTGGTTGGTGTCCTCTGGGGTAAACGGATAGGTCTTCAGACAATCATACCGCTGGAAATAAGTATCTCCATACTCATAATAGAATATGGTATCTCCAGCACTATTCAACTTGACAGGTTCACCGCAAGGAATCCATACATTCTCCCTTAGAGCATCTTCTGAATCCCCGCCAAACATATTGGTAGGAGTTTTGCATACCTCAAAGATAGGCAGGCTGTACTCCTCCAAATGGTCATAGATGGCATTTTTTACATTAAGTACTATATGTGGAGAGGATTTATATTTCATCCTTACTCCTGTTTTCTTCAGTACCAAATCAACAAAAGCATCTCCAAGGTCATCGTCTATTCCTAGCCAGTCCTCATTAGTATCGTCTGAGCCTTTCTTATAAAGCATGATAGAACGCCCATTCTTCGCTGTTTCTTTATTGGAAAATGTTTTTCCCCAATTATCAGAGGTAAAGCTTGTTCCCTTACTGCTGAAATTTACTTCTAAGTATTTTATATGACTGATGGATTCTTTTTCTTCACCAGTAATGTTATCAACTACAAAGTATGTACCCACGGAGGTTTTTGGGGTAAGCATGGTATCTACATTACCATAGTACAAACCATTCTGAAACTTGAGTATTGATACATCATCAGAAGAAAATAATTGAGGACTGCCATTAAGAGTGCTGTTATTTTCATCTACCTTTGTAATATTTTCAGAAAGGGCAGTAGTAGCAAATCTCAAGTTAGAGATAACTTTCTTTTTTAGGATTGCACTAGCTACGCCTTTATCAGCTGGTCTGTTCATATCATTATTCAACGACCCTCCCATCTGCCAAGGGTAAACCATAAATTTAACAGGGGCTTTCTGTTTTGCCCAAGGTTGCATCTTGGCTGAGTCAGCATCCTCGCTACTATCATCTACTAAATAGTCATCGTAGAACACTCCTGACACTATACCATAGGTATCTGGACTATCAAAAGAATGGTGTATAAAACCAGCACCACCCTTACTAATAGTGGGTGTTTCTGTTTGGATGTCTATATCAGACAAAGTACGTGTCACTTTAGCCCATCCTACACCCTGATAGGTTGAATTTGTGAAATCTGTTGTAGCCATCTCATCCCCAAGTTCCGCTTCTGGAGTATTAACAGTCCACCAATTAAACGTAACTTGAGGGGGTAAGGAGTAAGCACCTTCAATTTCTACAGCCCTCATAAACATGATGTCTTGATCAGGCAAAAAGCCCACGGGATTGTTATTAGGATCAAACTTATCTCTAATCGGGCCAAATGGGATTTTGGCTACAGCTTCTGGAGAACCCTCATCATAGATACCTCCATCCGATGTTGTAGAATACTTAAAATATGGAATTCTTTGGTTGTAAATAGACCAATGTTTCCCATTTCCATCCTGAGTGACCATATTCCATAGACTTACTGGAGCCACGCTGCCATCTGTAGTGCTACCTATAGTGCTACCGTCGTCTTTACAGTCATACCCTTTTACCAATTTACTGGGGTCAGTATAAGGCCTGAAGAACCAAGAGGACTGATATTTAATTCTATCTGGCATATAGATACAAGGGTTAGCTACCCCTTGGCAGATGACTTTCCTGTCCTGAGGTTGCGGGAATACTACCACAGCCCTTGCCTTTTTATAGCCAAGGTCATTCAGATAGTCGTACTTATCTTGTGGAATAGTTCCTTTTAGCCTTGGCAGGTCAACTGTGCTGCCATTATGAGTAGGGCGTTTGGTAATATCAACATCTTTAATAAACACAGGAGAACTCCATCTACCTGATTTATGCTGGAACTGCACACCACACCTATAGGTATTGCCTCTCTTGAAACTGCCACATGGCTTTGAGGCTGTATTACTCAACTGGTTGCCGTAGGTATAGCTTCCATTGTTCTGGATAGCAGGGGTGACTGTCCTTGTCTTATCATCCTCCACTACATTTAAGCCTGAAAGCTTCAGCCTATCCTCTCTTGTCTGCTCAATATTACCCAAAAACAAAGTGCCATCCTTTTGCTCTAAGGTCAGTGCTTTTATGTTCTCTCCTCCTTTATACAGCAGCTCTGTAGGGTCTACACTGTCTCCACTATAGCCAGTATCTGTATAGGATACCCTCTTACCCTTACCGTGGTTACCCTCATCTGCCCAGCCTAGATTCTCCAGACTGACATCTTGCACCCTCTTAACAAACGGGGTAGCATTAAGACTGGTTCTATGAATAGAGTATATTCGCAGATAGTCAAAGCTGGTATCAACATTATCTATGGTAATCTGGAAGGCATTGTCAACCTTTTCATCAGGTCTTCCGCCCCTGTCTCCAGGAGACACATATAGCAAGGGGGTGGTATAGAAGATGTTAGTCTCCTGACCATGCAGATAATAATAGGTAAAAGCATATTGGATAACTCCTGATGCAAATGCTCCTCCTGCACCTAACAGCTTATTGACGGTAACACTCTCTTCCAGCTTTAGCTCTGGGACAAAATCAAACTGAGTATTGAGGAATTTATTATCAGCTGTCTTATACTCTGCTCCTGGGGCAATGTTTATGACTCTGGGCTGGTTGTTCCCATCAGTCCAGTAGACTTTCTGTATATCCTCCGATTCAAAGGACACCAATGTCTCTATGGGATAGTCGATATTAAAGTCAAGACTGCCTTCAAACAATAGAGTTGCTGAAGCTGTGGCATTGGCAGTATCAATATTGTCTACCCTGTATATCCTGTCTATCTTGACCGCAGTGGGGGCTATGTTGGTGGTAGTGAATATCACCAGATGATGGTTCAGTACAGCTGTTCCTATGGGATAGCCTTGTATTCTGTCATTTGAATCATCATACCCTGTCGGCACATCAACAGTAGCTGCCAGTTTCAAAGTGCCTTTCTCATTAACCCAGCTCATCATGGTATTACCATCATTGGTACTGAGCCTGAGGTTCATGTTCTCAAAGGCAAACTCTGGATTGAATGCACTTACACTCATGTCCTGATTCATGCCCTTGGTCTTCCAAGCCATTAACTTCTTTACCATATTCTACTCTCCTCCTTGGTTATTCGTTTCTGGAACAGTAATATTGTTGTTGATGGTAGGACTAAGCTTCAAATTGTCTATAGCCGTAGTAATAGCACTCAAGGCATCAACCAAACCTGTAGTCATGGCAGTCAGGTTCTGCTGGATAGCATCTAGCTTGGTGACTATGGTACTCAGGCTCTCTGGCTTATTGGCTTCAGTCTTTGCGGACAGCTTCTCAATAGCTGCCACGATGTTGTTCAACAGCTTCTCTGTGTTGTCAGCAAGATAGCCTATATTCTCTGCATGGGCAATACTGCTCTCATCCTCATCTTTGATAAGTGCTCTTGCTTTACTGGACTCTGCCATCATGTATGCTGCCCACTTGTAGGCTACATCACAGTAATAGGATATTTCATTCTGTCCCTTGGTCTCTGGGGATTCCAAATTATCCATGATGCCTCTCAGTACTTGAATGGCAAATTGGTCTCTGGCATTCAATGTGTCTATGGTCATCTGATAGCTGCTATTAGGGTCAGCCTCATATTCCATTTCTCCAGTTTCTGCATTATAAGTTCTGGTATATTTTGTCGAGCCACTCACCACACTTCCAGCAGACACAGGGTCGACTCTTGACTCTGCCATTTTGAGGGTATAGCCTGCGGCATTGTTGCTCCTTGGATAACCGTAGGCATCAAACACATACTTCACTCCATCTATGGTAATCTCCAGATAGGAACTGGACTGCAAGACTACGACACCTGTTCCTATGACATTATCATCACTGTCTACAACAGCACAAAGTTGTTTATTGACAGCTTCATCATAGTTAAAGTCAATGGGGTCGAACTTGTCATTCTGGAATTTTGTTATCTGCTCTGCCATATTAATGCCTCCTTATCCATTGTCTATTACCCATAAATTCAAACCCTCTATCAAATTCTCTCACTCTTGGTATAAGCGATGTAGCAAACCTGCTGAGGGCTTCTGCCTCTGATACAGAAGGTGTGGTAAACTCTAATCTCAGTTCATGACTTAGTAGTGCATAGTCTGTCTGGGCATTCTGGAGAATGCTTGCAGCTATCTTGCCTGTATCAAACTTTACAGTAAAAACTTGCTTCTTGATGTAGGCCTCCAAAGCACCCAGATACACCTCATTGTCTAATACCATAGGGAATCCATCTTCATCCACAGGAATAGCCTTGTAAGCCACTGTAACCACTCCCTCAGGGAAGGAGGTAAATATCACCCTACCCTGTGTCTTGAAGGCAAGCTCACTATAGGGATAGGGGTGTGGGGGGTTGTTAATACTATGGTCAGGATGCTGCATGGGTTTGTCTTGCATTCCAGGAGTAAAGTTGTCTGTCATGGCTCTCAAGCAGATACCAGACCTCACCTCCTTCACTTGATTGATTCTCACAAGGTCACAAGGCAGCAGCCCCCTGAACTCATGGATTTCCACATCCTCTATCTTATCTTGATAGAGCTTCTGGTATCCATGCAAAGCTATAAATCTCATGGCATGCCTGACTACTTGCTCCAATGTCAAGTCAGAAAGCATTGGATGCTCTAACAAGTCCTCCAATACTCTCTTGACGCTTGTATATCTAACCTCATTTACCATATAGTGTATCTATTTTACCGTTCTGTATATTCTCTTTCAGTGCTTTCTTGATGAATCTGTTCAGCACAAACTGATAGAATGTCTTGTTCTCATAGCAAGCTACCCTATTCTTTTTGTACCTCACAATAAAGACTTCCTTCTGCTCATTCCTGACAAGGATTCTCTGCTGGTAGGCTTCAGGGTCTTCGTACCATAGTCTCAGGGTCTTGTCCCAGTCTATTGGGTAGGTGTTCTTCAACTTACCATCGACAAAGCTTACCCCTCTCTTTTCCTTCATAAGCTCCAGCTCTCCCATCTTCTCTGGGAACTTGACTGGAATACCATTGACAATATTCTCAGCCAACAGGTCATTGATACCCCTGATAATCCTAAAGAACTCTTTTTCCTTCAAAGGCCTGCCTATATTGTACCAATGGTTCTTCTTAAGCACCTTATAGGCCCTAAAGACACCAAAGGAATTCTGCACCTTGAAGTTCTTTCCCTTCTTGCTTTTCTGACAGACCTTATTCCTGAACTCTTCCAACTCCATAGCTACTCCTATCTACTTTGTCCTGCCATTTGTGGAACATCATCCTTTGCATTGTTCCTCAGGTCAGTCGGTTGGTATTTACTGGCAGAAATCTCCTTGACCACTAGCTCAATGAGTGAAGGTACAAGATACTCCCTGATGGGGAATTCCATGTCCATCACATCACAGGCCCTGCTGCCTCCCTCCTCATCACACAGATAATCAGCTGCTTCATCTATATCTTCAAAGACAGCATTCATCCTCAGCTTCTTCAAGTACAGGAACTGTGGATTATTACTCTTGAGGTACAGGTGAAGGTCGGGGCCTAAAGAAGCATAGGTGATGTTCTGTAGGTACGGATTATTCCCAACATACCTCATCCTGTCTCTGGAGATATAGGTCAAGTGAGTGCCTTGGTAGTAGTCTATAGGATAAATTCTTGGCTGAGTACCCTCCAATATCTTGGGTATCTTCTGGGTAGTCCTCAGATAATATCCTCCAGTACAAGGCTCTCCATCTATAGCAGCAGTCTTCTCCAAGTCCAAGCATATCTGCTGATACTCAAACTCAGAAGCTATGTCTGTAGAGGTTTTCTCCTTCTCCTGTTCTTTCTTCAGCAGAAATGCCCTGTATTTCTTGCACAGGAACAGCACTAACTCCTCGGTAATATATGAATCATCCGAGGTAACTGCCTTGGAAAGATCTAGTATCGAATAGATTAATTCTTTGACTAACATATTCCATTATTGTTTATTATGGCTCAAAGGTACAACATTTAAGCCTACCCTTGAGCCATATTAATGAAACTATTTACTACTTTAAGTAAATTGCTTAATCTCCATTCAGAATTACATGCACATCACTCTCATCATCAGGATTGTCAATAGTGCTTGCATCCTCTATCATCTTCAGTACTGACTCCTCCTCAAGGGCTTTGATTCTCTGACCCAGTTCTGACATACATCCTAAATTCAACTTGTTCATCTTCAAATAGTCAGGATAAGGTATTAAACAACTACTGCCATACAGACAGTTTAAAACACACTCAATCAAATGATAGTCTTCCTTGCTCAACAGTCCTCTGTAGTCATTAAACACAAAGTCCCTGTAGAAGCATAGTAGCAACAGTTTCTGGGATTGGCTATAGGACATATATCCAAGCTTCTCCAAGGCACTGTAATAGCCACTGAGGGAATTGTAAATCATCTCATCCATTGCATCCACAAGGTTTAGGTGTCTGATGACCATTAGTTTCATCAAACAGCATGTTATAGAACTTGATGGCAGGCACAAAGTGCTCAGTCTCCACAGCAGCCTTAAAGGCATTCCATAGGAGGATGAAGTCAGTGAATCCCACAGGAATCTTGCAGTCATCAGCCATACTTTTGGTGAACTGCATTACTTTCTGGTACAGCAGGCTCTCATCAAACACTACACCAAGCACATAGTTACCCACCATAGTGTAGCAGCAGCTTCCCCCTGGAACATTGGCACATTTCACATAGACAAAGAAAAGGTCTTTGGAAAAAGAGCTGATAGGACTCTCATCATTTATTTCAATGACTTCATTAATCTCCTTGACATCCTCATAGTCTTTCTTGTAGATGTAGCCATTACTCTCTGGATCAATGGTCAAGGTTTCATAAACTTGACTGCCAAGACAGATGTAGAGCTCCTCAATAGTAGTGTCCTGAAACTCCTCTGCCCCATTGACATGTGCATTGATATACAGCTTCTGTCCATCATCTGAAATCCTCAATTGGTCATAGATAATCATCTCTCACCTCCTTCTTTAGTTTACTGCAATGCCATTGCCGCCGTTATTAACCAAGAGCCTCTATCTGCTCATCAATATAGGCCTTCAGTCCATAAAGGGACATCTCTGTGGATGCATCGCCGTCTGTTCCCATAGGAGCAAAGTCAGAAGCCTTCTTGCCTGAGTCAGTCAGGTTGCCATTGCTGTTTAGGGCTGCAAGGTTGCCATTAGTCGCACTCTTCACCTTGTCTGCCTTGTTCTTGGTATCAATAGGAATATCATCACCTTCAGAGGCAGTACCCTTGTCATCAACCAACTGGACAGGCTTCCATCCATTATCCAACACATAGAGGGTAAAACCTCCGCCTACAGGCTTCAGCCAAGCAGCCCCACCCTTTACATTGGGGGCCTCATTCGAAATATATAAATCAATTTTTTGCATAATCTTTATTTTTACTTGTTAATAAAAAGGGGAAAGGGAAACATCCCTCTCCCCGCATGTTCAGTCCAGCATGACAGCTGTTAATCTGTTGCCAGTGTAGCAATAGAAGTACCAGCAGCAGCATTGAAGGCAGTAATGAACTTATTCAGCTCAGTAGCATCCTCTGCTACAATGGTAATCTCCTTCTCAGTCCTGTAGTCACCAGTACCTGCATCAGTAAATGCATAGTGAATCTCCAGTGCATTGTACTGCTTGGTGGGGTCTACCAAATACTTGGTGGGAATGTAGTTAGGCCATCCCATCATCCTATACTGGTCACCACGCTCACCTGCACAGAACCACTCAAGGTCAGCAATGTTCTGGCCATTACCGACAGCATTGGTTCCTACTACTGCATCCTCCTTGGCAGGAGTAACATCAGTAGCTTCTCCCCAAGTTACATCATCACCACCAGTGTAGATCTCACCAATGGTAACATCAAACATAATCCTGCGAGCCTTCTTGATGCCAAGAACCCACTCCTGAGGAAGCTCCTCCAGATAAACACCATTGGCATCTGAGGTAAACTTCAGGTAGGGGTTAGAGGTTTTGGTGGCACCATCCTCGCGGCTGAAGTTCTGGTTCAGGCTGTCAACCATCTTGGCATAGAACTGGGTAGCAGTCATACCACTGGTAGCATGAACAACAGCACTCTTGTAGTACTGGTAAGCATCACCGCTGGAGAAGAAGTTCTTTAAATTAATACCCAGAATATAGTCCTGACCACTAACGGGAGCACCCTCTGCTACATCACTCTTCAGGGCTACCTTCACCTTCTTCATCACAGTAACCATGTCAGCAGCTGCAATAGCCTTGGCATAGCCAATGTTCTTAATCTGGATGAGGTCACTCCTGAGTACAGTGTCTGCACCCTTAAAAAGGAACATAATCTGATCTCCCAGACCATCCTCAATCTTCTTGATAGCACCAATAGTACCAACTGCATCAGTCTTCTCTACGGTTGCCTTGTAAGCACTGGCAGCATAGAACTGCCTCACCTGTGTCGTTGAAAAGTTTGCCATAATATCAAATCATTTAAATTAAACATTGTCTACAGGTCATGGCTAAACCAGATAGACGTTACCTATCTCTTTTATTCTTCTTTATTCTCTTTTATTCTTGTGAGCTTTGAGTAGTCCTACCTCCCACTCTGCTCCTGATAGCCATCTCTACAGCTCTTTCCAATATCCTATGATGAAGGCTCTCATGCAACTCACACTCAGTAGCCTCTGACACTCCATTGATGGTCAGTCCATCTTCTCTAAGATCTGTGAGGACTATTGGCTTTATCTTCTTGAGGTATCTCACATAGTAGGAAGTTACATTGTACTTGCTGACTATCTCCACCATACCATCTGACAAATCCAGTCTTAATGACCTTCTGTCATTAGCCCCTCTGAATGGATTGTTCTTAAGCCTATGGTATTCATCCTGTCTGACTGGCACTACCTCCATAGTAGTATCATTACCACACTTTCCATTGGAGATCAGTACACTCTCATAGGTGATGAACCATAGGTTATCTGGCAAGGTGAAGAACTTGGAATTGGAATCTACTCCTAAAGGCTTGCCATTACTGGTAGTGGTAGGTGAAAGCTCCGCATCTTCCACAAGATTAGACAGATACCTTCTCAGTTCCTCAGTCTCTTCAAAGCCTAAGGTAGAAGAGTTCCTGCCTGTATAGAGGGACAGTACTATATCCTCTTGGGCATAGGCAAGAAACTGAGACTTCTCATACTCATCCACTCTAAGGTCTATAGTAGAGACATCCTCTCCAAACCTGCCTGAGTGGGCATAGGAGTTAAGAAGATTGTCAAAGCCATTACTGAAATCCTTGTTATTCATACCTACACCTTATTTATACTATTCACTCCTCTGTCCTGCCTGAATCATAGCCTGTGCATTATCTTGTCCTGTTTGAGTCCAAGCAATTTTAGCCAGCTCTACTGCTCTCTGAAGAATAAGATCATGAAGAGCTGAATCTAATTCACAGCCTTCTATCTGATGGTCACCAGTACCAAAGGTATAGCCGTCAATATTTAAGCCATCTAAATCCCCAACAATAATCGGTTTTGGTTTTCTGATGAACCTGACTATGTAATCGCCTGTAACAGTATCAAATTCAGGAGCTGCAACAATCTCAACTATCTTGTTATCCTTGTTTCCGCTTCCAATGATTCTCCATGCCTGTCCCCTCACAGGTCTCTTGAAAGGCTTGGACATTAACCTTGTGTATTCATCGTATCGTAATGGAATAACTTGTAAGTCATTAGCTGCTACCCTATAGATTTCATTAATAACAATAAACACATCTTCGGGGAATAGATAAAGCTTTCCGTTCTTATGGGATTTTACAATAGAACTGTCCACAGTAGGAGTACCTGTCTTAGTACTCATCAAACTCGAAAAATCTGCCTGTCTAATAGCTGAATCATCAAATCCCAAACCTGTGTTATTACCCTTACTTTGGGCAGAGAAAAGATTTCTTACTATCTCATATTCTGCCTTAGTAAGTAGCAAAGATTTTTCGTGGGTATTTAACCCAGGTGCTTGATTACTCGTAACATTATTAAAAAGGATGTCGAACCCTTCACTAAAACCATTATAATCCATGCTTTACTTTCCTTTCTGAATCATATCTATTATTAACTCTTAAATCATACCACCTATAAATGCAATCTTCTTTAATAGGAATATCTTTATCCCATTGTAGAAAGACATAACCATTTACAAGGCATTGTCGCTGTTCTATGGAAGCCGAAATATTACACTTGTTTTTAATTCCCAAAACTTCAGCGGCTTCTTTCTTAGTAAGCCCTGTTGCTACGATCTTATGCTCTATATTATCCCAGCCATACTTAAGAATAGCATTAGCAAACAAAGGTTGATGGTTATCTGTCCTAACATAACCAGCGCCCCTTTTCCAACGTTTCTCAGGCTTCTGACAAGTTATACCTATGTACACCTTACCAGAAGGAGATATATGCTCATATACTATCCAGCTCTTCATACTTTATTATTTTTATTTAGTGTGGGGACAGGTTTGCCCTGCCCCTCCACCATTAGTTTATTCTACTTCAATTTTGCCTCAAGTGAGTATTTCAGCTCTTGTCTCTTGACATTGCTTACATACTTTGCTGCATTGTCCAGTGTGCTATCCTCACCTGCCTCACACATGGGAGTTCCCTCATAGTAGTAGAGTCCGCTCCTTACTGTCAACAGTCCTGCATCAACAGCTCTCTTGACCAGTATCTTGGCAGGCAGTAATTCATCCTTGATAACTTTGATGAACTTTCTGGGGTCACTGTCAATGTACTCCATGACCTTGCCTTGCAGGAAGGGCAGTTTGGTATTAGGTGCAAGGGGTCTTCCTGTAAGCAGCTCAAGGACAATCCTCAGGGTGTCAATGTCATTTCTGATAGCACCATACTCTACATAGCACTCCATCTTGGTCTCATTCTTGCTAAGACTAATCTGGGCTTCAGCATTCTCAGATACTATGACATACTGATAGGTTGCCTTCTTGCGGTCTCTCAACTCCTGAAGGGAAGGACAGATATAGTTTTTATTGGCAAGCAGCACTTTGACCTTGATATAGTCAATGGGGTCACTCATGTCAAAATAGTTATCCTGCTTCCTCAGAGTAACACTGCCAATGCCATCAGGATTGCTGTCATTCCAGAAGTTATTCTCCTTGTTGTAGATGCTGAGAGCACCCTTCCTTAGACCCATAATCTTCTCCAAACAGGCCATCTCATTGTCTGTCAGTACATTTACATACTGCCCAGAACGGAGTCTTGGCACTACAAAGCTACGGGTGGCATTCTCTGCCATACCCCCTGAGAGAACATGGCCCTTACCTTGAACCATAGCATTGGATGAAGGTACAAACCTCACAATAATCTTTTCATTCCTAAGACAGTTAATAGGCTCACCAGCCTCTGCCTGTGTCTCTTCAGCCAGTGTTTCATTTGGTCTGCTGGGAATCTTGGCTACTTCTTGCAACTGCTCTGCCTCATCAAGCTTGATGGCTGCAAAGTCAGGCATCTGCTCTTGTTTTTTCTCTACTCTTGTTCTTGCCATTTTAATCTTCTCCTATTTATTCTTTTGTATCTTTGTTTTAAAAAGGTGGAGGAGGTTCTTCCCTCCTCACACCTTCTTGTTGCTTTAGATTAGCCCTGCAATACAGCGGGAATAATACTCATGGTTCTTGTGGGATCAAGTACACATACACCAGTAGTAGTCTGCTTGTGGATGATTGCACTATCCTCATCATAGCTCATGTTGTCATTGCCAATAGCACCTGTGAAAGGATTACGCATACCCCACTGGTAACCAGTAATATCACCTTCCATGCCATTAACGGCTACCTTGAAGATGTTGGGCTGCTCCATTGTACCAATGTCAAAGATGTCATACCTATAAGAATAAGCAGGGCCACCATTGGGGTGCATAATCTTATTGCGTACAGGATCGTCATACATGGGGTCAATATCTACCTTGACAGTCACGCCATTAGGAGCCTTGTACTCCACAATCTGAGCACCAATAGACAGAGCATTCTCATGGATTGGAGAGTTAACCTTCCTTACCATGCCAATTGCATCTGCATTAGTGGTGAAGGCAGTCCAGCCACTTACAGTATCAAGAGCTGCCTTATGGAACTGTACAGCACCACGCTCACCAGTCTTGAGTACAAATACACGGTTGTTGTAGTCCAGGTTAGCTGCTGAGAGGTTCAACAAGGCATCCTCAATCTTCTTCAGGGAGAAGGTGTTGTAGAACTCAGTGTTGTTTACCTCCATCTGCTGGAACAGACCTGCACCAGAGCGAATAACCTCACCAGACTTACCAATGTCAAGATACTCACCATTCTTGTTGCGGTTAGACCTACCATAGGCAATCAGCTTGTTCTTGGCTGCATTCCACTGCTGCTCAAGTACCCACTGCTCATAATGCATCCACATGTCAAAGTTCTTCACGACGGTCTTACCATTGGCATCAGTCTGCTCAACAGGAACACCAAAGGCAATCTTCTTCTTGACCAGAGCACCAGAAACCTTGTGCTTCATACGGATGGTAGAGAACTCATTGCGCATGGCAATAGGACTGGAGAAGGTGATGTCATCAACCATACGGCTGAACTCACGCTCAACAGGAGCATACTCCTTAGAGAACCTCTTACCAGGCTGCAACTGCTCAGCAGGCATACCATCTACATTACCAAAGAGCTGTACCTTGTAGCGGATGTTAGTACCCTCACGATAACCATCACCAAGGATTCTCAGCTGATAAATCTCATTCAGCTCACCTACGATAATAGCACCATCAGCAAACAAATCCTCATCAAATACCACATAGAAAGGTTCGCCATTAATACCTACATTGTCAGCATCAGCTGCCACTACAGTACCATTGAGAGTCCTTGCCTCCACCAGAGGAAGGTTCTTGGTCATTGAACCAATAACATCCCATGTGTACTCATCATCTGATTCAAACTTCTTGGTTGGGAACTGTGACAGGAAGGTGTCCAGTGTCTTGCCCTTATGGAAGGCCAGAAGCTGCACAGTCAGATTAGTTGCCTGAAGGGGATACCTTGTATAGGCATTACCCAGGAAGAACTGCTGAACATGATTCAGCTTGGTAGTCTTACCCCAGCTGTCAAATTCCAAACTTTGAAACTTACCTAATTTACCCATTTCTATTAAATGTTAAACATTAAAAAACAATCTTTTTACTTTGCTGTATCCTGTGATTTTGCCACAGGATTTATTTCTTAATGTCTAGAGAGCCAACTTGAATCCTCCACCAAGGAATGATTCTGGGTCATCCTTACCGCCTCCTACCAAATTGAGTGCTCCACTGGGGTCTCTCTTGGTATTGTTCAGTACCTGTTCCAAGTCTCTCAGACCTTTTCTTACTTCTTTCTTCACCTTGCCTTTGGTAAAGGACTCAAAGTCCTTGAAGCCATCAGTCATGGTGTAGATGAGTCCGACATACTTGATGAAATCAGCGCGATTCTCCACTTCATATTTCTGGAGTGATGTCATGTACTCTCCTGTCTCAGGATCTTTGTATACTGGCTTAGTGATATTGTCATAAACCCTCTTGCGAAGTTCCTGACTAATCTCCAAATCACCCATCAGCTGCTTGTCCTCCAGAATACTCTTCTTAAGATTGGCTTCTTGTTTCTGCCTTTCTGCTTTGTCCTTCTTAGCCTCTTCCTGGGCATCTTCCAACAGCTTGTTATACTGGTTCTGGAAGAAGTCTTTGTTACCTTGGAGAGCATCTTTTGCATCCTCCACATCAGTTCCTGCATCAATGCTCCTTTCCGTCAGCTTGAGTGCTCTTTCATGGGAATAGCCTTTGTTCAGGAAATCCCGATAGATAAGCTCCTTTCTGATGTTCTGCCCCTGCTCACTCTCCTCAGAAATCTGGGCATCTGTGATTTTGGACAGGTTGTTCAGGGTATTCTCATACATCCTGATGTCATTGGGTTCAACACCATTCTCAAGGGCCTTAAGGACTCTACGTTGGGCATCATCCAACCTTGCTTCAATTTCCGCTGAAATTAAATCGCTGAATGCTTCAGCTGAATCCACCTTTTTAATCGTCTCATCATCAGAGTTAGGGAAGATACCATCCACTGCACAGGCATTGGCAATGGAAGAGTAGAGATTTGGAGAAGTGTCACTGCCTTTATCAGGAACAGTATCCCCCTTTTTCTCTTCTGTATTACCCCTACCTACGCTCTCTGGCTGTTTTTCCTCAGGTATATCCCCTCCGAAAAGGTCATTGGAATCTACAACCTCAGTAGTACCATTTGTCTCATTATTTTTAGTCTCGTCTGGGTTCTCCTTCCCAGGGTCTACCCCCTGCTCTTGGGTGGTAGTCTCCTCAACATCACTGAACAAAGAGTCAACCTCCTGTTCTCCGAGGATTGAGTTAAAATCCATCATTGCCATTGTTATCCTTCTCTTTAAATTCTACTTTTGTTCTACAATCTTCTGCTGCAAAAATACATAAATGTTAATTTTTTATTCTTTCTCTTAACCCATCCTTAAGTTCTACTAAAAAAGGTACTTAGAAAAGCACTCTCTTTTACCACTTCTTTTTCTTCCCAGGATAGTTTTTGTCCCAATATTTATCTGCCTCTATTCCTGTTGGTATATGCTCTGCCTTCTTCACATCTCCCTGATAGAGTATCATCTTCTCTTCTCTGTAAATCATAAGCATACACATAGCCATCACACGGTCTACATTGATAATTGGATTCCAAAGTATTAACTCCTTCAGCAATGCTCTACACCTTATATTATATAGATTAGAGATAGTTACCTCCACTTCATTGCCTTCTGAGTCAACTTCTGTTTTAGGCACTGGTTTTAATAGCCAGTCTCTAATCAATCTAAGGCCATAGTCTTTCACAGGAACTGTAGTATTAACACCTTTGCGAGTGTTACCATAGCCTATACTCTTGACAAGCTGTTTGTCTACGAGATATTCTGGGGTATCAGCCAGAAGGTGAAGACTGTTCTTTTGCCTGAAATAAGGATACAAACCTTTCTTATTCTGTTCATAGAGAAGGGTAGCTTTATAGAAAAGACATCCTAACCTGCATATCTCATAGAAGTCATCTGCATACATAGGCCTGCCTGTGTACTCCATTACTATCTTATCAGTCCATAGGTCAAGCACAAAGAAAGAACCTAATGACATAGTATCAGCCACATCATTATCATAGGGATCCGCACCAGCTATATATCTTCCTACAGGTATCTTGCCTTCAGAATTCTTTTGTGGCATAGTATAAATCTCAATAGCTCCTGTCACCTTGTTATCCTTGGTTGGAAAGTCTCTGATAGGAATATCACCAGTAGGCTTAAATTCAACAGTTCCTCCACTCTGAACTAAGTCCCCAACATAAACATCACTGTACTCTTCTGGATTGTTGTCAATCTGATTAAGCCTTTCATTAAGTTCTGTTACAGGGAACATGTTGTTTCTGCTTCTAATAATAGCCTCTTGAGGAGTAACAGGATACTGGGAGATACGTTTAGCAATAGCATTAATATCTGTACTACCATACTTCACCTTATATCTGTCTGCACAAATCATCAGTAGAGCTTTGGTTATATCACTGTTGCCATCTTTATCTATACAGCTATCATCATAGTTCATATAGACAGGATAGAAGAAACAGCATTGTTTCCTGCCTTGACCCTCCTTGTCAAAGACATTCTCCAAGCCGTAAAGGTTGTAACCATCAGGAGAATAAAACATCTCAGAGAAGGCAGTAAAGTCTGATTGTTCATTGCCCGCAGTGCCGTAAAGCAGTATTTCTCCAAACACTGAGGAGCCTTGTTCTACTGAAGGTCTAATAAGCCCATATAGGTCATTGAGGTCTTTGAAGATACCTGCCTCCTCAATGATATAAAGTACACCACGGGAGCCATTCAATTTATCTTGATTGACACCTGAGACAATACCTTGGACAGAATTCCTACTACCATACTGTACATCTGAACCAGACTTCTTGTAGCCCATTTGCCATGTTAATTCTTGCACACTGCTCTTGAGTCTATGAGAGGCAAACTGAGTATTCTTAGCAGTAAAGTCTATATTATCAATAAAGACAGAAAGAATTTGGTTGACTCCAATAAGCTTTGTTTTATCAGCAGCTGTTACCAAGCATTGTATTTCTCTTCTATTATTCTCAAATTCTCCTATGATAAACCTCTTTGCCAGCATACCTCCACCGAGTGTGGTTTTACCTTTACCACGCGAGGCAAGGTAGGCAGCATGATGCTTTTTCTGTCTGGCTTGAAGGATATAGTGGGAGGCCAAGAACTGGCCATCCCAAAAGTTAGGATGTCTGGTAGTACGCATCTCAAGACCATCCTCTCTCTTGACCACAAGGTGCATAGGGCAATAGTTTAATACCCAGTAGTAATCTCCAGTAACCCACATACCAGTCTCAGGATTAAGATAGCCTTCCCACCCTCTCCTTCTCTCCTCTCTCAACCACTTTCCAAAATCACTCTGGGGATTGGCATTGGGCTTCAAGTTGGTGTATTTTCCTTCCTCCTGCCACTTCATAGCGGTCTGCCTGAAATAGTCAGTGCCTTCCAAGATAGGAGGATGAGTGACATCTATGATAGCTCTCCCATACTCATCCCTTGGCAACTCAGAAATCAATGGTCTGTTAGGGGACACCATCCATCTTATGAATGGTACATTATTCAGAAAGTCCCAGAAATTCTCCTGCACCTCTTGGGGATAGTCTTTAAGATGCAGTTCCTCCAAAGGTGTCTGACACCTGTTAAATACAATGTTATCCATAACAATCTTCTACTTTTCCAATTGCAAAAGTACTGTGCCTTTTGATTCTGTCAAAAGGTCTAAAGATTGCCCTAAGATAGTATCCTCCCAAACACCTCCCACATCCTCATAACCAAATATCCTATGGTATAGGCTGGTGGCTCTCCAGCGTCTTTTACTTGATATGCTGCAAGCATAGCCTGTTTTATATGCTCTGCCTCATGCACCAAAGAGTCCACATAGTCCCCAACACTCTGATGTTTGTTAAAAAGCACTATACTGACACACTTCCCCAAGTCACTGCAAGTAACAGCTTTTGCCTTTCCACTATGCATATTCCTGTACACTCTTTCCACAAACTCATGACTAAACCCTTTGTCCCTCATTTCCTGATAGACAAAGTAAAAGTAGTCATAATCCAAATCATAGAAAATGACTACTTCCCAATAGTTCCTGACATAGAAATGCTGCCTTATCATTTACAGTGTGCTTTTTTGTTCTCCCAAAAGAAATCAAAGCATGTCTTCCCAATCAATCGGGTTATTCATAAAGTAGGCATCTGCTACAAACCTGTTAAAGACAAAGCCTTCATCTGCATCAGGATCATCAATCATATCCCTTACAAACATAGCCAGATGCTCCTCATCGGGAACAGACTTGCCTAAATAATCAGCTTTGCACATGCAGGCAACATACGCAGCATCATACATCTTCTTCCTTTTCAGGCTTATGCCATAAGTCTCCAACAGCCCGTCAACCTGCTCTTTGGTATAAGGCTTGATATATTCCTTCTTAGCTCCATTCTTAGTGTACATCCTACTAACTGCCTCTTCATACAGTTTCCTGTTAAAGTGACAGCCATAGTTGTTGATATATACCTTCATGGCCTCAGGTATCTCGTCATAACTTCCCATAGTCTTCTGATACATAGTTATACCTTATTTTAATAGCAGGTCTGGCAGCATATCCACCAGACCCACCAATTAATACTACATACCCATCTTCTTCATCTTGAGGTAGCGGCTGGCAAGCTTCTTCAGCTCCATCTCCTCCTCATGGTCAAGATGGGAATGGCCATCTCTGTACTCAGCATCATCATCTACTTCAGCATTTTCAAGGCACTCCTTGAACTCCTCGATGAAGCTCTCCATCTTCTCCAGCTTGCCAAGCATCTTTTCTTTCTTGGCAGCAGACATCTTAAACATTATTACCATAGTCTTTCCTTTCTTTTTAAGCTGTTTTCTGCTGGGCAGGCTGTTGTGTTCCAGCAGCATTCCCAGCTTTAAGCAGAGTCAGTGCTTCTGTAAGCTGCGTCTGTAGAAAGCCTACCTGTTCCCTCAACTCCTTAACCTCGGAGACCTGTGCTGAAACAATAAATACAGTACTTGCAGATATAGTATATGTCCTGTTGTTTATCTCATCAGCAAGCCGTACTAAATCCTCTTCAAAACCAAAGAAGTATTTCTTGGCCCCAAGAGAATTTCTTTTATTTTTCAAACATCTATAATATGCTATAAACAAATCTTCGTAAGTAATCACTTTTATCTGACTTTAATTTCTTTACCGTTGCGAACCCTGTTCTGATTGTTCTTGTTGTTGTTGTTCACATTCCCATTGTTCAAGTTCAGATTCCAAGAGTTGTTACTGCCCCACTCAGTATTTCTGCATTTCCTTATTCTTAACTGTAAAAGACAGTATGCAGACCATCTGTATTGATAATTAATTGTATATGTCCTTAGACTATATACCCCCATTGTCAAAGTAATTATTTAGAAGATTCTTTTTCCAGCATATTGCTGATTTTTACCATCCGTAAGGATATTTCTGCCTGTTGTCCTATTGACAGGTATTTTTCCTTCACACAAAGATTGACAAGAAACTGCAATTTTTCATACAGCAATCTTATACTGAATGTAAGTTGCAGCTTCTTGTCACTGTCTTTTATTAAGTAAGACTCCATAGCTCTGTCTGCCATGTCCAATAGGCAGTCTTCCATCCTTCTGGCAAGTGTAGGCTTTACATCTTTTGGAAACTTGCGGGTTAAAGGGAAAATAAATTCTGCTAATTTATAAACACTGTTATATATTTCTATTGAACTTGCAAGAGCCATATTGTCTATCTTAATTCCACGAACTACTAATTAAAAATTACATACAGGGCGAACCCTGCCCTGATGGTCCTTGCCGCTGCCGTTGCCCACATGCCCATCGTCCAAGAACAGATGCCAAGAGTGGTGACTGCCCCACTCAGTACAACTCCAGTACCAAGCATCAGATAGAGTAGTGCCGTTAATAAGAAGCATAAGAGCGTTAATTTTATTTTTCTTGCTATAGATTATGTTCAGCTCACCCAATGTAGGAATCCTCCAACATCCAGCCTTGCGTACGTCGTAGCTTTTTCCTGAACTATAGTCAGTAACTGTTGTATAAGCATTACACCACCCAGGTGCTCTGTCTGTTTCCTGGTATTTTGTAACAGCTAAAATCTTTGCAGTTCTCTCAACGCCATCGAAATCCCTCAGAGCCTTGTAAGTATTGGCATTTCCAGAAATATAAGCATTGCCAGTATCTGCATAAGCATCCTCTCCATTACCCCAAGACAGATTATTCTCATCCTTGGCTATGACAAACGTGTTGGCTGAATCTTGTATGACCACACCATCTACTATGTAACTAGCTGAATTATAAGAGGCAATCCAGGCTCTTGGGGATACCATTAAAGGATAATGGTCAGAAACACGGGTTATTGCCACCTTAATACTTTCATCTGTAAACAGTGCAAGCATATCCATTTTCACCATGCCTGTGAGGTTCCCATTACTGTCAGCTATAGGGAGCTTAGAGTCAAATGAGAATGTCCCACTTGCTACCAATAATTCTTTTACTGCATCTTTAATGTTCATAATTTATTTCCTTTCTTATGTTATATGTTATAAATAATTCGTTAACTTTACTGTACTGTCCTTTTCTGCATGCCAATAACCATCCACACATAGTTGTTTTCATTATAGTTTGTGAAGTTTGGATTATAGCTGCCCTGAAAAGGATTGACAGTCGCCACAAGTTCCACCGACTCATAGTCTTTGTAAATGATATGTTCACAGTCACCATAGTAATAAACAACAGTATCGCCATTAGCATTACAGCCCTCAAACGGAATGGGGACATGCAGGCTGTTCATAGCTATATTTCCATCTCCGCTGTTCTCGTGCCTGTAATCTATTCCATCAGGATTATATAAAGCATAATCTTCTGGGGTATAGCCACCAGGCATGTCTGGATGCCACACCATCAAATTGATAATGCTGGGGATGTTCTCTTTTGCCTTGCCACTCTCTTGCTTATAAGTACCGTTGATTATTTTAATTCTCGCGCCTACAAACAAGCTTGCAGGAGGTAGCTCTATCAGATGGCCGTACCAACTATAGTTATTGTGATTCTGGTCATCATACGGGCCAGTCAAAATAAATATGTCACACTCCAATGTAAAAGGCAGTCTTTTTATTGTAGTAGATAGTTCTGGAACATCGTATAGCCGTGCTGTGTACAAAGATGTCCCAGAGGAAATTGCAGTGCTTTTAGTCATTACCCGGTATGCCATAAGGCTTCCGCTAACAAAAGCATTCTGGACAGAAATATTCTGGATTGTCATATTACCCCCACTGTCTACATGCACCTTGCCACCTGCCATCCATTCCTCTCCTGTCACAGCATTGACAAGCTTCATAGGCCTGAAATAGTAGCCTGTGCTGGGAGAGGTCTCTGCCATTGGATGACTGCTGTCAAACCAACCATAAGGTACTTTACCACCATAGGTTATGCCATCATCAACATTGGTGGAGTCCACAGTTATATCATCTCCAGAAGAAGGAATGAGCCACCCATAACGGGAGAAAAAATAGTCTCCATATACAATAAAACCTCCCATTTGGGCAAAGTCTGCAAAGAGCATTCTTGTAAGCACTACCTCGTACTCAGTAGCCTGCCTCCATACAGTACTCTGTGATGATGGAGCCTCATTAGCAAGGCTAACCACGTTGTTGTCTGCCACTAAATACCAATAGCTTCCATTATAATAGACAAGGGGTGTACTGGTATCATCACGTGTATATTGTTTATCAATATAAGTTCCTGACGGTAGCAGCATCCTGTTATAATTCCACTGGGATGTTACTGTTATTTTCTGCAAGAGGGTAGTACCACAAAAAAGACCGTAGCTTATCTTTGACAATGCGCCCTCCATCAGCTCAGAAAGAGCACTATATTCCGCCAAACCACAATCATCCCAAACACCCTCATCACCCTCTTTGTATTTCAGGTAGTAACCACTTGGCAAGCTGCTTAAAACAGAGCTTGTACTGCCTTCTGTCTTCCTCAGCTGTAAAGTATAGTTAGCAGGATTGGCAATTATAGTTCCAGAATACCCTTTTTCAAATACTACCGTAGAAGTACTGCATTCTAACCTGTATTCTACAGCGTCTGAACCCATCACATTGGGATACAATTGCAGTGTTGCCATAGCTGTGTAGGTAACACCGCTCAGCACACCTGTCACTGTGATGGTAGAATTAGCCGCTGCTGAAAATAACACATTGCCGAGAATTTTGATTATTATTCTGTTCTCTGTTACAAAATTTGATATGGAAATATCTGAGATCGAAGTGTTGGTAATAGAGGTAATTGTTGCATAGCTGTTTCCCACCTGAAGACTCACACCAATAAGAAATGTCTGACTTTCAGTTGTCTTATAGTAAGTAGACTGTACCTTTATGGGTATAACAGAGGGGGTGAGCACAACTACTGCTGTGCTCGCCCCATCCTCACCATCTTTCACCGTAGAAACAGAAAACCTGTTTGTTGCAACCTGTCTTTTCATTATGGTAAATTTCTGTTAGCTGTCAGAACCTTCGGCTACAATAATACCTGTCACATTGTCTCCATTACTGTGGGCTACATCATAGCTGATAGCCTTCACACCTCCTTTAATTGCAGGAGAGAAAGTTTGTCCATTAGGAAGGGAGGATAAAGTTTGAGTTATATCCTCATAGCCGTCGCTGTCAAGAGTAACACCTGTCTGAGAAGCAAGTCCATTGTTGGAATCTATCAGCTTGCATTTGAAGGTTGTGTACCTTGAATCAATACTATTCTGGTCGTATCTCCTGCCCATCCACATAGTGAATGTCACACTCTGACCCTCCCTCAGACTTGCAGCATTACCGTTGTTATTACCATAACCTATATACATTTCCTCATCATCCTGAAGGTCATCAATAGACCAATAGGCACTGTAGACCACCTTGGGATTTCCAGAACCATCCGTCTCTGTGTTATAGAAATCGGCTCTTATAATCACATTGTCTGTAATCTGGGCAGCTGTCAGTGTAACTGTGTTGGTATTTGTTCCTGTTATGAGAGGTGTTGTATCAATACCTTCCCGATACCATTTGGTAGTAAACCCAGTAACAGTCTGCTCACTGCTTACCAAATGAGATACAAGAGTCGCAGTACTACCAGTTCCAGTGGGTGCTGTTACAACGGAGTCACCTGTAATCCAACCATAGTATCCTGTACCAGACCACTCTCCTATGCGAATGGCCATACTGGTAGAAAATCCAAGTCCTACTCCTCCTACTTCCACTTCTCCTTTCAAGGTCAGGACATCCTGGTCAACGTTTCCCTCAGATGCTAAATTTCTGAGAATCTTAACAGCAGGAAAAGCCTGCGTCATTCCCTGAGGAGTATAAGTGGTTTTCTGGAAGATGGGGTATGTACCATCCATCATACTGTTATTGGTGCACATATTGGTTGTACTGTCCCAAGTGATAAGCTCATTGTTAAAGTACCACTCCAAGCTATCGGTTATTGGAGTCTTACCATTTCCAGAAAGCCTTGTAACACAATATACTGTAGGCTGATTGTCAGGGACAGTCCAGTCTGGAGTGACTACCCGGGTTGCCCTGTTTAGAAACTGCTCAAGAGCATTTGTGGTGTACATGATGGCAGAAAGGCTGCTGCCATCCTGAACAGCCGTTACAAAAAATCTATTACTTACTTTCAAACTCATAATTATTCCTCCTTATTGTTTTCAGTTTCTTGATTTTCTTCTTCCTGTTGAGCATCTGTACCTTCTAACTCAGAATGATTGGTAGTTTCTTCTTCCTCTTCCGCAGATTGCTCATCAGTTACTTCAGGTTGCTCAGCTTGTTCAGTATCTTCAGACTCCTCTACAGTAGGCTCTTCTGAAACTTCCTCTGCTTTTTCTTCTGATGATTCCTCCGACATATCTTCCTGAACATCACTTTCTGCTGTGGTAACTACAACTGTCTTGTCTTCCAGGGTTTCACCAAGATGATACCCTCCTTCTTTGGCCAGTTTGCTTGCCTCCTCTGCTGAAACAATATAGGCATCTAGACCAGTAATGAACTCCTCAGCTGTCATTCTGAATCTCATGTTCTGCAAATCTCTCTCTGTCAACAGGAATCTTCCATCAGGAGTACGGTATCTGGAACTAATAACCCCAGATCTTCTTGCCACATCCAGTGACACACTATAACTCGTTTGCTTCTTCATATATTCTACTTTTATATTAAAATACTATCCTCTTGCAAAAACTTGTTCTCCGCTGGCTGTAGTAACGGCTGTCCCACTGGCAGTAGTTACTTCTTCATATCGCCCTAATAGACAAGGCTCTATAAACACCTCGACATTTGCCGAAGCACCTTTCCTAAGGTTGCTGGCAGCAATATAAACATCGTCTCCCCATCCTAAGTCAGTAATGGTAGAGTTGTTGGTTGCCTTCATCTTCCAATTCAACCTAACAAACTCCTTCTTCTTGGATTCAGGCATAGCCTGTCCTGCCATCTTGACAATACTCTCAAAGTGCTTACTTCCGTCTTGTGCCTTTACACTTGAGCCTCCTGTAAAGGCCAAAGCCTCAATCTTTGGCCATACCCAAGACAGGGAACAAGTATCCGTGCATTGTTGATTAGGAGCTGTTGCCTCAATGTTGTCTGCAATCTTCACACTAATCTGTACAACATCCAAATAGTCTGCATCCACTACCAAGGTATCACTGCCCTGACCACTAACGTATCCTGGAGTACTTGCTGTTATCAAAACATCATCTATATACCAGAAATATTTGATACTAGAGCCTTCATCACCTGTAAGCACCTGATTACCCAGTCTTGTCCTTGCCTTAATTGTCTTTGTAGTCAGGGCATCTGTGAGAGGCCTGTACTCTATAAGTGAAGGAGTCAGTATGTCAACGGCATAAAATTCATCAGGCTTGTTTTCTGTAGTAAGAACTACTTGGGCTTCCTCTGTATAGGTCTCACTTCTTGTTGTGTCATAGTACTCTGCCACACAGAATATCCTGACAGAAGTGCTATGGTCTACATTCTTCGTAATAATCAATCTCCCAGTAGACAAACTGTTACTGGTTTCCAGATAGTAACTCTCTGTAGGGTCTGTTTTATAAACCTTGCCTTTGTTGTTGCTACTATCCCAAGTGTCTACCTTCTCATCCACATACCACTTTACACTTACAGTAGGAGTAATATGCTGGTCAGTATCAGCATCATAGGCCTCAAAAAGGGTACCCAATATCAAAGGCTCAGCTACTGCCGACAACACATTCTGAGGATCTCTGTTAGGTTGCCACAAACCCTTTACCGCATCCTGTGCCTGAGTCAGAGGAGCATTGTTCACCTGTACAATACTCAGTACACATGTCAGCGGTGTGTATTGAGTACTGATAACTGCTGGGGCAGATGTATTTATAATTCTTTTCATACTACTGATATTTTATTTATTATTTCTACGACTTCACCATCTCCCTTGTCAATATAAGCAGTGCATTTAAAGCCTACTCTTCCTCCATTGATATTCCAGCCTGTAGGAAGGTCACCACTGGTTATGTGTAGAACTCTTTCACCAGCCTTAGGAAGATGATTCCATGCATTGTCTAAATCTTCTCTGTAGGACTCTCTTACCCATTCCCATCTGGTTACATAGGAACTGTAATCCTCCTGAACAAAGAGTAAATACGGCTTGACTGTCTCATTAATATTGTCTAACCTTATTGGCAGGGATAGTATTGGTATAGGAGGTTCATCTTCGGTATAAAAACCCAAGGAAACAGCATGATATCTTTTGAGCAAGGTGTATATATCTTCCACCTCCTTCTTTATTTCTTCAATAGGCATATTTATCAGCTCCTCGACAAACCCTTCAGAAAGCTTCTCAGGAGTGACAGCACCATCATCAAGGTGTTTGGTCTTTATCACCTTGTCGCCAATCACAAAGATAAACTTTCTCTTGGGTTTATCCTTCAGTGGTGCATTTCCTATATATTTCTCGTTACTACCCATACTATTAATAGTTTTTGCAAAAATAAAAAGAATACCCTAAGTATTTGATTCTCTTAAGGTATTCCTTAACTCAACTAAAAAGTTTAGTATGCTAACCCTAAAAATCATTATCTCCGATTGTCAGCTCCAAGGCTCCTCTTGCCTTACCATCTCCTTCCTTTAATTCCTGGTCTACTTTACGTTGGAGGTTTTGAAGGGTGGTTACTATTCCTTCCACATTCTTCAAGGCTGCTGTAATATTAGACACTTGATACTTGGGTTTTCCCTTATCGTCCTCCTCTGACAAATCAACATCCCTGAGGAACTCTCCGACCTTTTTAGCAGCTGCTAAGCAATCATTAAGTAGCTTCTGGGAAATAGTTATTGTATGCTCTCTATACCACCGCATGGCTTCTACTAAAAATTCCGACGGTCTGAAATTCTCAGGCAGAGCCTCCTCTTTAATAATTGTTTGGCTGCGCTCCTCCATATCAAGTATATAGGAGTATGGACTTCTGGGGTCTACCATGTTGTAAAGATAAGATATTTGCTGATAGAAACTCTCTTTCCTCTGACTCCTATCAGCATTCCACAATCTTCTTATAGGTCTTTGCAGCAGTGCTTCATCTGCTACCTTTAATTCATAATTAGAAATTTCTATTAGTTTCATATTTTAGTTCTCTCTTTTAATTCTTTAAGATACTCTTTATATCCTTCTTCATTAGCAATGATACATCCAGGTAACTCATATAGCCCATCACCAATGTATTGTGCAGGAGACAGTTCTTGTTCAGAAAGCATACCTCTTAAAGTCTTTTCAATAACTTCCAAAGTTAACTTCTGGTAGTTATCAACAGAACCCGAATCTATTTGTTCTTTACTTAACATAATAATTAAATTAAAAAGCCCAAGCCTGCTATAACAGACTCAGGCCCTTCTCCAAAAACAATCTTCCTACCTATATTAATTAGTGATAATCTTCTTTTTCCCAGGAACCAGAATAGGGTTCTTGACTCCTTGAACCTCTTCACCCTCAAAGCTAAATAGGATGTCTCTATCACTCAGGAACAGGCAGTCTTGGGGATTACCATCCTCATCATCAACCTGTACCCAGTTAAACTTATAGCCCAGAGTAGAATTCATGCCCATGTCCTCCTTAAGAGAGTTAGGGTCATACTTCTTGACAGCATAGTTCAGCACATTGATCATTACCATATCACCTACCTTGATGTCTCTTACCAATGGGCCTACAGCAACAACCTTCTGATAGGTCTTGAGGTCTCCTTTCTTGCACTCAATAAGGCCAGAGTTGTCATACATGTCTTCTGCATATTTCTCTCCAGTAGTGACAATACTGGTGAATGCAGGCTTGATTTTCTTAATCTTTAGCATTGTTATCCTTTTTATATTTCTTACCTTTGTAATTCTTAAAATACGTCTCAAAGTACCTCTTCATACCATGATACCTGTCCAGAGTAACATACAGCTTTCCTATGGATGGTATATTGATATTAGGCTGTAGTTTGAGAAACTCCTCATCAGTCAGGTCTTCCTTTAAGGGTAGAGCCTCTATATGCTCTTTTACTGCTCTCCAGAATGCCCTGTACGTTCTATCCACCAATACTTTAGGCAGACATAGATTATCTGCAACTGTAGAAACAATCTCCTCATAACTCATTCCTGTTTTCTTTAAGCATCTGCCTTTTGGGGATTAGGGTCTTTGAAGAGTATCAGCAACTGGAATACCCCATTGTCATCCTTCCTAATATTGGGAATCAGCCTTGGGTTAATTACCTTGCCTATGACCACCTTGTTCTTCCTGAGGTTACTCATGACCACATAGAAGTGCTCTGGTGACAAGTTGCATTCCTCTATGACTTTCCTCTGAGTGTCTGTACTCATAAGCACAGTATCCAGTATGGCTTGGTCTGGGATGACTTTTGACAGCTCCCATCTTTGTTTGAGAAGGCAGGAGACCACATCCATCTCCCTGTCTGTCATCTTGACAAACAACCTCAAGAAACTGCACCACTTCTTGAAGAAGTCAGTATCAAGGCTTGTTGCCACTGGTATGATGTTATTAGGCTTTGGCAGCTTCTTCCCATCTCCAGCTTTTAATCCTAACACATCACTCATAATTAGTTCTCCTCTGTCTTTTTCTGTTCTTCAGGAATAGTCAGTGACTGCTCTATCTCATCAGTACACATAATAACAAAGTCACTGCTGAATCTGTCTTTAAGTTCTACTACCTTGAACAAGTAGTCCATCCTCTTAGTCTGTAAGGCAAAGTTCATCTCCTGCATTTGCTGGTGCATTTTCTGGATGTAAGCATTCTGGTTCTGAAGCTGCTGTGACATTTCAGCACAGGCTTGATTCAACTGCTCATAGGTCAGCTTCTGGTTAGGTTCTTGTACCTTCTTGTTAAATGGAGCATCCTTTGCTGCTTCCATCTTCACTTGCTTTGTCTTAATCTCTTTTTCCATAGTTATCCTGTTTTAATTGTTTATTGTCTGCTTATCTTATATAGTAACATCTTCAAGTCATCCAGCCTATTGTCTTTGATGAGCTTGTCGAATAGTAGTAATAAAGAGTCTGCCTTGCTTAGTCCTTCTGGAAACTTGGGATAGAGGGCATGGATGATGTTTTTCCAGATAGGCATCTCATACACTTTTGTCTTCAGCTTCTCCAGTGTCATCTTGAAAATAGGAGAGGTTCTGGGGTCTTCACTCTTGACGGTGTATTTATTACCATATCTCTTTTGGAACTTAGTCTCCCACTCCTCTATACTGCAACTGGCAATATCTGAGCATCCACACTCCCCACAGCACTCAGCATCAATAGCCTCTTCATACTTCACCTTGAGGGAGTAACACCTTGTACAATAGAATACAGGCTCTGAGTCATAATCCTGTAGTTTCTCTTGGTTAGTCATAGCCTATATATATATAATAAGGTGTATTACTTCTTCTTTCTACTTATACTCCCACCTTTAGCCTTGACATTGGCAGCACTCTTCATGACACTTGCCCTCTTGGTCAAGTCTTGAGCCTGCCTATTGGCTTCCTTGATAGCTCTTGCCATACGAGCCTTATCCTGCATAATTTCCTGATAATTGGCCATTGTCCTGGCATCATTTTCAGCCTGCCATCTTAAGTCTTCTTTGGACATCTTGATTTCTGTTGCCATATTGTTATCCTTTAGTTGTTAATAATTGTTTCTTTACAATCCAATTTAAAGTAAAACTTTAGTGTTATTTCTTACTTATTTATTTTTCAACAAGTTACACACTAATATTAAACCTTAGGAAATCTGGCACAAAGATAAACAATTTCATTTAAATAACCTAACTTTATTCTTAAATTCCCAGCCTTTTTAATTTTATTTAAGGATAGCAACCTACTATCTTCTCAAAAATATATTGTATCTTTGCAATCAGAACATTTCATCCTAAAAACAAAATCAATATGCAACAGACAAAATTTATTATATACATCCATCCCAGAGACCACACCTCTATGTACTGATTCAGTACACTCAAATCAGTAGATTATGTACGTATTATGTACAGCACCCATCTGTACACAAAACAGCAAATTATAAAAGCTCTAATAAATAAAAGGAAGGTGAGCACTTTGGGACTCCTCACGGTTTGAATCCCTCACTCTCCGCAAAGCACCAGGAAAGAGAGCTATCATGGCTCTCTTTTGTATTATTAATTGGGAACGACTATGAAGAAGATAATATGGAGCGTAATGGCTGTACTCTTGTTGGCAGCCTGTCAGGAATCGCTGGAGGACCGCTGCGCGCGCGAGGCCAGGGAATATACGGAGAAACACTGCCCTACCCCTGTGGGCAAGGACGTCATCATGGACAGCATGACCTTCGACAAGGCGACGCATACCATCAGCTATGCTTACTCGCTGAGAGGCCCAATTGACGACTCTGCCTACGTGAACGGCAGCAATACGAGACAGCTGCTGCTGGAACAGGTGAAGAACAGCGCCCATCTGCGACTCTACAAGGAGGCGGGCTATAGCTTCCGCTACGTCTACTATTCCACCAAAAACAAAGGAACGAAGCTCTTTGAAGCCTCGTTCCATCAAAAGGACTACGAATAG